ATGTGTTCATTTTTTTGATCTTCTAGCCAAACACCATGCTTGTCTAAGCAATAATTAATTGTTCCAATTTTATCAACAAGTTTTGCATTGTACATGATTAGCATAATGTCTTGCATACTCTCTTTTGTCAAGCCTTGTTTGTAAATTTTATCTATTAATTTTTTAATTGTAGAATCAAGTTTCATTTTTTCATCTTCATGTCTAGCATTTATAAGATCAGCCATATAAGATTCATAATGCTCTAAAGTAATATTATATGAATCAATATATTCACCAACAATTTCTTCACCCATAAGTTTGGAGACTTCACTCCAATCGTGCATCCAACCATTTTCTTCATTCATAATTGGATGATGTTCAAAGCCATTGCGTTCAAGATATTCATCGACACTAATTTTGATTCGTTTTTGTATTAATTTATTTATATCCATAATAGCTATTATTATACTATCTAGTTCCCTGCTAAGACAATTCTATTTTAATTTAGTTTTTCCATCTTCTTCGTCAATGATAACATCTAGCACCTTGCTATTATTTGGATCAGCAATGAAAATTTTTGGATCACCCGAATCATATGTGACTCTAGCTAAACCAATAGGATTAACCTCAATACATTCTAGTAAATCTTTTCCATTATGTCGGCGCATATCATAAGAATGTGGATACAATCCATCTTCTCTATTTAAATAGCAAATAATTCTGCCGTATTTATTTTTGTAAGAAATGTAAGAACTAATATCAAAAGGTTTCTTTGCGAATAATTTATTGCGAGGAATGTAGTATTTGCACTTATCTTTTTTCACATTGAAAATTTTATGTCCACCGAAAGCATCTTCAATAGGTTCTAGTGTCTTATAGTGAACAAGCATACATTCAAATGTAGGATTAGTTTTACTATCCCCTCTAATATTTAGAATCTCACCAATTCGCTTTTTAAGGCGAAGTGATTTTTCTTTGATATGATCTCCAATTTTAAACAAATGCTTCATTTTTACTCAACAATTCAATAGCTTTGTCTTTACCTTTTACTTCACATTCCCACTTGGCAGGGTGCATCTTTAACAAGTTGCCATCAATTATTTCAATATTTTTTGTTATAGTATCCATTTTAATAATCTTTTATTTTAGTAGCCCAAAATGGGTATTTGTATTTTTTGCCATCATCTAACATAGATTCAGTATTGTTTAAAAATTTAGATTCATCAGATAAAACCAAAGAGCCATGTATTTTTCGTAAAACGGAAAAAACACTTTGGTCATGTCTATTTTTTTTAAAAAATAGTTTTTGGTTGTTTGCATAATGATCTGTAAATAATTCTCTATCATCGTAGAGGCTCTGAATCCATTTGTCAACTAAAAAAACACTATGCTCTTTTTTTTGAAGAATGTGGATTCCACTTATAAACTGACCTGTATTTTTTATAGAAGCATCTTTGACTCCAAAATATTTAAATATTTCATTTGTAGTCCAATGTTTTTCGGGACGCCAAGAGTTATTGAACTTAAAAGATATACAACCAATATCTGAACTATTTAACATATTCAAATATTCAAAATATCTGCCTTTGCCTCTTTTGTTTATAGTACAACCTGCGTCTAAATATAATAAGTATTCACCATTTTTTATTAAATCTAGCTGATATTTTATTATGAAAGGTTTCCATATCCAAAATCCCGCTCCCTTTTTTTTATTTAAAATTTTTTTAAATTCTTTTCGGAAACTTTCGGGTAAATTTTTACTTTGTAATAACTTGAAATTTAAAAATTCTTTAAATTCACTAGCTTCAGAACGAAGTCTTGCACTAGATTTTTCAAACCTATCATTAAAATAAGAAATGCAATGAACTCTTGGGTTCATAACTCAAGCATAAGCTGTTTTAAGATGATTCTGAATTAACAATGCAATAGCTTTGTCTTTGCCTTTAACTTCACATTCCCACTTAGCAGGTTTATCTGTTTCAATAGCAATATGGGGTGGAAAATTTCCGAGAGCAAAATAGTCGGCATGAGCGCGAGGGTTTTCGGGTTTACCTTCTGACCAATGAAAGACAGGGGCAATGAAATTATCTTCATTAAGATGTAATTTTTCTGTTTGTTTCACCCATGTATATGCACATCTTTCAGCATTAAATGTAACACTTGGATTGCCTTCTGATGGATTGCAAAAATCATGAAGGTTGTCGTAGCAAACAGGAATATTTACTTTATGTGTTTCAAATAAATAGTCACTAAACTTAATGCAATTATCTACATTAAAGAAACCTTTATCTTCGTTCTCGATAGTAAGGCGATTATAAACACCACTATTGCACGTAGCTAGATTACGAAAGAATCTAGTCGCAACAATTTCTAAACTTTCATCCATCTTTGGAGTGTAATTAACATGAATGTTCATTGGGGCAGTATGATCTTGAGGTAATCCCATTTTATCAAGCACACTAGCTTGCATATTTAATTCTCCAATAGTTCTACGAACCGCATCAGTATTTGTTGATGCGAGAACATTGAATTGATCGGGATGCGAACCCATGCTTATGCCAAGAGTCTTGGCAACGATACCTACTTGTCGCAATCCTTGGTTGATTTCCTCAATATCGGGCAATTCGTCAAGAGAAATTTCCAAAGTTTCATCGGTAACAAGAGGAAAAAGAGAGCTACTAACACGATAATGCCCAATGTTTGACTTAGCACAATGATGGATAATGTGTTCACTAACACTAACATTATGCAAAATTCTATTAGATAACTCTTTAATTGCTTCATCTCTACCTTCTGTATTACACAAATCATTAAATCTTTTGCGAGTCATAGTTCTGAAAGAATACTTTTTCTTATCTTTCTCCTTGAGTTCTTCGCTAATACAAGTAAGCCCTAATATTTTATCTGTCATGAGTGTAGGCTAACAGAATCGATAAAACTTGTCAAGTTTTTTGTGTAATATATAGTATATGAGGGATGAAAAGCAGAAAATTGTATTGTTAGACAACTCCTTAAATGAAGCAAAATCTCTAAATATAAACACAATAAATACTTTGGGAGGTTTAAAATTTGAACATCTAAAGCCTTTATTTGAATAAAGATCAAAAAGCGTGAATAAAATTAAAATTATTTTTTATGGAAATTGCCAACTTTGTGTTGTTAGTAATTATATTGAAAAATTTTTCCCCGACCAATTTGATGTAATATCGTGCAAAAGTTGTGGTTTGGAATATTTTACGAGAAGGTCTAAGACTTTTTGTGTTTGGAAGCGTGGACATAACAGGAACTCGCAACTCGAATATGCTAATCGTATTCACAGAAAAATTAAAGAAGCAGATGTTTTTGTATTTCATGATCATGGCGGGAATAATACAGAAAATAGTCTAATGACTAAGTATCTCCAAGATGAAATAGCAAAAAAAAATAATACTAGATGTATAGCAGTACACAATTATAATGAAACAGATATTTATCCCGAACCAGTTTGGATGATAAAATATGCAATTTCAAAAGGAATTACCAAATCAAAAGAAATTGACTCCTTCCTACGTGAAAGTAATGATTCTTATTTTGCAGAATACATGAATGATTCTTTTAAGAAATCAAGAATTCAGAATAAAAAATGGAAAGATAGGGCGAATAGTACGTACGATGATTATATTTCCATGAATGACTTTATTGCAGAAAAATACAATAAAAAGATATTAAGCCATAATCACCTTCATCCAACTGAACATTATTTCGCAGAATTTACTACTAGAATTTTAAATAAATTTAATTTAAAATTTGACGAAAATACAATTTGCGGATTTGAGCAACCAGCTTACTTTGGGAAAGCAAAAGAATATGACTTTTTCAATAAAGCCTTCCCCGATATTGTAAATTATTCATGTGTGGAAAATGCAGACCTTTCTCTTGAGCAAATAGATCGTTTCATAAGAGAAAAAGCTTTAATTTAAAATTATAACCAAAAAATACAAATGTGGGATGGTCTTTTTATTTGCTTTCGTTTTTTATTAATTTTAACATTATTTTTAACACCCTCTTGTTTGAATAGAGATTTTGACGAGATAAATGATATACCAAAAATAGGGGACGAACAATCTTATACAATATTTGATAGAAAAAGATTGGGCTATCATTTTAACTATCAAAAAGGTCATAATTCTGTTCAAATAAAAGTACCAAAAGATGTTGGAATGTTAATACTTGATAGCAAGTACCAATCTGTTGATTACTTTTATTTTAAAAAATTTAATAAATGGTTTAAAAAAATAGTTTTTCAAAATGGAATTATGCCCATAAACCAAAACGAAATAATTGATTGTGATAACTTTGCAATGTTATACAAGTCTTTATTTAGCGTCGGAGCATATGCCTCTAATAATTCTCAAGAATTTGCAGTAGCTTCAGTAGTCGTGATGCAAGAAAATCCATTTGGGGGTATTCCATCAGGCGGATTACATATGCTTAATTTGGTTTTCTCAACTAAAGCTTGGTATATATTTGAACCGCAAACAGGTGAATATATAGAGTTAGAAAATTACCCAAACCAAGAGTATATTAAATTTATTATATTATAAAATGGCACAGGAGGTGAGACTTGAACTCACGACATTCTGCTTAGAAGGCAGATGCTCTATCCAACTGAGCTACTCCTGCAAAATTACTTTCTAATTGCATTAATTATAGAACAAACCCCTTGTTCATTCTTTGTGTGTAACTGCTCTCCGTTTACAAATGTAATTTTCCACCATTTACCTCCTTTTACAGGGTCAAGCCTCTCTTTTACATAAACGACGTTTTTAGGGTTAATGAAATATTTTTCATTATTAGCATCTTCTATTTGTATCATTATTCAGAATCTTCTATTTTGTTGTTTTCCATATCAATGTGATCGGACTTATATAAATTATCTTGAAATTCTTGTATCTTTTTGTCTTTTTCTAGTTGTTCGTGATATTCATATGCTCTTCAGTGTTCTCTGATATGCCCTTGCATATTACCTTCATTTTCCTCGTCAGTAAACCATTGATAGTCTAAATCAAAGATACTATCAACATTAGATGGATGAAATCCCGCACAAACGAGCAATCCTTTAAATTGTTCTGCGAGATCGTAGACATTTGAACCATCAAAAGATTCGTCTGATTCGACGCTATAAGTTTTATTATGTAATGTAAGAGATAATTTCATTTTACCAAAAATTTAAAGTTATATTTTCTCTATTATGCGGATGATTCTTTAATTTTTCAAGAACTTTTTTTAAAATTAAAATTTGAGACTTGCTTCCGATTTTTTTAGAAAGCTCTAATTCTTTTATTATATCTAAAATTATTTGTCTATCAAACCTCCCCTTGTAGCTCCAACCTAAATCAAACCCTCTTGTTAAGCCTCTCTGATGCGCATACTCAAAATCATTATTTAACCCATCATGGTTCATTATTTATTTTTACCCCAATTTATTTGATCATAGTTTTTTTTAAATTGAGCTGATATATTTCTAGGAGCGTCCCCTTTTCCATTTTGATTTTTGTTTTTTTTTATATTGCTTTGTTTGGTATTATTTTTTTTATTTTTTTCACTCATCTTCAAAAATATCAAAAGTATAATCTGTATAATCTTCTTCATTATCATCGGTCAAATCCGAAAATTCTATTTTTCCATAAGTAAGTATATTATCTTTGCATTTTTCCGCATCATTTATCATGATCTTGAAAGTTTCGACTAGTTCTTCTGAACTTTCAGATAAATGTTCGTAATTATTTACATTACCTTTTTCGGCTTCTACAAGCATAGAATTGATTTTGGCAATTAGCCTTTCAGGAGTATCCTCTATAAATTCAGGATTTTCTGTATGGGCTGATATTTCACCCTTATCATTATAAATAACTTCGTAAAGACCATAAAAATTTTTAGCTCCCATTCCGTGTTCGGAATCGTAATGAATTATTCTATAATTCCACATTTAAGTTTATAATATCCCATCTATTGTCATAATTCAACCTAAAAGTTCCTTTATATTTCTCCCCCCAACTGCATTCATTTGGAGCAAACAAACTTAGAAAGAATTTTTTATCATCTTTTTCGTAAAGGTAATATTCTTTTCCTACAACTGGTTTGAATTTCATTTCAGCATTGTATAATATTTCATTCCAACGAAATTCATTATAAAGATTTTCTAAATCTTTTTTTAATTTATTAAATCTTTCATCATAGTGCTGGTTCGCTCTATGAACCGCACTAGTTTTCCAACTACCTAAACTATAGTTGGGCTTAATAACAGGAGCCCCCAAATTGCTACCATAAGGCAAAGAGTGAGGGTTTAGAGCAACGTTGTCTGGCAAATCTTTTTCATCCATCACATCGTGATGTTCCACTCCTCTTCTTTTTCGACCCAATCTTTAAATTTCTCATAACCTCCTCTCGCAGACCAATCCGAATCAATAGTTAATTTAGACGATATGCCTCCTCTAGGGTTAAATATCATAACCAAACGAAGTCTTTCGGGTTCATAAACATCCATTAAATCTTCATAAAAAATGTTAATTAATCTTTCATAAGATACGACTATATCTCTTAAATGAAAAACATATTCTTTAAGGCTTTTAAGCTCTATGATCTTGTTTTTTGGATAAAAACTAAGATAAGCATTAGCAAAATCAGGCTGATTCTTTACCCCCAAAAAAGTAAATTCTGGGATTTTTACTTTAATTTCGTAAGCATCCTTGCTTGGGTTAGGCAAAGGTTTTAATATTCCTTTATTAATTTGATCGTATTTTTTCATTACCAATGTTTTATAACGTTTGCTATAATAAAACCACAAGTTATCATATTTAGGACGACTATGATAGTTCGTAGGATTAAACTAAATTGAGCATCCTTCAATGACAAGATAGGTATATCTGGCTGATCATCGTCTGTTCTGCCAACTCGATGATCTAGCGTTCTAGACCAAATTAACCATAACTTCTTCATCTTATTTCGTCATATACTCTGTAAGAATCAGAATTCCTATGAAAGGTACTTGCTTCAATTAATTTAACAGAGCCTTCATAAGCTATTAATTGATGCGGTTGACCTTGGACAACTTCAAATTTAGAACCACTTTTTAAAAGAATATCGCTAGTGTCTCCGCTTTTAGTATTTATTAGTCTTAGTAATAAGACGCCATCTAGTATATAAAAAACTTCATGCTTGACTAAATGAAAGTGCATTGAAGTATGCTTACCCTCATTAATCAACAACTCTTTACCGCAATAATTTTCAGATTCGTTATTGGCGAACCATATTTCATGCCCCCATCTTTTTTTTACAAAATTAGGTCGGATTTTATGCTCTTTAGTCATTTTTTTTTAAAAAAGTTTTTACTTTTGTAAGTAAATTATTTTTTTTATAAAGCTTATCTTTTCTAAAGTAATTTTCATTAACCCAAAATTCATCTTCTGTTATATCTGGATGATGCTTTAGGGAAAATCCTTTACTTTTCAATAATGTTTCAATTTTTTCGTATTCTTTTGGGAATTGCCTACGTCTCTGAACCTCTACTATGATCAAATAAACTGGATGATCTTTAAAATTGTAACCTTGCAAGGCTTGCAGTTCGTGACCCTCAACATCTAAAATCCAAATATCTAAATAATTAAGATTTAAGCTATCAAAAAGAGTTGAAGCTTTTTGAGTGACAATTTTAGTAGATTTAGCGCGTCTGCCTGATTTCAGATACTGCAATGTTGAAACATTAAATTCGGTGTCTTTAATTGACGAACGCATTCCCATTTCTAAAAACTCTTTTTTGCCATTTTCATTTGAAAGGCAAAGGTTGAAATTAAAACATTTAGGTCTATTTATTGGAAGTTTTCTGTACTCCCTTACCATTGGCTCCACTAAGACGCCATTAAAGTCATATTTTTCTTCAAGAAACAAGCTTAAACTTTGGCTCACCCCATCAAAAGCTCCAGATTCCATAAAAATACCATCGGAACATTTCTGATTTATATAATGTTTTTCAATTATATCTATTACTTTATTAAAATGTATTTCGCAATACAATACAGGTTTAGATTCTTGTTTGGTCATTTTATTATTTAGTTAAATGATTTAAAATTTTTTGACAAAGAAATATAAGCTCTTTTATGGAAAGATCGTCTTTAGCTCTGTTAGCTTCTTTGATACATATACCAAGATTGGAAAGATCATTAGTTCCACCTTTTGAAGTAGGTATTATATGGTCAAAATGATAAGTTTCGGTATTGTGAAGATTTATCGGAGTTCCAGTAAGATAGCATTTAGGCTCATCACCTAATTTATCAATAACATCCTTTGTTGTAAAGTTTTTAGAAATATTATTAACAATAGTATGAGTTCTGTTTTTGGGATTTCTACGCTTAAATGTTTTTAATTTCGCTCTGAATCCATCCTTAGCTATCCTGCTTTTAAATGCTCCTATTTTTCTGGATAACTTGTGGTCTTTGCTTTTGTTCCGATTTAGTACTCGTTTTTTTTCCGTTTGATACTCTCCGCAATGATAAGAAATAACAGATTTTGAACAACCTAGAATATCTCGTATTTCATTATAGCTTTTACCTTCAGACCTTAAAAGTAAAATTTTTTCTTTCCTTCTAGTGTTGTTTTTTTTTCTCATCTAATAAACTAATAATTTTAATGATTATTAAGCAATAAATAATATCTTGAGATAATTTGTCTTTATTTATTATTTCTGAGAATACATAGTCTTCTGAAAATTTTCCTTCCAGAGGTTTACGAACCTTGAACATATTATACTTTTTGCCATAAGAAATTTCAATTAAATTATGCTCGTTTTTTTCAACCCAAATAGAAGTTTGAACTTTTTTTTCGAAATTTTTATATTTTTCATAAAAAATTCTAAAAGATAAAGAAAATTTAATAACTTCATCTTCTTTGTAGTCTTGGCTTAAAAAATTTGAATATATTTTATTGAATATAGATTTATAGCTATTTTTTTGAATGTAATTTTTTAAAGGTTTCATCTTTAACACCAACCATTAAACACTTACAGCCTTTTCTGAACCTGCCCATACCATCTCTAGGTCTTGAAAAACATCCTTTTTTATTTTTTTTAATAAATTTAATTTTAAAATTTTTATTCCAAGGAGTATTACCCATCTTAAATGTTCCATCTGCATTTCTGTTTTTAGAAACAGGTCTTCTGAACCAACAATCTTTAGGTAATTTTGATAATACATGTTTTGAATTAGGGTAAGATATTTTTTTTAAGGACTCCCATTGCTTATCTGATATTGAAACTCCTCTGTATTTACTTCTGTTGACTTTTACAATCCTCAAATTTTTAATTAAAAGCCCCTTGCAATCTTTTTTGATTTTTTTTGTAAAAACATCTTTAGCTGAATCCCTATCTTTAGATTTTATAAAAGTTTTGTAGTCTCTGGACTTATCTACATATATTGTATAATACACTATAAATAGATATTTTTCTGAATAATCCATAAAATTATTTTAACAAGAAAAACAAAAAAAACAATAAAAAACCCCCCTCTATTGAGGGGGGTTAAGTCTAATGCGATGTAAGAGAATATTACTTCTTATTTACACAAGCACTATCAGTTTGCTTGCCAAGAATAGCGACAATCAATACAAGCGTGATAACACCCGCAAGACTAGCTCCTGGACCGACAAAGCCATTAACAATGCCCTGAAGGTTACCGATGACATCGATGCCAGCATTTGCCCCAAAAACTACTTGGGAAAGCACTAGAAGTCCAATTACGGACAATAGTACGGCGCTAATGCCACAAACGGCACATTTGATTTTATTTACTACTTCACTCATGTTATTATTATGGTTAATTGTTTTCGTTAGAAAGAGAACACTACTGATGCAGATACAATAGATTCATCGTTAATCAAGTCCGAGTCTACATAATTGTACCCCAATTCAAGGGAAGCACTTTCAGATAAACTCTTAGAGGCTTTAGCTCCAAGGACATAATAATCTTCATCTGTTGACTCCGTAAGATCAGTATTTCCATACAATGCGGAAAGTTCTAAATCAGCTAATTTAGCATCAAAAGAATGAGAAACACCTAATTCATAAGTGTAAAGCTCATCATCTGTATCTCTAAATATAGAAAGACTAGGGCTCAAGACAGAATTCAATGAAGCGACTAGATTAACTTCAAGAGTCGCATCATCAGAGCGCTGTTCAAAATGCTGAAGACCAACATAAAGATCAAGCAATTCTCCTACTTGAGCTGATGCTCCACCTTCAATGATGTAAGAATCTTCACCAACAGAAACGGCTTGATTTGTTGAAGCCCCTGCGGAAAGAGAAAATCCTGCAACTTCTTTTTCTAAACTTACGGAGGTTTGCAATGCTTCTTCAGAAAGCAATGCACCTCTGCGAAAATAATCAGAAGTATATCCAATGCTTGCTGAACCAGCAATAGCGACGTTAGAAATAAGACACAAAAGTGCCGTAATATATGTTTTTGTTTTCATTTTTAGTTTGTTTGTTACTAAGAAAATTATATTAATCAAAGAAGTCTTCATCTACTTCAAATTCTATATCTTCCCCTAAGAGTTCTATCTTTTTTTCCTCTATAATATCTATTATCCTACAGAGTTCAAGTTTTTTTTCTTCCAAAGCTCCAACTTCTGTAAAAACGTTAATATCAAATTCTTCTAAATACCTTTCGCAAAGGTCGTCTAGGTCGAATCTAAAAGCGTCTGTTTGCTCGTCAAATTTCATTTTTCCCAAATAGCTTTTCTTTTTATAGTTTTTATATCCGAGTTTTTAATTAGAGATATTTGTTCTTGATCTCTCCTTTGATATATTCTGTATTTTGCATTGTGACAATCTTTTACAAATTCTTTATCTCTATCTATTATTTTTTCTGCTAGATTTTTTAATGATATTCTATCCACAACAATAAAATATTTCAACTTTTCGAATGCGATGTAGTCTGCTTCTCCATACATCCATCCATCAAATCCATCTGCATTTTTAAATTCAACCCAAGTCCAATCATCATTATAATCTTCATCGTAATAACATATTTTCTTCCTTGATTTTACATCAAAACCTTTAATTTGAGAATTTTTCTCTAAATAAAAATCAACTCTTTTTACCTTGTTTTCTTGATTTGTAGATGGCTTTATCTTGTAACCCCTTCTACCCGCAATAGATACAAAAATCCTTTCTGCCCTATTCCCTATAGAGGCAGCGTTTCTTTTGTCGTACTTATGGACGAACATATCAAATTAAAGATTTAACAACTTTCCTACCAAGTGGAGTGATTTTTCTTTTGACATCAATCTCCATTAGATTCTTCTTAAGAAGGTATTTTTCATGATCTCCCCTTAATGAAGTTGAGCTTAAACCTGTTTTCGCAGCCAACATTCCGAGGGTACAAGACCCTTTCTCTTGCAATACCTCTAAGATTTGCCTCTCCGTGCATGTAATTCCAAAAGGCAATATACCTAAAATGTCACAAAAACTATGATAATCCGCTAAAGAAAAAGAGTCTAAATCTTCAGAGGCAATATAAAGATTTATATCTTTAGCTCTCATTATTGCATTCCTTGCATTACCCCTAACAACAGAGCTTAGTTGAGAAAGTACATTTTTATGCACAGGACACTCGATGGCAAAAGATAATATCTTGCCCAATTCTTCCTCAGAATAGGGATCGAAGTCAACAGAGGTTAATCTATCTTTTAAAGGTGGAAAGAGTTTGTCACTTTCAGTTGTTGCAAATAAGAAAGTTTGCTTTTTAAAATTAAATGGAAAACGAGTTTCTTTCCAAGTAAACTCTCTAACATGAGAGGTTCTTGTGTCCAAAATTGATAATAAAGCCATAGTCAAGTCATTTGGTAACTCATGAGCTTCATCAAATAAAACTGTGATTTCGTTATCAAGAATAAGAGGGATAAAGATTTGCTCGAAAAAACTATCGTTATTCTTGATCGTTGAACAATTTAATTCTAACAATGGTCTTTTTGACCCATCTGCATTTTGCAAATTTCTAGCATAAGCATTAGCAAACTCTGTTTTACCTAAACCCTTAGCTCCAAAAAAACCTAAAAAAGGACTGATTCCTGTTTTATTAAAAGCCTTTAAATAAAAACTAAGCTTTTTCTTTACGTTTTTTTGCCCTACTAGATGTGAAAATATATCCTTCATAATTACTCCTTGTCGAATTTTTTAATTTTATATAGAACTGTATCAGACTCTTGCGAGTCTGTCAACTCTATTTTTGGTTTTTCAGCTTTATTAGAAGCAAGGGAAATGCCTAGATTCTCTAACCAAACCCTACTAACTAAAATCGGAGTGTTTTCTCCAATATAATTAGACAAATCCGAAAAGGTTACTCTTACAAAAGAATTTGATCCAGCTTTTCTTCCGCTCCCACTTTTTCGTGGAGTACCATCTTTATTGTATGTTACTTTTTTATTAATCATGCCATAACTATGACATAGAAAAACAACTTAGTCAAGTTTTTTTAAAAAAAATAAAAAATTTAAAAAAAATTAATCTATGAAGCTGTCTGGGATGTCGTCATGATTCTTATCTTGGGTCGTAGAGTTTGAATCTGTTGACTCATAAATAACTAAGTCTGGCGCTCGCTCGTTTGATTTTACTTTATTGACGAAAATCACTAATCTGACTTCTTTTTCTTCTGGGCTACCTTTGTTCATTTTGACAAACCCAGAATAAAACCTCTGGGATTTACCCTCTTTTTTCCAAAGAGCGCCAAGCTCTCTTTTACGCCACTCTGAAGTGCTTTCGTTTTCTGTGCTATGTGTATTATCTGACATATTTTTGATTTTGTTTAAGTAAACATAAATTAAAGTTTAAAAAAATCAAAACAAAAATAAAATATATTTATGGAGAAAGAAGAAAAAAGCTCATTTAATGCGAGGATTTCAGTCATCGGAAATTGCCAAGCTGAAGCTATAGCATGGTATCTAAGAAGGCTTCCACAAGTAAGTTCGGCATCAAAAAACAGAGAGGCAGTTTGTAACTTTTTGGTAGCAGAAAGATTTTCTAACCATATGAAAGAGTTATATAAAGATGAATTTAAAAGCAAAATGTTTCTTCACGCCAACAGAAAAAATAGACATAGACTAGTTGAGAATAATAAAAGAGATGTGAAATACAACATTCATGAAGCTGTCAAGATAAAAAAGATGATACAACTATCGGATGTGATAATATTTCAAAAAATTAAACCCGAAACCTCTAGTATTTTAAACTTTGGTAGAGTAAAATGGTTAGCAAAAGATTCTGCTCAATTAATATCTATCCCATCATTTCACCATCATGACAAAGCCAAAAGATTTAAAAGGGAAATGGATAAACACGATAAAGACCTTGGAGTTAGGGTGACTGGAGACTACATATTAAAAAGAAATAGCGAAATAAAAAGCCTAGACCAAACAAACCATCCGAATTATCTCTATTTTCTTGAGGTCGTAAAAATAATATGCGAAATCAATGGTTGGGAATTCTTTTCTGAAGATCAAATTTCTTATTTTAACAAAATTAAATTTCCTTTTGGATAAAAAAAATGAACGAAAGACAATTAAAACTACAAATACATAATCAAGAAAAGCAAATAGCCGATCTTTATGCTTTAATAGACACATTGCAAGTGAACCTCAGAAGCGCAGTAAACTATCTATCCGAGGAAGACAAAGGAAAAGTAGTCAATGTGCAAAGCTACAGATGGTGTTCAAAATGGAAGCAGGGTGACGAAAAGCTGTAAGCAAATGTCAAAAAGTAAAGTCGAGAATTACATCTTTAAAGATTGTAGAGACTTTTTTGACAAAAAAATAGAATTTTTTTTTAAAAAATTTAAATTAAAACTTTTATTGTCTGGCGGTTTTGACGGGAAGAAAATCTCAGTCAAGAAATGTCAAGATATTTTATTACTACTTCTCCAGGAAGACTTTATAGAAGATTTAATGGACGAAGATTCGTTTATGAAAATCCTATATTTGGAAAAAAATGAAAAAATTTTTGAAAATTCCATGAAGCAAATATTTGATGATGTATTTTTTGTTTCAAAATACCACATAGGGGAGGGCAAATTCTTGTTCAATCTATTTTCCGTTAATTCTAGTAAAGCTAATGTTCTAAAATATTGGGAAACTTTTTCTTGATAAGTTTGAAAATTAAAGTATATTTTGCTAAATGAACGGATTATCTCTTTTTGCAAATGTTGGGTTCGGCGAAGTACTTTTAAAGCCTGCGGGGATTAATATAGTCCTAGCAAATGAAATTGAAGAGAGTAGGTGCATGTTTTACAAAAAACTTCATCCAGAAACCGATGTTATAGTTGGAGATGTAACAAAAAAAGATATAAAAAAAGAAATTTGCCAAAAATCGTTAAGTAAAAATATCAATTTGATAATAGCAACGCCCCCCTGCCAAGGAATGAGTGTGGCTAATGCAAAAAGGTCGGGTAGCGACCCTAGAAATTCTTTAATAGTACATGCTATGGATGTATTTAATGAAATAAAGCCTGATTACATGTTGATAGAAAATGTAGCAGGGATGGCAAACACATGGATTAAGGTAGATGGTGAAGTTATAAATATAATTAAATATATAGAATCAAGGCTTTCAAAGCCTTGGTTAATGAATTACAAAGCACTAAACGCTGAAAACTATAACACCCCGCAATCAAGAAAAAGATTTATAGGTTTGATTTCTAAAGATGGGAAATGGGAACATCCTGCTCCTAGTAAAAAATTAGTAACCGTAAGAGATGCAATAGGACATTTGCCTTCCTTGGAATCTGGGGGTAAAACTAACATGCCTTGGCATTATGCAAAAAAACATAACTCCAATCACGTAACTTGGATGAAGAATACCCCAACAGGGCAAACAGCATTTAATAATAAAATTCATTATCCAAAAAAAGATGGAAGAAGGATTAAAGGCTTTATGACAACATACAAGAGGATAGATTGGGATAAGCCATCACCTACTGTAACCATGTGCAATGGGGCAATATCAAGCCAAAACAATGTTCACCCTGGAAGACTATTGTTAGATGGAACTTATTCTGATGCCAGGGTTTTATCGGTCATGGAGTTGGCTATTTTATGTGGGATTCCATGTGATTTGTTAAATAAATTTAAAAATAAATATTCAGAAGGATTTATTAGAAAAGTCCTAGGAGAATGTTTTCCACCAACAATGGCAAGAGAAATAATTAAAACAATTCCGAACGATTGACATGAAAATAATAAAAGAACTAAAATTTGGAGAATTTGAGTACGATTCTGAATTAAAACAATTTCAAGTAACTATCAAAAATAAAGAAACAGAAGAAGCTCAAACCATAAGTTTCAGCAAAGCTTATTCTTTCTCCTTGATGAGGTTCATGGTGAGGATAGCACAAAAGAATTTCAAAAAAAATAAAAAAAACATTGACAATATCCAAAAAAAAGTGTTATCATCAAAAAACAATCAGAAACAATTAGAAATAAAAATATGAATATAGAATCAATGTCCTGTCAATTAGTAAAAGCTTCAGAAGAAGAAGAATTTTTTTACAAAGATTCTGATATGCCTGTCGTAGAAGGTGACCCTGTAGGGGTTGATGTAGAATTTGAAGATGAAATTAAATTTATTTTATTTGATGATATATATTGGAAAGGGAATGAAGAATAAAAAGTATAAAGAATACAAGTTATTTGAATATAGGGTAAGATACAACGCTGGCCAAGATCATATTGCCCAAGATAGTTACCATTATTTTATGGCTAAAAGTGCAAGCGAAGCTCTAAGAGCCCACAAATCAATGCTTTTAAGGCGCAGGTTGTGTGCTCAAGACATTTCTATAGAAAAATTTAACCCTTACTCCCAGAAATGGGAGGATAGACTATTCATAAATGATAAAAGCTTTAAAAAAGAATAAACAGAAAAAGGTTGATGATAATTTTGATTTCGATTTCGAATTAGAAAGAATACAAAAGAATTTATTTTCATTTATTTTTTCTATTTTAATATCAAAACCAAATGCTTTAGACGTTTTACAAGAAACAAATTTAATTGTTTGCAAGAAGAAAAAAGAGTTTGACCCCAAAAAAGGAGGATTAAAAACATGGGCTTTTAGAATAGCGAGATTTCAAATAATGGCATTTTTGCAAAAATCAAAAAGGAATAAATTGTCATTTAATAGTGAATTTTTAGAGGATATGATGGATCAATCCAAAAACATGTCTAAACAAGACCTTGATTTAGAATCTAAAGCTTTAAGCTTATGCTATGAAACATTACCAGAACAAATGGCTATAATAGCAAAATTGTGGTATAAAGAAGAGAAAACAATGAAAGAAATATCAAAAATAACAGGAAGAAGTATCGGAGCTGTTTCATCCACAATGCACAGGATGAGACAAGCCTTAACAAAATGTGCAAAAAGAAAAATTAACCAATATGAAGTTTATGGGAGGTTCGAAAATGAGTAATAATCAAGCAATGTTAGAATATTTAGTAAATAAATTTTTACCTTATGGATTATTAATATATCTTTTAGTATTAAATATAGAGTTGACAAATTATTTTCTATATGTTATAGTGGGATTAATAATATTCATAGACAAGTTTTCTTTTAAGATTGGAAGGTCTGTGGGCGAATATGAGAATAATATTTTATTCAGAAAAAGAGTCGATAAAAAAGTTGACAAAAAAGAATGAAAAAAAAAACTAGAGAAGAATTTATTAAACAAGCTATAAGTATTCATGGAGATAGATACAATTATGATGACATAGTCTATATTAACAATCAAACAAAAGTAAAATTAAAATGCAAAACTCATGGGGATTTCTTTATATTACCCAGAGAACACTTAAGAACATGCAAAAACACGCCAGAGGCAACGAAGGGATGCAGGAAATGCTTTACCAAAAAGAAAAAAATAAATATGCAAAATAAATTTAAAAATAAAAAATTTGGTTACGACCAATATTGGAAGATGTACTACGAAGTGGTAAATTTAGATAAATCTGAAACTAAATACATTTCAGTGATTAAGGCGAGATCTTTAATGTTCGCAAAAAGAATATTGGAAGAAAAATTCAACGAAGACTCTGATTGTTCTCAAATAAAATCAATTCAAGGGTTCATGTTTCATTCTAGTTTTTTGCAAAAAGATGGAGCTAGATTGTCCATAGAAGATTGGTACAATATTAGAAACTGCAGCTTTCCTAATGAAAATAATTACTTATTCAAGTATAAAATTAACCATCTATTAGCAGAACAAGCATTCAAGAAAAACCAAGAAAAATTAAAAAATTTAGTATGAATAAAGAAGAAGAAGAAGAAAAGTTTTACAAATATTTATCAGAATTTCAACCTGATATAATGAGAATAATAGGGTCAAAGAGAAGAGATAACCACTTAATGAGTGTTGAAGAAATCGCTAGTGATTTAAACTTCAACATTTTAAAGAGAAAAGATAAGATTATAAACTTTAGAAACGATATGTTTGATGAGTTCAATTTTGAATGTTTTAGGTTCCAAATTTGTAGTTTTATAAAAAATGCTGTTGTCTGGTATCAGTGCAGAAAAGTTGAGGATAAATATAATTCAAGGAGATTGGATTGTGTCATCAAAACAAGAGAGGGGGAGAAAAGTTCATTTGAAATGATGGAATATACTGAGGGGGTTAATCATGACTTCGATTTTGACAAAAACCAAAAACATAAATATTTTTTAAAATTAATTAAAAATTACTCGGACCATTTGACTAAAAATGAAGTTCAGTTAATTGACATGCTACTACAAGGAAAAAAGCAAAAAGATATGGCTAAAGAAATGGGAGTAACTCATCAGGCGATAAGTTTTAACGTCATAAGGTTAGAGGAAAAATTAAAATGTAGAATTAAGAATAATTTCTTAAACGACGAATGTTGGGAGAAAATTTCAGAAGGTTATAAATCTATGGAGAGATTATTTCAAAGTGAAAAGGGGTAGGAAAAAAACATGCTGCCAAAAGGTTTTTAGGAAAACTGATTATCCTTTCGACCAATATTGGAATATTGCGTATACAGAGGTATATGAAGATGGATCAGAAAAAGATTTTAAAACATTTTTAAAATCAAATTCATATAAAAATGCAAAAAAAATATTAAAGCTCAGATTACAAGAAGATAAAATAAAAATAAAATCAATTCAAGGGTTTATGTTTCACTCTGGATATAAAATAGAAAATAAAAAATTAACTTTTGCAAATTGGGATCAAATAAAATTAGCAGCATATCCAAATGAGAATGACCACATATTTAAATTCGAAATAAAAAGACCTGATGGATACACCAATAGATTCAATAAAACAAATTATAATCATTTAAAAACTATTGGATTTAAGTCTGGTCCAAATAGCTATTCAACTTTACATAGAAAAGGAAAGCATTTACCAATAGAAAAAAGGATTGGTAAGAAATGGAATGGTACAGAATGGGTTGAATGGGATAAAAAAGAAATGGCACAAACGAAATCAAGAATAATAGAGGGGTTTATAAAATCAGGCAATAATAGAAAAAAGACAGCTGAATACCTAAACATGGGTAGAACCCAATTATACAAGTTGATGAAAAGAATCAACGGGCTTGATTGGTGGAATAAAGAATACCCTTATGAAAAACATCCGCCGCCCAGAGTTTCCAAAGAAGAGAGATCTGCGACCCAAAAAGTTGTAATAAAAAGAATGATGGATAATGGATTTGTACCTTTCAATCTAACAAAAGAACAAATTAAAAAAAAAACGAAAATATAAAAAACACAGGGCTATCCAGAAGGAATAAAAGGTTAGAATACTGGAAGCCAAGAATAAAAGAAGCTTTAGCCAAATCTAACAATGTAAGATCTGATGCCGCTAAGATTTTAAATATTAAATATTCTCACCTTAAAAAAATGATGAGAGAAACTAAAGGAGAAGTGGATTGGAGAAAAGAATACCCAAGTCCTTTCAAAACCCCGTTTAACCCATGAAAAGAGAAAAATCATACATTCCAGGCACTTTATACGATTATTTTGATGTAGATGGAAAACCAAAAAGCAAAGAAACTTTTAAAACAGAAGCTGTAGATAAAAGCTCATATAAAATTCCACAAAAAAGGCTAGAAAAAAAGGAGTTCAAGGCTACGAAATTGCAAATAAAAAAATATAATATATGGTTGGAAGATTTTCAGGAAGACATCGAAAGGATAATAGCAAAATATAGATATAATACTCATTTGTTGTCAGCAGAAGAATTGGCAAGCGAAATTAATTTATCTTTATTAAAAAAAAGAAATAACTTAATTTTATACATCAAAAATAATAAAATTTTTAATCAAAAGAGTTTTAAGCATTGTGCTTTTATATATGCTAGAAATCTAATAAAATGGAGCCAAGGGACATTAATTAATAAATCTTATATTAAGAGAAGAGTTGATGGAACCGTTTATGATGAAGAAAATGGTCTTAAGAGTACTTATGAGGCTATAATGGAAAAAGAGGGTGTTGAAGATGCTGGATATAATTTTGACGAAAAAGAAAAACAAAAAAAAATATTAAAAATAATAAAAGATTATTCATCTATACTGACGAATGAGCAAAGAAAAGTTTTTGCATATTTAGAGTCTGGATTTTCTCACGATGAAATTGCAATTAAATTGAACATAACAAGACAAGCAGTATCCGCATCTTTTATAGAAATAAAAAATAAAGTAAGAGCTCATTTTAATGGATTTAGCCTCAAAGATGAATCTTACGATAAAGTAACGAAGGGTAATAATGCAATCGAGGATTTTTTTAATACCCCAAGATGCTCAATAGAAAAAAAAGACAGAGATAAAATAGGAAAAATCCTAATTTTAAATCCTAAAAAATACACATCAAAAGATTTATGCGAACATTTCTTTGGAAATAAATATAACTATAAGCAAATAGTTTCTCTTTGTGTGAAACAAGGTTGGTATCCTTTATTAAAAAAGATTAGAAATCAAATTAAAATTGATAGCCAAAAATTAGCTAAAATGCTAAAAAATAAAACACCTCAAAAAGAAATATCTAAAATGATGGGCATATCAATAAACTCTTTAAGGGCTAGAATAGGACACTTAAAAAGAAAAAATTTAATAGACTTTTAATGGTTTTATATTTTGATAAAGCCAATCAAAAGAAAAATATTTAAAATCTTTTATAAAAATTTTATCTATCCAGTATGCAAAACCACTAGCTCTTTTTCCAAAAGGATAATGGGATACAGAAAAAGCATTGTCGCAATAATATAAAATGTAAAAATCATAAAGAGTTTTCTCTATATTTTTCATGGAATTTTTAAGCCCTAAATGCACTGTTTCAAAATCTACATATCTGACTTCGCTTCTTTCTGAAATAAATTTTTTAAAAGAAAGGTGGTCTGAACATATGAAATCAGAAGAAGCTATTTCTTCGCTAAAATTCTTATACAAAAAATCGTAAGAAAAGTTAAAATCGATAGAATTGTACCAATCATATGCAGAATATTGATGAGAGAAGTCTCTTAGATAATAATCATCTAGGAAATCCTTTGATACCATATTTCCGTCTCCCAGTCTAGCATGAAAAACATTATAAGGTTCCGAATATTGATTCTTAATATTGTCGGCTATTTTTTCATTGCTTAAAAAAACTTCTTTAAAATCAGCTTCAAGGTTTTCTACATAAGAGAAATTAGATATATTGTTACCATCTGTCATTAAAAAAATGTTCTCTTCATTAGATTCACATAAATAAGAATAAAAATTAGAACCACTAACGAAATCTACTACCTTTGGAACCTCTATGTCTTTAAAAGTTTTAGTAAAATCAAATTTTTTAAAATTTAAAAATTTCTTAATGCAATGATGGTCAAAATTTAAATAAAATCCAATTCCATTTTGCTTGCAAAATATATAAACATTAACAAAGCTTTTTAATATATCTCCTAACCCACAAAATGTTGACATTGTCCTGCCTTGAAATAATGCTTGATGCCTAAAGCACAAAATTATATTTTTATTATTCATAAAGACCAAATAAAAGTTTGTAAACAATAATTCTCACAGAAAAAAGAACCTCATCCATATTTGAGGAATTAGCGGAAAAAATTCTGTAGATATGATTTTTAATCGATTCGTTTTTAAATTCATATGCCTCGTAATTGTTTGAAATAAAATCCGAGACAGCTTGCCAGGCGGCACGTTTAATTAGCCATTTTTTTGTTAGTCTATCTTTTTTCATAGCATGAAAAACAGGAAAACTTGGACAATAGAAATGATTTAAACCTTGCTCTTTTAGCAAACTAATAACTTTAGTTTCTTCTCCGCTAAGTAAACAATTTTTATCTTGGATTCTTCCTAAGTTTTGAGAAAACCCGCCGAGATCTTTTAAGACCTCCAATTTAAAGCACAAATTTGCTCCAGCAAGGAAAGGGGGGTCAACTAGGTTAGTGTAACCAAAATCTACAATAGACAGAAATGGTAAACAATTATTAGTAAGCCAGTCTGGTTTAACTATCCCCCCCCAATCAGGCAAAACTTTACCACCAACACAGACAGGTTTATTTTCTGACAAAAAGACTTTTAAATTGTCAACAAAATTATTTGGGCAAAAAACATCGTCGTCTAAAAAATGTATATATTCTGTTTCGCAATTTTTAATACAAATATTTCTAGATTCTGACAACCCAGAACATTGTTTATAAATATATTTATAATCAAGGATCTCACCTAAAACTTCTTTCACCTTTTTTTTATTGAGATTATTAGAATAATTATCTTGAATTATTAAATTAAACTCTTTATTAGTTTGTTTTACTAAACTAATTAAACACTTCCTCAAATAGGAAAAACTATTATTAGTGCATATGGATATTGTAAGAGCCGACATAAAGGTTCTAAAAAATGGTTTAGTGTTGGTATTCGAACTTTATAGGAAATCTTTCAAAAAAAAATTTTAAGAATACAAAAAAAATAATAATAGTATTATAACAAAAAAACAAAGCAAAGCAAAGCAAAAAAAAGGCGAGGGTTTTACCTCGCCTTTTTTAAATGTTAATTGTTATTTATCAAGCACTTTGCTGAAGGTTCGATATGTCAAAGTTAGAGGGTGTTCGCATATGTGAACTACTAGCAGATCTTGTTACTTGATTGTCGCTAATAACCTCGCCATGAGAGATAACAGGTTTAACTGCTTTTTTGCCAGGTTTTTCTGTTGATTGTACCACTTCAGGAATATACGATACATCATCATCAAGGACCGCATAGGTTCTACTTTGACCCCCAAATGTGACGGTTTGCTTTTTCATTGGAGGATTATCCTGTATTGGACCATTGGTGTCTCTGAAAACAGGAATTTTTTCATCCACAGCAGTTTCAGTGTTATAATTACTTTTTCTGAGTTTAAATGCATCAGGATGAACATCAGTCGTTGGAAGTTCTAATGATGTCCAATCCCCAGCCTTAATAGAACTTTCGATCTTAGCGGTACTCATTTTCTTACCATTTTCTGAAACATTGTTAAAGTCAGTTTTAATTCTTTGAAATAAGCCTTTGTTAACTTTTGGATCATCTCTTCCTGCCCCAGTTTGAAGACTAACTCTAGGAGTATCCTTTTGACCCTCTGGCAGTGTCATTTGAGGAGGAGCCATAATTACAGAACGATCAGTTATACCTCCCTGATTTGGGCCTTTTTGTTTTCCAAGGAAAACAGCTCCTGTAGGTTGATCATTTATACCGAGACTGATGTCTTTGGCGTTTTTAAGCATAGGAACTTCTTTGTTTTCCCCTACGTGTTTGACAACTTTACCAAATCTGATCTTTTGCGGTTTATCAAATTGCTGTCCCCCTAGACCGCTTGCTCTATCAACGTCGCTAAAAGGATCTTTAATGTTTATTAATTTATTAACATCATCAAACATAAGCCCTTCCTTTGCTGCTCCAGCTGAAAGATCATTATGATCTTGAGGGCCAACATTTAAAACCATGGGAACTTTCGATGCAGTATTAATAGCTCTTGCGTCTACACCTTTGCCGTTATTAGACTTTTTAGGATCGAAACCTATTTCTTCGGGAATATGACCTTGAGTCACAAGCTTTCTGTATAATTTTCTACCTGCTACCGCCTCTTGATTCAGTCGATTTTTAGTGTCTACATCAAAGTTATCTGGCATAACTATGCCACAATTACCATTCCTTAAAGCATTTTTGATATCATTGTCCATACCCGCAAAGGTTTTAGATGAAATACCTTTGTCCATGCTTTTACGAACATCTCCATTAGGCTCAAATCCACTCCAATCAATAGCATCAGGTCCCTCAACAGATTCTCCCCTGATAGCCTTTTTGTTCAATGCATTGGCTAAATTATTTCTATCAACATCATTATCATTTTGCGGCACATCGTTATTGTTAAAAGTAGGAACAATACCCTCTGCCTTAAGAGCTTCAAGCTTTGCTGCGTGCTGTAATGCAGTAAGCGGCTTATTATTAGCATTCACAGGAGCTTTAGGATCACCAACTGGAATAGCGGCTCCATCTTTCTGTTTGCCTTCGATTAAATCTTGCATTCGCCCTGCGGCTGCATTGTCATTAGGAGTATTAGCATCAGCTATCATGGCATCATTGATAGGTGGCTTACCTTGCTGTGCAAGAGTCTCATTAGCACCTTTAGTATGTGTATAAGCATCATGCTTATCCCAATCACTCATTTGGTCCCATCGGGTTTGGGTAATTTTTTTACCTCTCCTATCCACCATAGGATCTATGGGTGGCTTATTGAAATGCTTCATATCTTCTCTTTTGAAGGGCTCATTATTCATCATTACACCATGAATTTTATTTGAAGGCCCAGTTAAAGGAGCATGAAACATTCCTTTAACAGCAGCAGCGCTACCACTAGAAGGGGCTTTTGTATTCCCATCCTGAAGTTGCTTAAGAATATTCTTAGCATGGTTTAAAAGTTTTTTTGCGTTTGCTATAGATTCTTCCTTTGAGGGTTGAGCCGCTACGGCCACTTTTTCAACGTTGTTTTGAACCCCTGCATTGACCCCAAATATTGCGTTTTGTTTTGCCATATTATTTCTCCTATTTTATTGTGTTTTTTTTAAAATAAATTATAATTAATAACTCGTATACATTATATATACACCTGGATTTTAAAATTTGTGAAATAGTTTTTATATTATTCGTTGTAAAGAAATACATTTGAATATGCTCTAGGCCCAGTAAATGCAGTAAAATTAAGATCATAACCATATTCATCTAAGATGAACCATCTATTTCTAACCAAATTGAATTGATTTATATTCAATAGAGCATTCGACTCTAGCACCCTATATTTTCTAGTTATAACATCACCTTCAAGACCTAAATCAGTACTAGTAACGGTAGTTTCTAAAAATTTTGGCTTAGGTGTCGGACTAGGTGTTGAGGTAGAAGTGTAAGGAGCAGATGATTTAAAATTATGATTTAACGGGAGGTCTCCTTCAAGTCCCCATTTGTGAGCGAGATATCCTTCGATTTTTTCTCGGTCTGTCGTGGATGTTACTGCAATAATTTCTAAAATATTTCCGCCCCACGATGGGACATTGGTATTTGCGTCCCACTTCATCCCTATGCGATCAATGTTTATTTTTTTATCACTACTATCATTGACCCCACTCGCTCCATTTATTCGAGCATCTACACTTGTTCCGTGATTGCTAAATTCAAAAATCTGAACATTCGAAGTGTTTAGATTTGGAACAGACACTCTTTCGAACTCGTGTGTGTCTTCAAGTCTCCACCACATACGATAATCTTCGTCGGCGGGCATTTTATGAAATAAAAGTCGGTCAGTATGGTTATTTGCAAATATATAACCATCACCTTTCATCACGACAAAAACGCTTATGTCGTTTTCGCTAATATTATTGGTTAAAATAAATCCTTCATTTGTACCGTCAAATTCAATGCCATCTCCAAGGTTGACATCAGAAGGTTGAAGAGCGTTGCTCGACTGCGTTGCGTTATTTTCGTTCCCACTTTTATCTGACCAAGTGCTGACTAGATTCGTAGAAGAGTCTTTCGTGATTGTGCTTAGGTCATCGGAATCAAGCCAAAGTTCTGTTGATATTAAACTTGGCGTCCAAACTTCTATGTCTACATTTTGGAATGCGGCTCCTTTTGTTTTTCCGTCAGCACCACGAAGAAGGAAGTGGTCATCTGAAATATAAGGTGGAAAGTTTTGAGGCTCACTCCATACAAGGTTTAAGCCTAATACATCCTCTGGAGTAACACTTGTTAAGGGAGTAGTAACAACACTACTATCAAGATCAAAAGTTTCATCGTCGGCATATGTGGGGCGAGCAAAATCATTGAAGATTCTCCAGAAGAGATTTTTATTGGTTGATAATGATTGATTTTCAGCGCCAAAAGTAAAGAAATCAAGCCTAGGAATATCATCATAAATCGGGAGAAGGTATTGATTAGGTGGGGCGATAACACATCCACCTATATATACTCCCCCCCTTGGTTGATCAGTAGCGGCAAATTCAGCACTGTTAATTTCTGACATTAGACCATCATCATCTACGATAAAAGCTTTTCTTACTCTTTGTAGCCTGCTCAAGTCTTGACCACCACCGCCATTTGAATTAATTCCCATTCCTGGATCTTTAATATTCATTAGACAATACATGTCATCAAAAAAGATTCCATTCTGTGTTTCTTCTTTAGGGTCGTCAAGATCTGTAAGATCGGCGATAGCAAGCATGGGTTGAACGGTTTTGATTGCTTTCTGACTAACAACATCAATACTTTCTTCATGACCATCCAGATGTAGAGCAATATCTTTTACCGTAGGAGGTTGAAACAAAATTCTACTATCAATTTTTTTCCTTGTAGTTTTTAACCAAAACCATCTTCTTGACTGATTTACAAGAGGTCTTAACTCTTTATCAAGATTAACTGGACATGCATTAGCTCCAAATGCATGAGCATAAAAAGAAGGCCAAAGCTCTGGAAAGTCATTAGACTCGTCTTCATCAAGTATATTTCCATAAGCATCAATAGCATCCTCTTCATCAATAAACACAAGTCCTTGTCTAGCTTTTTCTTTAAATAGAGTAAGGTCTGATGTTAACCTGTTGGTTTGTTCATCTTTTTCAGGAATATAATAAAGAGAATTTATTTTATTCTGAACTGCTTCAGTATCCTTACCTGGGATTGCACCAAGATCTATAGCAACTTCATCAACAGTTAATTTTTGAAAAAGATTTGTTTGAAATTTTAAGATTTTTTCAGTAATCTTTTCTTTCGTAGATGCATGAAACGTTTCCACCTCCTCTTGTCTATATGGCTGCATTAATCTTAATTTTGCGCCCATTCCAGAATGGGCTCCACAATAATAATATAATGTATAAGGGATTTTTTTCTTTACATTTATTGTGACGGATGTAGAAGTAGATTCGACAATAAAATCTGTGTATTCTGTTCCTTCTTGATGAGTTCCATCTTCAGTTTCGGAAAATTTAATAGGATGAAATTGAGGAAAGGTAAATTTATAAGATTTTCCTTGTAAAAGTTCTATGTTTGGCTTACGAGTAGTTCCTCCGTCAGTAGTATATCCACTAGAGTTTGAACCAGCAAGATCATATGCTTCTTGATTTTTTGAAAACCTCAGCTCTCTTAGCGAAGGAAGGCCCAATGTCTTTCTGGCTTTATTAGCAGCCATTGTTAAATAAATTGAATCCATCTTCTGGTCTGGTGTGAAATTTTCAAATTGACCTTGTGTTATTTCACCGTTTTTATTTAACATTACTTCATAAGGAGGCGTGTCAAAAAGTGTTATGTCTGTGTCTAAAGGTGGCTGTGCCGTCCATGCTATATATTGATCGTCTGCGCTCATTTTATTTTACTAATAATTTTAGTTAATGTTAAATTTTATACTAACCCGTTCTTCTGTTCGGTCTCGTTTGAGGAGTTGGTGCTTTCTTTCCTTGCGGTGTCTTAGTTCCTTGATTATTACCCCTGCCTTGTCTTCCACTACTGACGCTCTTACCCCCACCTGATCCAAATTCTGGTATAAGGCCAAGTTGATCAGCTTTACTGTAAGCTTTTTCTCCTAAGTTCCATCCGTTTTCAATCAACCGACCAGCTTTACTTCTACTGGTTGATAGCTGAACTCCCAGTGCCGCTCCCCCTGCATGTTTAATTAAGTTCCTCCCTGGAGGTGAAATAGCAAATTTGAGAGCACTTACAGCTGCGCTCGTGGCTAATCTAGCTGCAACAAATTTTGCTGCAGCGACTAAAGGTGGTATTAATAGTAATGGCATGAGATTTTTATTTGAATGTTCTTTCATAGGAAAGTTACACAAATTTTAAGCAGCCTGCCAAAAATCTTATTAAAATCTATCTAAATTTTTCCCGAAGAAGCCTCCATCTTTCAGAATCTATGGGTTTTTTTCCAGAATCTATAGATTTTATCATATCTATAATCTCTTCCACACTATTATAAATGTATTTATGGGGCAACATGCCGAACATCCAAAGGGGAGTTTTTGATTTCCCTCCCTCCATACTTATGAAAATAGGTTTTTTCATCCTAACCGCAGTAACTATTTCTTCAGCACTGCCCCAAGAAGCGACCTCAGGAACCAGATGCGCTATAATGAAGTCACTCCTATCAACTAAATTAAGATCGTAGGATCTTATTGTCTTCATTTTGTCTGAAAGTTTATCATAATCTCCATTTTTTAACCACTTATCCATCAATTGCCTTGCATTTTCATCCTCACTTATATCTTTTACAAAAGGCTTTTTATAAGGATCAAAACAAGTTATACCCAAAGGCTTTAATTTTAGCGAAACTTCTTGGCGCCAATTTCGACCACTTAAATACTGCATATGGCCAACCAAATATGTTTTGGTTTTATTTAATATATTCACTTATGAGAGATCTTTACTCTGGCCTTTTGCCAAGTAAATTACCTTCCTGATCTATATGACCTTCTCTGATTTTAGTCGCAGAAACAGATTGCAATTCTTTACTAAGTTCAAGCTCTTCTATATTGTACCCCACACCCCTTCCATAGAAGATATCAGTAATATTAGGAAGCTCTACAACTTTAATTTTATTCCCGAATTCAACACATGCTGAATGAATTTCTTCTTTGACTTTTTCAAAATCATATGGGTTTTTATCTCCAGAACCTCCAACATCTCTTATAGCAATGCAACATTGGCCAGTTCTCCTTATGGATTCTGCTACTAAATTTTTATGACCGATATGAAATGGTTGGTATCTACCAATTAATAAAGAGGTCGGAGCTTGATTGTCCCACGCTTCTGTTTCATTTAATTTCGAGACAACCATTTCGCACCATTCCTCAGGATCGCCTTCGTTTAATTCAATATCATAATTTTTAGGTTTTTGAAAAAGTTTATTTGTGTCTGCAAATCTACCTTCTTCAATTCTGTTTACCCATATAGTAAAGTCTGGACCAAATGCTTCTCTAGTATCTTCGGTGGGGCAAACAAAATCAGCAATAACATAACATCCTCCGAGTTTAGCCCAGTCGCAAAGTTTACCCATGCGAGTGGCATGTGCCAACCTATCTTCTGGAGAAAATCCAAGTTCTGAATAAATATCCTGCCTTACGGCATCAGCATTAAACCAAGCTGCATTAAGTCTAGGAACTAAATTTTCAGCTAAAGTCGTCTTACCAGAACCTGGAAGGCCCATGATTAGAATTTTCCTTTTCATTTTTATTTAGTTCTTTATTAATTTTAAGAATTCTCTAGCCTGCTTAGCTGGAACATCTTCAAAACCTGACCATGACTTTGGATCTAATTCTTTTGGAACTTTATAAACTCCAGTAGTGTGCCATGTTCTCAAAACATCCATGAACTCATCGAATGATTTATGCCCAGAATCAATACATGTATTTTTTAAAATACCTTGAGGCGAAAGTGAACTCGATTTAGAAATAGTTGATGGAGTAGAATTTTCAGACTTATCTATCTCATCATCACCAACGATGTGGATATTAAGAAAATTTCTAACAGCCCTGACGAAAGCTCTATTACAGGCAATTGTTTCAAGAAATTTTGTAGCGAAACTACTTGTGTTATTTAATGTGGCATTTGCCATGTCCTCAAAATGAACTGGAGAACCATCTGTTTCATAATTAGGTATAAATTTTATAGAGCAAGTGACTGCAACATGGTCTTGCTCACACTTAAGTATGTTATACGATAAGTCAGAGAATCCTCTTAGTTTTGCCAGCTCTTTAATTCCGCTAAGTTTTATAAGAAGTTGGTGGTCTTTTAATCCTTCGATGGTTTTTGGAACTGGCTTTTTTCTAGACTCAAACCAGAGTTTATTAGGAAAAAGATGCTCTTCTTTTATCATTAATCTCCAATCTATAGAGCCGTCTTCATTAAAAATATAGCTCACATTTTCAAGTAAGCCATTCTCATCTCTTTTATATAGAAGAGGTCCTTTTGTATTTTTTTCCATCTTTAAAACTGTATTATTTTGTATATGTTAATAAAATCTAAATCCTCCCAAAAATCATCGGTGTCTATGTAGGACTGAAATCCTTCTTTACAATTCTCTCCAATGATCCAGTGAGCTTTAGTGGGAAAAGATCCATTTTTGGAAATTAAAATTTTTGACGAAGTCATACTTATACTATGACTAGAATCATAATTGAAATCAAGAGGTTTCGATTTTTTTTCTAAGTAATCAATTGGCTCGTCTATATAAGCTAATCTAAGCTCATAGAGTTTTGATTTGTCAGAAATAAAAATTTCATATGTGATATTTAATTTTTTTAATAATTTTAAAAAATTCTCATCAAGACCATCGTCTGCATTGATAGATATTCTTTGAATGCTATTTCTGATAGCAAGTAAAAGGGGTTCAGACAAAGGTTTGTTGGTTATTATTCCAGCTCTTCTATTGTTAGAACAAAGAGAAGCTATGTTCGCTTCATTAAAATGAAGATCTGCCCGAATATTAATTAATGCATTTGGAAGAAGAGATTTGGGGGCAGGAAAATCTGGGACAATTTCTATTGTTTTTATAAAAGACATGTCCCCATTAAAAACTCTTTTTCTATTATCTAAATTATGATTTATATTAAGGTTGGAAAGTATAGATTTAGCAACTATACATGGATCTATTAAATTTATGGTTTTAGGATTCTCGAAATCAGAAAGGCTTTTATTTTTGCCAGACTTAGGAGAATCTATTAAAACTGTATTCTCTCTTCTGTCAAAAGGAAATAAAGAAGAATCTTTACCTGAAAATAAACAAACTATCGGAGTATTAAACTGATAAGCAAGGAAAGACAAGACACCGCTAGAACTGACATGGAGCATTGAGTTGCTCAATATGTATGCATTTTGATTGAAGGTTTTATTGGTGTAATTATGGGTTCCATCCAACTCATAACCTTTGCTAGATCCAACTCTTAATATTTTAATATTCTCCTTATCGAGATAAGGCTTTATCATATCTATAACCTCTTGCCAGTATTCATAATACAAAGATTGAACAGATTTAGAAAAGTCAATCGTAATAAATCTGTCAAAAAGCAAAGGGTAAAAACATTTATTAACAATAAAATCTGAAGATTTTAAAGCAGAATGCAAACTTATTTTTTCAAGCTTATTCATGTATATTGTATAACTTGTTTTGGATTGAGGATTTTAAATTTGATTCAGATAAAGCTGAATTAAAATTATAGCAACAATCAAAATATTTTTGATCTTCTTTAAGGTTGCAGCCCAGCATAGCTCTTTCATCCTCAAGACCATCTTGATAAGGAATGCATTTGTACACATAAGGATTGCAATCTACTATAGAAAAATACTCAACTTCAGTAGCAAAGAAAATATCATAATTTTTATGCTGAGATTTGAAAGATTTCAATAAAGATGAAACTAATAGCACATCCTCTTCACTAGTACTGCAACAAAACAAAGCTTTTTTATTCCCAGAATTTTTTATTACATCATTTAAATCAACCAATTTATTAGATCCGATTTTGCTATTCTCTTGCACTGCAACGGATCTAAAATAATCAAGAACGGAAGCTCTTGTTGCTCCATTTTTAAATGATTGCATCCAGTGTTTGTGTCCTTCGTCATTGTGATCTAGATCAACCTTGAGTATGTTTTTATATATATCAATCAACCACTCTGAATCATCTTCTATATCTGGAGGAACATAATTAGGATCTCTTTTTTCAGGTTCAAATGAAAAATTATAATTATGATCTGGCATCGAATCTATAATGTTTTCAATTTGTTTTCCTATAACCTCAATTGAGTAATTATTTAAAATAAAATCTCTAGACTTTTTTCCCAAAGAAGATCTTTTAAGGGCATCCATTTTATAAACCTTGGAGAGTTTGTTGCAAATGCTATTTGGATTTGTACTAGCTTTAATAAACTGAGTTCCAGGCTCCCTATACTCAGACCAATCTAATGGAAATCCACCAGTGTTATCTTCACACATGTCTTCTCCACAGGAATAATTCGTGGTGAGAGTCACAAGTTCACAAAGCTTAGCCTCTTGTATCGGAATTTCTTGACCTCCACTAGTAAATGGGTGGCAATATACATCCATTAAATTATAAATTTCATTTAGCTGGTTTTCATCTACGCCATGAAGTATAGAAACAGTGTTAACAGTTTCCTTAGAGCCGCAGAACCTACAGTTTTGTTTTTGACCAGAGAAAGGTTTAACTTCGTAGCGTTTGCATGCAGAACAATAGTAGGTACAAAGTATATCTTTTGGGTCAAGCCCTTTTTCTTCTATTAAGGAGTTTATATTCCAACCTTCTGAGAAATTGGTATGTAATAGAAGCTTCGATTTTGAATTAGGGTTTTTAGATTGAAACAATTTAAAGCCTTCTAATAAGTTTGGAACACTTTTTCGGAGTTGATTCCTAAATACAAAACCTATTATAAAAGTATCCTGATCTATATTAAACGCAGATCTTAATGCTGATTTTCCATTAGGGCCAACATTAAAGAAATTTGAGCAATTAATGGCTCCATGAAGAGTTTTGACATGAGAATGCCCTAACTTATGCATTGCTTTTTCGGCAAATGTAGCCCAAACAAAATAATTTTTAATTTTAGGAGCTACTTTAACAGCCTCTGGGAGTAAGGGTAAACTATCTAGAGTCGTCCAAATCATGCAGTTGATTTTATTCCACCAAGGTTTTTTACTAAAAGGAGCTAGGCCCCATATATCCTCTACTCCAATATAGACATCTGGTTCTTCTTGTTTAATTACATCATCTATGCCAAGCATTCCATATTGAGCTTGCCTTGAAAGGTTAGGATCTTTGTTGATCTTATCAATTACAGATTGGTCAGCGGGGATTCCTCCTATAGCCCTCCATGGAAGTTTCTGAAGTTCTGGTTGATCTTTAGCTACTCCATTACTCAGCTCTACAATTTCATATTTCCCTGTAAGGCTTAAATATCTAAGTATATTTTTAGAATTTTTACCAAAGCCAGTTAATATCTTAGAGTAATTGCTATGGAAAAGTATTTTCCGTTTTTTAACCATCTTTAGAAAGGGGCATCTTCAAAATCATCTACCCGCTCTTCTTCTTGTGAGGCAGTATTAGGTTTACTTTTAGAAGCGGAACTATATGATTCAGCCTTATGAATCTCATAATTCAAATAATCATTTATGAAGATTTCAAATAGTTTTTTAACAACTTCTACCTCGCCTGGATCTAGAGCTATTTTTATTGAATTTCCCTTTCCCTTTGATAGGGTGATTCCGAAAGCTGGGACTTCGATATCCATATCCACGAAACCCTTTGAATTAGAATCGTACTTTGAAATCTTTTGCTTTTTATCCCAAGGTGTGAATTTAATAGTAGTATTGCTATTATCATAAGAATGAAATGCAGTATATTCATACCTAGAACTAAAGCAGCTTAAAAAAGATCCAGCCTCAATTTCACTGATTTTTACATTAATAGTTTTTTCTGGATTCTTAGAGTTTCCAGAGAATGATCCAGTCTTTGAGTCCTCATTCCATGAATATTGTGCTATTGCACTAATATAAAAGACAGGCTTGCCTGTTTTTTTATCTTTGCTTTTTGAGAATGTAAAAGCGGAACCTGTGTTTTTACTATTGGGTTTATATATTTGTATAGACATAATTTTTTCAGTATTTCATTAAAATTTCTACGACTTTTTGTTCGTACTTTCTGCCGAGAAGAAGTTGAGCTAATTGATCAGAAGCTTCTATTGAATTCTTTTTTTCAATATATTCCTCGTAAAGATCTCTAGAATTATCAAAAAAGCATTTTTCTCCATTGAAAAATCTCTGTAACTGCTCTTTAGATGGATCATCGAGTAGCGAAGAGGATGGCAATAGCTTATTATCAGCGACATATTTGCTTGCATCAGCTTGAGTTTCAAAAATCAATTCTTGAATATCATCTTCTTCCTTAAATGCTGGACCTATTCCCATATGTAAAAGATTGCCAGTCTCATCTTGAGTGACTAAGACAACCTCTTGCTGATCAGAAAGAAAAATGGATTCAAACTTTTTGCTCCTAACAAACTTTCTAAATTCATCAAAAGTTTTAAATCTAAGCCAATTTCTTGGCAGGTAGTCTTGATCGACTTTACTATACTCCATTACGTTTCCACCTGCTGAAACTATTTGGAATCTATCTCTGTTTATTTCTTCAGTCATTAATATTATCTTTTGTTATTTTAAGGGTTCCTTTTTTCTTGTTTATAATCCACTTAGAAGCTGCATTTTCAATATTTTTTTGTATAATTCTTTTGACTGGTCTAGCCCCTAGTTTTTTATTATAAGCTAATTCTGCAAAATAATCAAGGGTTTCTTGATCAATGTCTAAAATAATTGAATATTCTTTCTTTAATTTTAGTTTGAGGTCCTTTATTTCTTTGTCAAAGAAGGACTTTATATCGTCAATGTCAAAAGGATTGAAAACTACAATTTCATCTAATCTATTTATTAACTCTGGCGTTAATGTTTTTTCAGCCTGTTTTCTTACATCTGATTTTAAAATGTCATTTGAATTATTCTGACCAAAGCCCAGAGTTGTTGTGGTCTTAAGTAAATCCGCTCCAATATTTCCAGTTAGAATAACGATGCAATTAGAAAAATCAGAAACCCTTCCAAAATTATCAGTAAGCCTGCCTTCTTCAAGGAGTTGTAGTAAAATATTTAGAACTTCTGGGTGAGCCTTTTCGATCTCATCAAACAATAAAACAGAATAAGGCTTAGCTTTTATCCTATCTGTTAATTGCCCCCCATCTTCATAACCAACATAACCAGGCGAAGAGCCTATAAGCCTAGATATATTTATCTTTTCGGAATACTCAGACATGTCGATGTGAATAAGGTTGTCATCACTGCCAAAAACATGTTGAGCTAAAGTTTTTGCCACAAAAGTTTTACCAACACCAGTCCTGCCCAAAAGAAGAAAAGAGCCAATCGGTTTATTTTGGTCATTTAACCCACTTTTAGATCTAAGAATACAGTCCGATATTAGCTTGCAAGCCTCAGGCTGACCAAAAACGACAGAGTTTAAAGATTTATTTAAATTTAATAAGACTTCAGACTCTTTCTCAGTTAAAGCTCCGACTGGAATCCCTGTCCTAGAGGAAATAACATCATAAACATCCTCTTTTGTTACGAAGAATTTCTTTTTTTCATAATTAGAGCTCCAGCTGTCTAGAACTCTTTTATACTCATCTATAAGTTTATCTTGAAGTTTACTGCTGGTGTTAGGGCCATCGGAGGACATAAGTTTTTCTATTTTTTTTTCTAAATCAAAAGCTTTGTTTGGTTTGTGAAAATTTCTCATTTTTACCTTAGACCCAGCTTGATCAATAACATCAATAGCTTTATCAGGAAGTTGCCTGTCCGTAATGTACCTAACAGAAAGATCAACAGCTAACTTTAAAGCGTTTTTTCTGTAAACAACGTGGTGAAATTTTTCATATTGAGGACAAATACCATTTAGTATTTCATAAGTCTCTTTAACACTTGGCTGAACTACATCAACCTCTTCAAACCTTCGCTCTAATGCAGCATCTTTATTGATGAATTTTTTGAACTCTTTTGGAGTTGTAGCTCCGATGCATTTTATTTTATTCCTAGCTAAGGCTGGTTTTAATATATTTGCAGCATCAAGACTGCCTTCTGCCGAACCAGCCCCTATAATAGTATGAATCTCATCTATAAATAAAATTATATTTTTAGATCCAGATATTTCTTTAAGTAAATTTTTAAGCCTTTCTTCAAACTGACCTCTGTATTTAGTTCCAGCTATCATTCCAGCTAGATCAAGTTCATAAATAATTTTATTCGACAAAAAGCTGGTACATGTGCCATTAACTATGGACTGAGCTAAACCTTCAACCAAGGTAGTCTTCCCAGTTCCAGGAGGCCCAACTAAAATCGGATTGTTTTTGTTTCTTCTACATAAAATTTCAGAAATTTTATTTAACTGATCTTCTTTGCAAATGACTTTATCAAACTGACCCTTGAGAGCTAATATATTGTAATTTTTAGCAAACAAATCCAAGGATGACGCATTGTTTGGATCCTGAGGGACAGGAGATTTTTGTCTTTTAACTTGAGGCTCTAGATTCTTTCTTTTACCAGATCTGTCCCACTCTCCAGTTTTAAAAAAGTTTTTAAGTTTTTCGCTAGATTTTTTTGGACTTACTTTGAATGTTTCAAAAAATTCATTTAGAGGAGAGTTAGGATGAACCATTAAGGTGTAAAAAACGTGCTCAACGCCTATATATGAATGTTTAAAGCTAGAAGATAAAGATTTTGAATCTTTAAATATTTTTTTAAAATCTTGCGAGTAATCTGGCTGTGGACATTCCCCTTTATCAGTTGAAAAAAAGTCGTTCTCAATATTGTTGAAAACAAAAGTTTTAAAATCATCAATAGACACATTAAGATCTTCAAAGAAATTAACTATTGTAGATTGGCCGCTGTCTAATATAGCAAAGAGTAAATGATCTAAATCTATAGACTCGCATCTTAGATTAATTGAAGTCTCTTTAGCTGTAGATATTATTTTTTGAACCCTAGGAGTTAGATTATATTTTTCCATTTATTTTATATCAGAAAGTTTCATATAAATTTTTTCATCAATAATAGATGCTTCATTGACAAATAATATATCTTCCCCTTTTGAGCCAAGCAATATAATTATATTATTTTTTTCTGGAGTCTGATTTTTAGACAAAAACTTAGTTAGAGATTTTTCCCTTCCGTCTAAAAGAAGAGCTTCGTATCTTCCGTATTCATCCCCTATAGTCATTTTTACATATTGATTATTTTTCTTGCTCTTTCTGGATATGACATCTTCAACCACACCTATGTATTTACCTTTGTCTCCAAGCTCACAAGAATTAAAAAATAAGGAGTTTTTAAAGTTTCTATTAAGACCGAAACAATCTGAAAGATTCTTACTGTAACTAAAACCTAATAAAGTTTTTTCAAAAAACCAATTCGCAAAATCTTCATACTTTTTATTTTTTTCGTATATAGATTTATATGAGCGATATTTAGATTTTAAAGTTTCAAACCTACTATCCTTCATAATTGGTTTGTTATCGTCTCCTACTAGTTTATTCTGTACCGCATCATGAATAGAGTTGAGGATATCATAATTATATTTCTTTGCGGAATTTATAAATATTCTTTTCTCTCTATCTGTAAGTAAATTAAAAACTTGAGCCTCTAGAACTAGCCGTGGTCGATTAGTTTTAAAAGATGATAAGGCTCCAGCTTGGATCAATGCAGAAAGAACTCCTATATTTAGGCCAGACTCTTTTGCAGCAAGAAAAGTGTCGTACTTATTCGGCTTAGAAGAGCTTCTAAACTCTTTTAATCTCTCTAAAGATTTTTCGCTAATTCCTTTTATACTATTAAGACCAAATCTTATATCATCGCCTTCTGTACTAAAATCCATTTCAGATACAGCTAAGTCTGGAGCTAATAGTTTTATTCCGAAATGGGGTAACTCTTGAGAAACTTTATTAATCTCGTCTTGCGGAGAAGGTTCATATTTAGTCATCCTAAGTAGACTAAGAAAAAATTCTTTTGGATATTTGAACTTTAGATATATCGTCCAAGCTGCTAGTATTGAATATGAAATAGAATGACTCTTATTGAAAGAATAGTTAGCACTATCCTCTGCAACTTTCCATAAAACATCTCCAACTTTTTCGGAAAGTTTATTTGATTTAACTTTTTTTTCTATTTTCTTTTTCCACTTCGGCATTTCTTTAACCTTCTTTTTGCCAACAATCCTTCTTAGTTGTTCAGATTCTTCTAAACTAAAGCCTACTTTTACTGCCATCTTCATTAATTGCTCTTGGTAAAGAGGTATGCCACCAGTATAAGACAGGACATCATCAAAAAACTCATCAACACTTTGATGATCTCCAGATTCTCTATAATTTTTATATGAATCTGCGAAGTCCATAGCTCCAGGCCTAGCAATGGCTATAACAGCACTCAACTGTTCTAAACTAGTAGGTCTAATTTTTTTGCAAACCATATAATTAGCACTAGCCTCGATTTGAAATAGGCCATGAGGAGTTCTTAAGTCATCTAGATTTTCATAAATATATTTAGAGTCAAGATCTATTTCTGAAGGGTCAATACCAAGTCTTTCGCAAGAAGAATAAATAGCAGACAAAGTTCTTAAACCGAGTATATCAAACTTAACCATTAGTTCTGAAACCCAATTCATGTCATACCCAGTAACCAAGGAGCCATCGTTAGATTTTTGAACTGGACATATGTTTGATATCTCCTCAAAGCAAATGGCGATTCCAGAAGGATGAATGCCCGTGTTTTTCTTTAGACCTTCTAGTTTTAGGGAAATATCATAAACTTTTGGATTTTTATCACAAAAACTTTTGAATTTTTCACTTTCATTATATGCATCTGAAAGTTTAGCGACATTTCCATATTGCTTTGGTATAGTGTCACTTAAGAAATTTGCATCCTGCTCTGATACTTGAGCTACTATTTTAGAACATTCTTTAATACATAATTTACCACTAAGAGTATTAAGGGTAAGGATTTTTGCAGTTCTTGATGGGTATTTTTTTTCTATATAAGATATTACTGATTGCCTATGCTCATAAGCTATATCATTATCAATATCAGCGAGAAGGCTTCCATCTAAATATACTACTCCATCTTTTTCTATCTTTCTAGCTCTACTTTTCGAAACAAACCTCTCGAAAAACAAATCATATTTAATAGGATCAACCTTTGTCACCCCTATTAAATATAAAATTAGACTTCCTGCGGCAGAACCCCTGCCTGGACCAGTAGGGATATTATTTTCGTAACAAAAATTAATTATATCCCAATTCAGCAAAATATAATCTACGAAACCTAAATCATTTAATGTATTAAGCTCGTAATCAAGTCTTTCTTGGTATTGTGATAGTTTATTTTTTTGAATAGACTTTTTTAACAAAGATTCTTCACAAATATTTTTAAGGAAATCAAAATTAGATATTGTATTTTTTAAATTTAGTTTCTTATAATATTTTGATTCAATTTTAATCTCTGGAAGTCTAACCCCTGGAGGTATGCAACCTTCGTAAGAAGAAAATTGATTAAGGAAATTAAGATCTATATTTCTAGCTGCCATAACATTTTTTGTAGAACTTCTGAAGTTTTTTCGACATCATAAAGAGCATCATGCAACATTGAGTCATCAAAATCAATAGAATAATCCTTACATAATTGTTTTAAATTAGTTTTAACACCTCTTTTTCTGTAATTAAGCAATTTGTATTGCCAGGATATTAAATTAATTGAATCATTGTAATGAATGTCATTCTTGACAGCACGGGCTAGGCAGTTAGTATCAATGGCCCTATCAATATAAGAATAATCCGTAGGTTTACCGCAAAGTTTCCGATGTATATTATGCATGAAAATGTCAAAACCGAGAATGTTGTGACCCACTACAAGATAACTTTCGTCATAAAGATATTTATCGAAAAGATCTAAACAATAAGAAGCATCCTTTTTTTCTTTTTCATATTTTGATTTGGAAAAATTAGTTATTCTCGCAGCATCTGAAGAAATATTTAAATCATCCCAACCAATAAGTAAATTATATTTATTTATTACATTCGACCCTTTTAACAAAATGAAACCAATTTGCCAAGGTTTATTTTCAAAACTACTTAAGTTTAAGTTGCAAGTTTCATAATCAAAGACAAGAAATTTTTGATCTTTTTTGAATCTAAGTAAATTTTCATTCATCGATTTTAAAAGTTTCCTTAACTTCTGCTATGAATTGAGACTTTAGATTAGATGGGGTTTTATCGTAAGCCTTCTTAATCACCCTAAGTGCTCTCTTATGCTCTTCTATAGACTCATCATAGGAGATTATACTTTTAATTAATTTTAATTTTTTCTTATTCATACTTCATAATATTTAACTTCACGTGGAGCCAAGCAAGATAGTGTTTGACCACCAGCATAACTAATAGAACTCTGGAGGTCTTGGGTGATTTCGTTTAATTTTTCACCATAAGTCATTCCACTGTTTGGTATTTGATTTAATTTACCCTCTACATTGTTGTTGTGTCCTTTGTTTTCAATACTAGCAGAGCCAAAATAAGCTTTATGCTCAAGACCGTTAATAGTAATAACTGAAGCAGGACTATCGGTGCAAGCAGCAAACAAGCTGCCAGCCATTGCCATGGTAGCTCCAGCAACTAAAGCTTTAGCTACATCACCATTACAGCGAATACCACCATCAGCAATGATTGGAACACTATCTATGTGATTCGAGGAAATTTGAGAGCATTGTTGAACGCAAGTGAACATAGGCATAGTGAATCCCGTCTTATCTTTAGTGGTACATGGAGAGCCTTGACCAATTCCAACTTTTACAATGTCAGCTCCCCAATTAGATAATTGCCTTACCGCATCAGAAGTAGCAACATTCCCAGCAATAATTTTTGTATCTGGGAGATGTTTTTTTATACATTCAATAGTTGACTTCATTCGCTGGCAATAACCGTGAGCAATATCGATAGTTAAGTAATCAACTCGATGGCCTCTCTTGCTGATTTTTTGAATAGCCATCTTATCTTGCATCTTAACTCCGACACTAAATGAAATGTTATCCCACTCTTGAGCATTGGCAACATCTTCAGCTAAATCACGATCAAAGCGATGCATAATGTAGAAAAAGCCATGTGAGCTCATCCACTCACATGTACGCATATCTATTACGGATTTCATATTCGCAGGAATAATCGGTAATAGAAATTTTTTTCCAAAAAGATTTACAGAAGCATCACAGTCAACCCTGCTGTGTACTTCACTGTAATTTGGTATTAAACAAATATCTGAATATTTAAGAGCTTTCATACTGCAAATAACTTTCATAAGAGAATTCATCGCTAGAACAATGATCTAGGTTGGGCTTTTCTAAAGATGAATTTTGAGAGAAATTTCTAGAGCATAAACATTTATAAACTTGATATGCCGAAAAATCATTTTTTTTATTATAATAAATACTTTTGCTCAAAATAGATTTGTAATTATTAAAATTTATATAATTTTCCACCATCTCTTTTAACATTAAATCAAAAGGTAAACCGTTATCTTGTATAAAAAAACAAGGATTAAAGAAGCTTAAATCTGGAGCACTTTCAGAAAAATACATGAAGTTATTATAGATAAACGAATCATAAAAAGGCACATATAAAACTAAATCTTCAGTCCAGAACTTTTTTAAATCAGGTAAATCTATAGAGCCATTCCTCTCTGAATGTATAAAGCTATATATTTTATTTAAAATTTTACATCCATGCTCATTTCTCGCAAAAATTATATATTTATCTTTTTCTTGAGGGTTAATCGAAGAATTACAAAGAATATTCACTCCAAATATTAAATTAAAACCAAGTTCTAATGAATTATTATAAGCTTCCAAAAAGCCTATCATAGTATCCTCTACTAAAACAAGGTTTTTCTCTTTACTATCTGATAAAATTTTAAATATATTTGAATCAGACTCCTCCTCGAAAGATCTTTTATCTAACCTAAGTATACTTTTGCCTATTGAAAAATCAGACTTAAATAAAGGTATCATGCATTATAGCATGCATCGGTAGGCCGAAAAAACAAGTTTTATTTTTTATTTTTAGGGACTTTGTATATAAAGCCGTTTTTCTCAATAAAATCATCAGGTTTCTCTGTGGCTTTAGGTTTCTCTGTGGCTTTAGGTTCCTTTGCTGTCTCAGGCACAAGCCTTAACATTTCTTCTTCAAGGCTTTCTTTTTTCACCTCAACCTCTTTGGTTTTATTTTTCTTTTTAAAAGAATTAGAAGCACATATAACCATTACAATAGCTAAAGGGTCAAAAACACAAACTATAAAGATTATAACAAGCCTTATAGATCCAGCAGTATTTAAATTTGGCCCACCAAAGTCTTTAATTAATTCAGCTATATATTTAACTGGACCAAGTTCGTTCTCTATTTTGAGGTTGTCACTTTCTAATTTAAATTTTTCTAAATTTAAAACTTCTATATTAGACAGGCTATCTTTAATCTTAGACTCATACGTCGATATTAAATCAAGATCTGTTTGATCGATTTCTATTTTTGAGTTTTGTAAAGATCTTATTTCGTTATTAATATCGTCAACTTTGATAGTTGAAGATCTCCTTAATTCAATAATAGAATCATTTAAAATTTTTAGTTGAGAGCTAATGTATTCTCTTTCCTCTAACTGAGAAACCTCTAAGTCTTTTATTTTTTTTGAGTTACTAGAGAAAAAGCCTGTTTTTTGATTTCTTAGATCTTGAAGCTGCTCATCCATAAAAATTAATCTAGACTGATGCTTATCAATTTTTGAATTTAATTCTTTTATATCTTCATCTAACCTAGAATATATCAACTCAATATTTGCCGAAAGCTGTTCTATAATTTTTGAATTTTTATCTTCTGAAAATTTTTGTACTGACTTTTTTTCTATTATAAAAGATTTTTGACGATCTATAGACTCTTCTTCTAGTAATATTTTTCTATCTATTTCTTTTATGTTTTGCTCTGCAAAAGAAACACTTGAAGAATGTTCAATGTGAGATTTACTTAAGAAACCAAAGATTCCTGCACTCGTTATTGCCATAAGAATAAAGACCGAAAAAGACAAATAAGCCCTAGTTAAGATTGATATCTTTTTCCAATTTTGGTGAGCCCAGACAGCGACAACTATTTTAGCAACCTCTAATGCTACAGCCATCACCACAATAGAAACTATTGAACCTGGAAAAATAGTAGACAAACCAATTATGCTAAAATAAGCAGCTATCGCTGAAAGAGACAATGCAGAGCTAAGTAAAAAATATTTCATTTTATTCTTCTTTCTTCTTTTTCTTTATCTTATATCTTTCAAATATCCTAAAACTATTTTCAAAATTAGTATTTACATCCGTGTCTATAGGAAGCTCTGAGCCAACATCTATTTTCTGAGGGGGATTTGACCTACCATTACAATTAAAAGGTATAAAAGAATTAAACCTATTTTCTGGATCAAGAAATTTTTCTAATAAATCTACAGAGCTAATAGAATCTGAATTTAACCTTAGATCAATAGAAGCTTTAACCCTTTTGCGCATACTTGCTAGATTAAAACTCCCAGCCTCCAGCCAAAAGACCCAGACCTATTTTCCCTGCGGCTTTAAGAGATCCTTTTGCTAAGTCTCCCGCTGCTTCAATAGCCCCTTTGTTTCTAAAATTACTGGATACTTGACTTCCCAATTGAGTGGTGAGATCAACAGCAGCATCAATTAACTTTCCTGGTGCATTTAAGGGGCTGAGATCTTTCGAGCTAACACTGAATGCTACAGAAGCACTGTAACTAGGCTGAATTCCTGCAAAGTCACTAAAATCACTGGAACCTGCCCCAATAGGACCTGCGTATGCTAAACTAGCACTCATACCTTGCAGGTCCCCATTATCCCCCATATTTCTGGCACCAAACGCTAGCTCTGCATTTATCAGATTAACATTGTTACTAGAAGTTGTTTTGCTATCTTTGAGTCCGAAAGCTGGCCCAGTAGCACTATCATTTCCAAAATCATTCTGCGCGCCATAAGTATTATAACCTTTAGTGTGCAAATAACTCTGCATACTACCCCTTCCTGTGACGACCCAATCGGCTTTCCCACTTGGATCATAATCTCTGTTAGGGTCTTGCTGCCATCTAAAAAGAGAATCTGCCAAAGATTCGTTTGGATTTTGTCTAAAATCACTACCTGCGCCAAGGGCAGTATCTGCTACAGAATCCACTGTATCGGCATATTCGCTAAAATAACCCCCATAAACATCCTCTGGATTCTTTTTTTTCTTACTATAATTGTTTCCATAAGTAAAGCTTAAATTCTTAAGATCCTCGTTAGACTCCAAAGACTCCCATGGCTCAATAAAATCTGGAGTTTCTTCTGGAGTCGTTACTCCATCTGAATTTTCATCATCTAATTGATCTGTTCCAGGAACGATAATTTCTCCTGATTCAGAGTCGGTGTTTATATCTTGATCTCCATCTGCAATATCATTGACACCATCTACAACTTCTTCATCTATCTCTCCAGGACCTTTCGGTGTGCCACAATCTTTGCAATCTGTTTTTGGGTTATTTTTAGCATCTTTTTGAGCTTCATTTGCAGCGTTATTTATATTCTCTATATCACCTCTCGATCTTCCTTGTTCTGAATCAGCGCCGTCAGAACCTTCTGTAGAACCTTTAGAATTCTTTGTGGCATTATTGATTTGATCGTCTGTATTTGTATTTCCCGTCTTATTAGGGGGCTTAATTATTTTTGGCGGATTAGTTGAGTTGCCATTAGGTGACGGAACTGATTTTTGGATTTCTTCCGCACTTTTTTTGCCCGAATTTTCCTGTTCCTGTTTTGAACTAGTTTCTTGTGTTTCTTTTGGGGGAACGTAGACTGATCCTGTACCAGCTCCAGTTCTTTGTTTCTGTTGTAAACCGCCTCCAGTGCCAGTGTTTGAGCCTGGAGTGGGAGTTGTTGAGCTGCTATTACCATTACCTACACCAGTACCGCTTGTTGAACCTGAGGGTGGTGGAGGAACACCTATATTAGAGCCCATGTTTTGACCTAATCCGTTGGAAGAAGGTGTAGCACCAGGACCTTTAGAAGTGCCACTAGGTTTCCCTGGGGTAGCTCTTGAGCCAGGGAACTTGGGTGGCGGCTCACTATTTTGAGAAGGTGGTGGCCCGCCAGAATTCTGGGTAGAACTAGGAGATGTGGATGGACGATTGATAGGAGAACTAGAACCACTTTCTGTTCCTGAGACAGGACTTCCTATAGACCCACCCCCACCAAAAGATGTAAAGCCCTCACCGCCAACGGATGGGGGGCGAGGAGTGCCCATATTGGAAGGGGACCCACTAGACATATCAGAGCCTCCAGCGCCAATAGCTGTATCTCCACTAGGAGTAGAAACTCCACCAGAACCAGTTCCAGCTCCACCAAAGGAAGAAGGGATACTACCTGGAGAAGAAGGAGATTTAGGGCTAAAGCTAGGCCTTGGATAACCGCTACTTGGAGGATAAATATTACTAACCATTTTTTTAAGCCTTTCTTTTAATCCGCATAAACAACACTATCTGCATCAGGGAAATCAAGAAAACTAGCTTGTAATGGAATGCGTTTTGTTGTAGCACTATTAGCTAAAGAATCACTAAAAAATGTATAATCTCTAGTTTTTCTTTTTATAGTTCTGCTAACAACTTCTTTTGTGATGAGTGTGTTTGATTGGTTTTTTAACTTTCTTAAATTTTTATTATCAGCTGTTTCTGTGTTCCTTAAATTATAATAAAGTTTTGCTATTTCTGATGAATGATAAACAGATTTATTCTCTTGTCTATAAACTAAATTATCATATTTACTATCGTAAAATCTTGATATTAAACTGTCTTCAAGAACTAATTCTGGCCTCGGACCACCACAATAAAACTCAAGATCCGTTCCAAAAATTGAATATTTTCCAGCTCCATTATAGGTTTGCCTAAACTCAGATAATCCTGCATCTTGACTAATGGTAGGAGTTAAAAAGCTGAACCTTGAATTACAGGAAAACTTATAGCAATAGGTTTTATCTTCTGGACCTCCAGCAGCAGAATCAAAAGGAATATGAGTGGTGGGCAATAAGTTATATTCAATAGGTCCACCCCCTAGCCTATCAGGAGCATAGTTTGAGTAAGTGAAATGAATGTCTTGATACCAAGGCCTATAATTTAGTGTTATAGATTGATCTCCAGGATATCTGAGAAGCTCAGATTGGGCATATGTGTAGTAGACCCCTTTGACTTTTGAACCAAGAACGGTGAATTCCCAATCTTTCGCTGGAACGATATAAGCTCTATGAGGAAAACAATGATACTCTACATTCGATCCTGCAAAACCTTCGTGGTCACGATCTTTAGTATTAAAATCTAGAGAAACATTACAATTAAATGCTTTTGCTGGACCCCATTCGGGTTGAGATTCGAGATGGGTGGCGACATCTTCGTCAAAACATATTGTATAAGCTCCAGTATTATTTGGCTGAATACTAAAGGGTATAAAAAAGTCTGCATAATGCCCAGTGTCTTGACCAAGAAAAAACATTGAAGAATAATTTTCTCCACTACCTTGAAATAATCTAGTTTCAGGATCTATCGTACAATTATTGACTCCATCTGTTTGGTCAAAAGAGCCGCTTGGATCTATATATTGTCTTAATTGTGGTAAATAGGCTTTATCAGTATAAGACTCTACCACTTCATAATCTTCTGTAACATATTGAATCCCTTCATCACTGTCATAGTCTACGTTTTTAGAGTAACCAGTTACATAGCCATCTGGAATTCTTCTAGTTTGTATGATGAAATCAGTCTCTATAGCTGCTAAATTCCAATAATGATTTACAGCTGCAGCCCTTCTATGCACACCTTTAAGATTAGGAGAAAAATATCCTTTATTCTTATTTAAATCATAACCCCCTCCAAGTACACTTACAGCAGAATAGTCGTCAACTGGTATGCCAGTCAAGGATCTATCAGAAAAGCCCTTTCCTAAATCTGTTACGGCTCCTTTATCATCTATAACAAAATTATTGCCAAAATTTAAGTGCTCGCAGGTTTCGTTTAGTAGAAAAGGGAAGCCATTGAAAAATCCAAAATCATTAAAGTCTTTAGCTGGATAACGAACCAATGTCGGTGTCATTATATTTGAATCTACTGGAAAGCTTAACCTATCTGAATTCTCATATCTTTTTTGACCGTATTTATTTACAAAAACTCTTGATGTGTAAGAGTTACTGAAAGGAGAAGATGACTCTATTACTTGAGCTCTACCTTGCCATATGGCACGACCAGGCCTTTCACCAAAGACCTTGGCTTTACTCGGAGAGAACTGTTTTGGCCAAATAGGTCTACCCATATCAACCTCCTGTTTCGCGTGGGTTAGCTCCCTTTTCTTTTGCGTAAAAATCTATTTTTCTATTCTTTTTTTTCAACAATAATTGACCTTTTACAAATACCAGTTCGTTTGTTTTTTTATTTTTCAGGATCGCCATAATTTAATTTACACCAAAAAAGAAGAATTGCCTTTGTCAAAATGAGGGCAACCAGAGTAATGTTTAAGAGTTAATTCTTCCCCATCATTTAAAACAAAAGAGGGTTTGTCTTTATAGCATTTTATAATTTTACCATCACAATCTCTATGTTCATAGTAATCAAAGGGAAGTCTATGTTCACATATAAAGTTCTTTATCTTGTTTCCTTGAGAGTCTAAAACTAATTCACCTCTTGATTTTTTATACCCCTCTTTGCCACACATTAATGGTCCGCCAAAAGTACCATCAGAAGGATAGTTTCTGTTTGCAGCAAAATCACTTTTTGCACATTCTTCATCAAAATTTTCTAGATATTCTTGTATGGATGTAAGTTGATACTCAAAACCCTCTAATTCTTCTTTGCTTATAACCTCCATAGACAGCACTCCACTTCCTTTTTGACCAAGCAAATCAGAACTTAAATCAAATTTTAAAAATAGAAATTCAACCTCTACATTTTTAACTTTGGGAAATGTTTTTTTGACGGCTAGGCAATACATCAAATTTTGGAGATTGTCTGTGATTTCTTTGCCTTTAAAAACTTGTTTACTTGTTTTAAAATCTCTAATTAAAGCATCTTTACCTCTATCGTATAAAAAAAGCTTATCTATAAAACCTCTAATTTTATAATTCTTTCCACCTTCATCCACAGAAATATTAAATTCATGTTCGGATATAGAATCTGTAGTTCTACCCTTTTCTTTTCCAAAAAAATCATGTAAGAGAGCTTTTACGGTCATCATATCAATCAATTCCATATTATCATCATCAGATACTTCTAGCTTTCGAGCATGATGTGAGACTAATTTAGACACAGCCTTAGAGGCATGAATCGAACCAGATTTAATAATTAGATTGTAATGCTTTTTATGCTTTTTAAAGCCAAGAAGCTCGCAAACCAAATGGCATATCCAACCCCTGCTAGCACCATCGTTTGTAGATTGAGGCAATTTAAGAACATAAGATGTCCAATATTTCCAGGAACAACTTTGTGCTGTCTTTATTTTACTTGCAGATAATATGACATCACTCATTGTTTAATTCTTTTTTAAATTTTTTAATTTTTTTTATAAAAACATCAGGCTGTTTTGATTTGGAGCAAATATTTTCAGCAGTATTGATGATATTTTGATAATTAAATGATTTGATTAACTTTTCTTTTTTTGATTCCCATTTATTATAATCTTTTTCGGACATTTCTCCAAAGTCATTTTGATTAGGAAGGCAAATAATTACTTTTTCATAATCTACATAAGAAATTAACTTAAAAAAACTTTTTATACACCCAGTTAGGCCAGCGTTTAATTCAGAATTTAAATCATTATTAAGGCTTAATATTATTTTTGAAGGATTAATACCAACAATATAAGATATTAATGTGGGGGAAATTAAGGTACCAAAAGTACATAGAATATTTTTAAAACCTCTTTCATACAAGCTTAAGACGTCACCAATACTTTCTACTAAAATAACCTCAGAAGAATCTTCTATATATTTTGAAGATATATGATGGGGGAAAATCCATTTACTTTTCAATCCAATATGTTTCCATTTGGGTCTGTTTTCAAGCGAAGCCATATCTCTACCAGAGAAGCCATGTATTTTTCCATTTAAATTAAATATTGGAAATACAAACCTTTGGTACATTTTTCCTTCTGTGCAGAGCCCTCCTTTAAATTTTTTAAGAGCATCAGCGGATATACCCCTATCTTCGTAAAAAGAATAATGGGGAAGCAGTCTATCTAAGCAGTCTTTTTTATAAGTTTTTTCCATTGAAATTCTTGGTTGGTTGCTGTTTCTATGAGGATTATTAAAGATAATATCTTTTTTCAATAAAGAATCCACCAATTCATCATCATTAGATCCAATAGTCGCTTGAACTAATTTTTTAAATGATAAAAATGGAGTTTGATTTACATAATCTTTCCATACTCCAGAATCTTTATATATTTGTATTGCGGTTTTATTGTCTCCTCCACGGAATATAGCATTTGTCTGCCAGTAATCTCCCCTATCTAGTAGTTTATACCCCAGAGACTCTAAGGTGTTTTTATAATCAATATTACTCATTGAAAAGATCTGGTAAAGAACTATCACCATCTTCTGAGGGGGACATTCCTTCGACCCTGAGGTGCTCCACTAAATCTCTTAAGTCTCCCCTTTCTGTTATATTAAAATTATTAAAATCTAAGTTCAAATAATTTCTTTTTAAAGATCCATCTGGCATTCTGACTGGCTCGATTTCACCCATTGGATCTTGACCTAAGTGCCGAGCTTTAATATTAGTAAGTTTATGCGTTCCAAAGTTCGAATCCTCTGTAATTTCTGAAGGCTCTTTATTTCTCAACAAAAACATATGAGAACAAAACTGAGTGATTCTATCCGACAAAGAAACTACAGTTTCATCTTCAATAATATTTTCAGAACTTCTATTTCGACTGGTTCCAACTCTATTCATTTGTACACTTGTTAGCATAGATACAACTGGCTTTTTATCAAAAACTAAATCTTTAGCTATAAGCCGCTTAAATCTATCCACCATTTCACCAACAACCTGCCACTCTGTTTTGTTTCCAGAAGGTTGAAATGTAGTTTTTATATAATCAAAACTAAAAATCATCTCATTCCCTCTTCCTACATTTGAATAATAAAATCTTTTAACAGTATTTACCATTTCATCTATAGACATGCCGCCACAATTATAATAAAAGAATTTCATTCCTTTTAAGTTTTTCCAAACTTTTCTAACTTTATTGACAACTTCATCACCTGCATTCCTCCAGCGACCGCTTTCAAGTAAATTCAAGGGAACTCCAGATAGAGCCGCACACTGACGCATCGTCAGCTCTTCAATGCTCATTTCTCCATTATCAAAGTGTAAAATAGGAACATTATTATTCAAAGAAGAAACTTTTGTGCAGAAGTCCATGCAAAATTGTGTTTTGCCTATTCCAGATCTAGCAACAATAACACTTATGTTACCAGGCCTAAGAAGAGATCCATATATTTCATGAAGTCTTTGATGGGGCCCCTCTAAGCCATGATCATCTACAGGGTTTTCGCCCCTATCTTCAATCATGTCCTCCATATTTTCATAAATATTTTCTGGTATGTCTGAACCAGATTCATAAAAATTTATTTTACTATTGTATATAGAATCAGCCTTATCAATTATATCCTGGTAGGAAGAAAGACTAGATTTAGTCATGCTGGATTGAAGATTAACCCCAATTTCTGAAATGTCCCTTTTAAGAGTTAGTGTCTTAATCTCTTTCGCAGAGTCCATTATAGATTTAGCCGAAACCTTTCTAAGAGTTAAGCTTTGCAAATACTCTAAGGGCTCAATCCCCTCTTCAAAAGATAAGCCTAATGACTTTATCTTTTCAGATAAAAGGTATTCATCTATAGATTCATTCTTTTCTATAGATGACCTTAAAACAATAAATATAGCTTTGTGGATGGATGTAGAATCCGAATAAAAATCCTTCTCAGATATAAAAGATGATATTTTATAATACTCTTCTGGCTTCTGTATTAACCCCCCCAACAAGTGCTGTTCTAATTCATAATTATATAGACGCATTCAATATGCTAACTAAAACTTACAAAAAAAACAATATTAAATTAAGATAAATCTATTGATATCTCGCCCTCTTCCATCTGCATTAGATATTTTTCAAGAGCCTTTCTCAGTCCCATCTCTACTATTTCAGAACTAGCTTTGGAAAAAACTAAGGCTTTGCCTTGGTCGTTGACATAGCTTAATACAAAGCCAGAATTACCGTCTTTACCTCCAGTAAAATCATAAAGCTGATTTAAAAACTCTTTAGGGATGCTGAAGTTGTGAGTTATATTTGGGTCAAAATCATCCATATTTATAGTGTCTTACATATTATATATACACTATAAATTTATTCCAAACTTTTCAAAAAGAGATCTATCTATAACATCTCCATCATAAACTTCCATCAACTTTATTTCATTTGTAGAGCAAAATTCCATTTTTTGCTTATCTCTTCTTAATTGGTCTAAATAATTTGATTTATGACCTCCATGAAAAAAGGGAACGTATTTTCTATGCTGAGCTCCTTGAACTTCAATGGCTATTTTTTTTGTAGCATTATAAAAGTCTAAAGAAAGTCTCGTTCCAGCTACAGGAAACTCCTCGAATACAACATGATTTTCCCAATAGTCTTTTAAGAACTTTTTTGTATTAAACTGTATTTTACTTTTGCTTTTACCTTCCCAATCTATCAAATAATTTCTAACTTTTGGAACTCTTTTAAGAGAGCCTTGGATTGTTTTAAATTTCATTAAAAATTTGAATGAATTTGAGAGAGCATAAATTTAGTAAACCCTTTGTTCTGATCTATAAAATCAACTAATTTATTTTCGCCTTGTATTTTTTCTGGACATTCAATCCCCTGCTCTTTAGCTAGATCAATAATCTCTTGATCAAAAGAAATCCAAGCTCCTTTTTGTTCAATGTAACCCCATAATTTCATCATATCTAAAATTTCTCTCTCTACCCATATACTATTTCCGTCTTTTTGACCGTACCTTATAGGATATCTCACTACCCCCCCAGTCTTTTCGTTAACACTTTTTCTGAAAATTATTTTGCAAATATGACCTATTGGATCTCCTTTATCCTCTATCTTTGAAGCAGAGGCATTTGGATATATAATATCATTAGTGTATCTCTCTTGAAATTCTAAAATAAAATTAGCATAATGCTTAACAGCATTTCCTCCCGCTTGTTTAACTTTGGGCCCACCTCTACTAGCATAAGGGTTAGTCGCAACCTCAACCCTAACTTGAGATGTCAATATCATCATGTGACCCATTTTAGTTATAGGCAAAACCATCTTCTTTAAAAAAACAGATGTTACTAAAGCTCCTCCAGCAACCTGCTCGCTCTCATCAAAAGGCTTATCATAATCACCTATTCTACAAAGAGCATCAACACTATCGATTATGAATAAATATTTTTTATCATCTGGGTTTTCATCGACAAGAGTTCTTATGAGTTGAAAAACTTTTTCAAAAATATTACAGTCAAATTTGAAAAACTTTTCTGGATCTCGATCTATGCCGCATCTATTTAATAACTCTGGGCTAAGTCTACCTTCACTTCTAATATAAACAACCATACCCTTTTTACCAAAATAATTTTGGAAGTTTTTTGCAACCGTTAAAGCACAACTAGTTTTACCACCTTCGTTAACTCCTGTAAACCTATGAGCTCCAGAAGGAAGTCCACCGCCCAAAGCAAGATCTAGATTTATACTACCAGATGAAATTTTATAATTATCATCTTCGTAATTATTATAATGGTATTTTTTATTTTCTTTATCGGTAAGAAAATCATCGATTATTTTTAATGTATCACTCATTTGTAAGAAAGGATTTTATAGTTTTTTGTTTTTTATTTTTTTTGTAAGGCTCTCCAAATTTATTATCATAAATTTTAATTTCTAAATTTTGCTTTGGAACATAATTATACTCTAAAAATTTCTTCTTTAACTTTTTAATTCCAAATTGTGATTTAAAAAAACTTAAAGAGTCGTACTTATCAGGGAAATTTAATTTTTTCCAAAAATCTAAACTGGGATATTCAGAAAAAAGATCATTCAAAAGTTTTATTTCTCTAGCCCAAAATCCTCTTTTATTGACTTTCGGGACATTGAGTAAGAATTCTATTATATTTTTCTTTTCTGTTTGTTTTAGCTTCAATTCAAAAATAACCTAAGCCAAAAAAAGATAAAAACAAGATTAAAGAGGGGAAAAACTTTTAGTTTTAAAATTATAAACTTCTAAACCATCTCTTTCCCCAAAACTAGAATAAAAATTATAAGATTTGTTTTCGAGAATTTCGGATGACCTGCTCTCAAGGTCCTTATTGCATTCAGAAACGGTTTTAAAGTCAACATAACCATTTACGGAATCAAAAAGATCTCTGCTTATGAAAAGAGATCCGCCTGCATTAAACAAAGAGCTAGTAGAAGAAAGAGCTTTTTGAAAAAAATTATAATCTGGAACAAAGCTATTATCAAAATATGAAACTAATAAACCTGTAGAAATATAAACAGTAGAATTCATTTTATCTTTTAGGCTCTCTAATTTAGACGCATTCCAAAAAAGACTAACCGATGGAAATTTAGATTGGATAGAGGAAAGTTCTTTGATCGGAACCCTTTCTTTTTCCAAATTTGTGAAAATAGAAAAATCTATCGACTTATGAATTTCGCCACTAGAAGACAGCATTTTTTTAAAATTATCAAAATCAAAATTCGAATCTAGAAAAGAACAAATACTAAGTTTAGGCCGATTACCAGAGTTTTGTAAATAATTTAAAAAATTATTCCTCTCGTTAAATTTAGAAGCTGGAGGATGAAAAAAATGAAAGCCAAAAACATTATCAAAAACTTCTTTTTTACAAAAATCCATTTTATTGTAAGAGAAGTCTATATCTTCCCAGCCCCAGCCAGAAAATTTTTCATCAAAACCTTTTGATCGATGGAAGATATCAGATCTAATTATGAAAGAATGCTTTGAGAAATGAGAGTCGGCGTTTACTTCTTTGAGGTTAATTGGGAAACCTTTTTTAAAGGAAATAGACTGCTTCTCTGATAGCATATAAACTGGACCAAAAGGTCTAACAAATTCTTGATCATTTAACTTGGGTATTACTTTACTAAAATCAAGAATGACATCCGAATCTAAGAACCAAATGTGTTTAGTTAAGATGTTTTTAACTCCAAAATTATAAAGTTTTGATTTATTGAATGGACCATCAATATTTAAGTAAAAATGCTTATAAGAACCTTCTTGAAAGCTTTTTTTATCTTTATTGGTCTGCTCGCAAACAACCAAAGGTATGCGGCAATTAATTATATAATCTCTTACGAAACGAAAAGAATTTTTTCTGTACTTACATGTACTAAAAAATGCAATTAATATTGTTACATCAGAAGTCATCGTCAAGAGAACCAACTTGTTGGTACTCCCTAACCCTTCTTTCAAAGAAGTTACCCATGGCTTGAACATCAACAACTTCACCTAACCAAGGAAAAGGATTTTTATCACTAGGGAAGCGAAAATCTATACCAATTGACTCTAATCTACGATTGCCAATATAATGCATGTAGTCAACAAACATATCTGCATTAAGACCTAATATGCCAGTAGGAAGCACATCATGAGCATAGGCAATTTCAAGATCAACCGCTTTCTTCATATGATCAACAAATTCATCTTGCATTTTTTTAGTCCAGATTGACGGATTTTGTTCGATAATTTTATTTATAACATAAGTCCCAAAAGCTATATGATTGGTTTCGTCTCTTAATGTATATTTAATTTGATCAGAGATTCCTTGTAATTTGTTTTGCCTACCTAAAGCAAGAAGCATTGCAAAACCACTAAAGAAAAAAGTTCCCTCGCAAACTATCCAGTAGGTTAAAAAGTTACGAAGAAGCTCTTGTTTTCCTTCTTTTGTATGATGAACAAAATCTTGTCTATTAACATCGTTAGTTATAGACATCAGAAAGTCATCTTTAGCTTTTATACTAGGAATATTCTGATAAGCCTCATAAACTTCTTTCACATCTAAATCAAGACTGTCACAAATATAGACTATCGTATGATTGTGAAGACTTTCTTCAAAGCCCTGACGCATGATGTACTGACCGCACTCAGGATCCGTAATAAATCTAGCGGCCACAGTAAACAGATTGTTACCAACCAAAGACTCAGATCCAGCAAAAAATCCGAGACAGCGTTTAACAAGTAACTTTTCATCTTCTGTGATTTCATCATTTTTCCATTGTTTTATATCATTTTGCATTGATATTTCAGTAGGCATCCAATTATTGGCACAACTTTTTAGGAATAAATCCCAAACATATTTATGTTTATGGGGTAAAATTTGATTCACTCCAGCAAGTTCTTTCCCTAATATATCTCCAGTTTTTTCTTTATTCATAGTCTATATAACGATTATACGACCATTCAGGTTCTACTCAAGGTGAAATTATTTTATTCTCACTTCTTTCCAAGAAACTTTTCCAGCTTTGACTTGATCTCTAATCTTTCTTTGCTTTGTGCTTAGTTGGCTTTGGCCGCTTTTAACTTCTATAAATGTAATTTCTTCTTCCCCAAAGGACACGTAATCAATTGGCTTTCCCAAGAAGCAACATTCTTCTGGTTCAAATTCAAATTGATCTAGAAAAGGAGCAAGGGTTTCTGCTATATGTCCTAACCTAACTTCGCTACTTTTTTTCTGAGAAGTAACTTTAGATTTTAATTCTTTTTGCTCTTCAAGATCTTCGGTGAGCTTTGCCACAGCAATCTGGAAACCTTTTTCCTTGGTTTGTATTTCTACCTTTTTTTCTTCTATAGATTTTCTTTCATGCTCAAAAGATTCTTTTAACGATTCCATGCTAAGTCTATGTTGATTTTCTTTTAGCTCTAAATTTTTTTCTAAATCTTTGAATCTAGCTTGGGTTAAAAAATTATCATTTTCTATATCTTTTAAATATATAAAAGTTTTTTTAAATTTTAAATAAAAGCCAACCGATGTTAAAGAGGAAAGTATTAATAAGCTGAAAAGTATAAAGTCCAAAACTACACAAATGTTTTAAAATGTTTAGGTGTTGGGATGTCGAAGCCCCACTTTTTAGCAAGATAAGACTCTAAGAACTCTCCATCCTCTGCAAAGTTATCATACAATATAATTTCTCCAAATCCACCCTCTAGAGTTTGCCCTCCATGCATATTGCTTCCCCAATAAATTCCTCCGTCGCCTCCTGATTCTTTTGTTATGTTTTGAACATTGACTCTGGATGATTGTTTAATTTGCTTTCCATTTATTCGTGATTCTTGCTCGCTATTTTTTATATGAAAATTTAGTAATAAGTTAACTGGGTTATCGAACTGAATTACAGCTTCGCCTTCAGTGAATCCAATTGCATCCCCAAGCCCTTGGTTATTATAGGTAGGGGCAGTTGTATCCTCTCCACCTTTTCTAAGAAAAACCCTAGGGGTTCCTGATGCATGTTTGTTGTTTTGAGCAGCTTCAAAAATAAAATCTTGAGTGTCATTATCTCCTAAATTAGATTTCATATGATGTAAGACAATGAGCATATTTAATTCACCATCTAAGCTAAAGTCATGAGAAAAATTATAACTTCTGAACGTGCAATTATCAGCTGTGGGACCTGCTCTAAAAAAGAAAGTATTTCTAAATGTTCCGTCATCAAATTTTATGGGGCCAATTGTCGGGGCTTTATCTATCCCTTTATTACTAGACAAATCAAAAGATCCAGCTTTATCGTAAGCTTTTATGACTCTGTTTTGCGAATCTAATTCGTGAGAACTAGGGTCTGACCCATCGTACCACGAAATAATATTTCCATTTAATCCTGTGGTTGGATCGACTATTCTAGGACGAAACCCAGAGTCAAAATCATCTTTTATAAAAGATGCATCGTCAAATAAGTTTGCTTTTCTAAACAACTCTCTGCCAACATGATTCCTGAAGTATTCAATGTCTGCCTCTGATGCATTAGCGAGTAAAGTTTTGATATTAGATACCCAAGTAGAGCGTTGACTGATAAATTCAGACTTACTTGCACGGTGGATCTGGTTTTTTAAATCAATAAAGTTCATGTAAAATATTACACAAAATCATCTCCTCTTGCTAGGAATAGCGTAAAATCCGACAACCATAAAACATAAATCTATAAAAGAGCTAAGCATTAAACCACCACTGAGAGTAACAACCTCCCATTCCTTACCTCCAAATATCCAGCTAAAAAATCCCCACTTTGCTCCATCACCTTTAGGAACAATTATATCATAAGTGATTGTGGGATTGTGAGCATAATAAATCATAAGGTAGCACATTGTAAATGTGATAGACATAAACAATATTCTCCTTGTGGTTTTAACAAAAGGATCACTAGCTTGAACTTCTTGATTTTTAATTAGAGCTTCAAGAGTTGCACTATCTCTTGCGGCAAGCATCATTTGGTCTTGCCTTTTTTGCTCCAACCAAGAGTTTATTAAATTGCATGCGAGTTTAATTCCCGCACCCAATATAGTATTTAAAATTGGGCCCATTAGCCAAGGCTGTCGTAGACATCTTTACTGCAAAATTTAGTTAATTTTGTGCCATCTTCATCTACTGCAGCGAGGGCATATCTAATTGTAGTCTTTCCAGCTTTGGAAACTTTTTCGTAGGTTTTCTTTTCCACTTTATCTTCTGAAATTTCGACTTTTGTCTTCTTTTTTACATTATAGAATTGAATCATGATATTTTTTGGGTTAGTTTTTATTTATAATAAATTTAAAAAAAGCTTTTTCAATAAAATTATAATCCATATTTAGTTTTAAGATCCTTTAGGTAACATCTATATCTAATTATACAGTCTTTTAAATCGTCCATAATTTTATATGGAAAATTCTCTATATCATTAATGTCAAACCATTTGAATTCAGTATGCTCGTCATTTAAAACAATAACAGGTTTACTTTTATTTTTAGAAAAATATACAGTAAACTGAGTTGTATGACCATCGCTATGATCATTAAAGATATCTCGTATGTAAGAAAGGTCAGATATTTCTATATCAACTCCAGTTTCTTCTTTCATCTCTCTAATGCTACAGGACATGGCACTCTCCCCTTTTTCAATAGCTCCGCCAAAAATACTCCAATAGCCAGCTAAAGGCACTGGTTCTCCATTCCATAATTCGCATCTTTTAGCTAGCAATATTTCATTACCAACTACTAATGTTACTCCAGAAGCTTTACTGACAGGATTCACAAACCTCTCCATTTTTCATGGCTTCAATACTGCACGAAGTTTCAGTAGATGAAGTGTCCGAACTGGCAGACTTTTCAATTTTACTTGCAGCTCTATTTCTTAAATAATAGGTGGTTTTTAAACCACACTCCCAACATTTCATATAGATATCATTTAAGTATTTTAGTGAAGTCCCTTTGTTGTAAAGATTAAAACTTACAGCTTGATCGATCCATTTCTGACGTGCAGAATTAGAATCTATTAAACTCATCATGTCTCTGTCAAAAGCGGTTTTATATTTTTCTTTTATATCTTGAGGTATATCTCCATTTGCAAGGGATAAATCGCCATCTATAGTTTTAATAAAATTAGCTATTTCTGCATTCCATAAACCCCTATCCTTCATATCTTTAATGAAATGAGGATTGGTTATATAAAAATTACCACTCTTATTTTCGTAAACAAATAATACTGAAAAATTTGGTTCAATACTTTGCTCTACACCGTTTATGTATCCTATAGTAGCCGTTGGAGCTATAGCCATAACATTAGAGTTCCTCATGCCAAATTGACGAACATGATCTCTGACTCGACCCCATTCTTTAAGGTTTTCTGTTGACTTTGTGTTATTACCCCTATACAGCATTAAGTTATTATATGAATCTAAAGGGAACACCCCCTTGCTCCAAAGAGAGCCACTGTAAGTTTCATAAGATCCTTTTTCTTTTGCAAGAATAGAGCTGGCAAGGATTGCATTGCAAGAATAAAATTCAAACAAATTATCGTTAAAAGCTACGGCTTCATCGCTATCTATTTTTATGTTCATTTTGTGTAGAACATCATGAATAGCCATCATTCCTAGGCCTATTGGCCTATTTCTTAAATTAGAATTACTAGACTCTTTAGTTGGATAAAAATTTAAATCTATAACATTATCTAATATACGTATAGCGGTATGTATAGTTGATTTTAATTTCTGAAAATCTATAGAGTTGTTTTCTTTTAAATGATTTAATAAATTAATAGAGCCTAAATTACAGACTGCGGTTTCTCCATGCTCAACCTTTTCCCCTTCTTTGTATTTTGAGGCTTTAGTGTGCAGAGTAATTTCTGTGCAAAGATTAGAGCTTCTGACAGTACCTTCATGCTGATTTGTGTAACGAATGTTGCATGGATCTTTAAAAGTATTCCATGGGTGAGAAGTCTCAAAAAGCACTTTCAGCATTTTTTTCCAGAGCTCTTTGGCAGGGATTTTTCTGAAGTTTTTGATGTGGCCATATTCTGCAGCTCGACATGCATCTTCATATCTATCATCAAAATCTTTACCAAAATAATCGTGAAGAGTCTTTCCGTCTTCATAAACCATCTCGCCTGGATCAAAGAAATACCAATCTTCTTCGTTCTTAACTCTACGCATAAACTCATCTGGTATCCATGAAGCTGTATTCATGTCATGACATCGTAAACGATCATCCCCTGTATTCCTTCTTAAGTTTAGGAAATCTTCATAATCTAAGTGCCAAGGCTCAAGATATGCACATCCTGCACCTGGACGCTTTCCGCCTTGATTGACTGCAACTAATAGATCATTATATATCTTCAACCAAGGCACAAGACCACTTGAGATACCATTAGTGCCTTCTATGAAGGAGCCTGTAGACCTAAAAGGCGTAACATCAAGCCCAAGCCCTCCAGCATATTTTGACTTTCTTGCCTCTTGCCAAGCTCCATCAAAAATTCCATCTATACTATCATCAAAAGTATTTAAATAGCATGAGCTTAACTGAGATCGAACTGTGCCACTGTTAAAAAGAGTAGGAGTGGAAGGTGTGTATAAAAATTGACTAAAAAGATTATAGAACTCTATAGCTTTTTCATTTTTATTTTCTTCATTTATTGCTAGACCCATAGCGACCCTCATCCAGAAACTTTGAGGAGCTTCCATGATTTTATCTTCGTGCCTAATGAAGTATCTATCAGTTAAAATTTGTATGCCTAAATATTTAAAATTTAAATCTCTCCTTATTTTTAAGGATTCAGAAAGTTTTACTAAGTCGAAATCCAAAAGCTTAGCATTAACTCTACCCACCTTGGATAGTTTTTTAATATTTTGTATGAAACTTTTCCTATATTGTAATTTGAAAGTATCAGAATCGACCCCTTCTTTAAACACCTCTTTATAGGCCGTATTTAAAAGAAGCCTAGACGCTACAAAACTATAGTTTGGTTCTTTTTGTATTTTTTCTCTAGAACTAAGGATTAAAGCCTTGTCTATTTCAGAAGTAGTAATTTTATCGTAAAGTTGTAACTGGGCATCAAGTACGACCTCACTTGCAGAAACATTATCAATGTCTTCACACGCTCTTTCGGATATTGCATTTATCTTTTCTACTTTAAAGTCTTCTAACCTTCCGTTTCTTTTCTTTACTTTTATTTCCATAAAATGATTAGGGGGGGATTCTTTTTATTACACGACTATTCTAAATATTCAGAGTTTATATTTATGAATATTTTCTAAAATAGAGTAAGAGGATTAACCCAGTTACTCAAACAAAACAACTATTTTTTTATTCTGAATTTGATAAGTACCAAGAGTATGTTTTTGCAATACCTTCATCAATTGATACTTGCGGAATAAAGCCTAGCTGGTTTATTCTGCTATTATCCATTTTTTTTCTAAAAGTCCCATCTGGTTTAGAACTATCAAATAAAATTTCGCCTTCGTAACTTATAATATTTTTTATTTTTAATAATAGATCTAAAATAGAGAGTTCCTCATTAGATCCGCAATTAAGATGAGAGATCCCTTGCTCATAAATATCTTTAGCATCAACGTTTTCTAGGCAAAATAAAATAGCAGAGGCAACATCTTCAGAAAAAAGAAACTCTCTAAGCGGTTTTCCAGAACCCCAAAGAGTAATACTAGGACTGTTAGAGCTTTTTGCATGATGAACTTTGTTAATTAAAGCTGGTAGAACATGAGAGCTTTTTAGATCAAAATTGTCATTAATCCCGTAAAGATTACAGGGCATCAAGGAATAATAGTTATCATCGTATTGATGGTAAAAACTTTCACACATTTTTAAGGCGGCGATTTTTGCTATCGCATACGGTTCGTTTGTCGGCTCAAGCTTTCCTGTTAACAAATACTCTTCTTTTATAGGGATTTGAGACTCTTTTGGATATATACAAGAAGAGCCTAAATTTATCAACTTTTTAACTTTATTATCATGACAAGCTTTTATGATGTTAGCACCAATAATAGTATTTTCATATATAAAGTCAGCCTTAAGGTCATTATTCGCTAGTATACCTCCCACTTTTGCAGCAGCAAGAACAACATAATCGATGTTTAAATTTTTAAAAAAAAGGTTTACATCTTTTTGGTTTTTAAGATCTACCTCTTCCCTTGTTGCTGTTACAATATTAGTGTAACCATTAGATTTTAAAGCTCTTACAGTAGCAGAGCCAACCATTCCTCTGTGGCCCGCCACATAAATAGCATCATCTTTGTTCATATGATGACTTTGCGTAATCAGATTGATACATCTTTTTAACAAGCCCTTTAAAATCTGTATTACGGGCCCATCCTAATTCTTTTTCAGCCAAAGAAGGGTCGCCGCAGAGCTCGTGAACCTCGGCAGGCCTGTAGAATTTTGGATCTACTGACATTATCAGATGATCACCCTTTTTTGAAAAATATTTTTCTTTATCCTCCACCCCTGTTTTATAATATTCAATGTTTGCGCAAGATAGGGTCTCTTCAAGAAAAGATCTAATTGTATGCATCTCCCCACTAGCTAAAACATAATTTTTGGGTTTATCTTGATTTAACATACGCCACACTCCATCCATAAAATCCTCCGCATCACTCCAGTCTCTCTTAGCTTCTAAGTTGCCCAAAGAGAAGCTAGGAATCTCCACATGACTTAGATTAGACTTTTCTAAAGCCAATTTAAATTTAGCTACATTATATGTTATTTTTCTAGTAACAAAATCAAGACCTCTCCTTACCCCTTCATGATTGAATAACCAACCTTGAATAGCATATAGATTATAAGACTCTCGATAGACCCTGACTAGATGTCTAGCAGCACACTTGGCAGCTCCATAAGGAGACTGAGGTCTTAAGGGGTGAGCGGCATCTTGAGGGGAATATATAACATCTCCAAATTCTTCAGAAGATCCTGCATTATAAAACCTGCATAGCGGAGCGAATCTTCTTATTGACTCAAGGATATGAAGAACAGAATCAGCATCAGTACCCCAAGTTTGTATAGGATATTTCCAGCTACCAGCGACAAAAGATTGTGCGGCAAAATTTATAAAATAGTCTGGCTTGATATCTATGATAGCATCTCTAATGCTATGAGCATCATTCAAATCCATATCGATAAGCTCGAAGTTAGGATCACCTTCTAAATGCAAAATATTTTCGTGATTCTTGACGCTAATACGTCTTACTGAACCAAAAATTTTAATATCTAATTTTTCTTTATTTAATTTTTTAATAAGATAGTCGCACATATGGCTTCCATCCTGACCTGTTATACCTGTAACAATAACTTTTTTCATAAAAATCAATCAAGGCGTAATTCTTTTTTTCTTTGAGGAATCCATTCTTCTAAGGTCATAGAAGGCTCCCAGCCTAAAACCTCTTTCGCTTTTGAAATATCAGCTAGGGTTTCTTTAGGCTCTAACCTAGCCTCAATATACTCTTTTTCTCCTCCTATTAAATCAGCCACTTGATTTATTGTTCTGTTGTCGCCATTTCCTATATTAAAAATATCACCTTTAAACTCTTGGTCCGATTGAGCGGCAAGGATATTTGCCTTCACTACATCGCCAACAAAAGTAAAGTCTCGTTTTTGTTCTCCGTCTCCAGTTATTGTGAGAGGTTTTTTATAAAGACGTTGTTTGAAGAATACCTCAAGAACTAAGCTGTATGCAGAACCCGAACTAGCTCTGGAACCGTAAACATTAAAATATCTCAAACTTACAGTATCTAAACCATAACAATCCGAAAAAACTTTACAATACTGTTCTCCTATAAGTTTTTGGAGTCCGTAAGGGCTTTTCGGATTAGTGGGGTGATCCTCTGGAGTTGGGAAAACTGAAGCGTCTCCATAGGCAGAAGAACTTGCACTATAAACAAATCTCTTAACTCCAATATTTTTTGCAAAATCAAGAGCTCCAACCAATGAATCCACATTAGCCTTATTAGTTCCTACGGGATCCAATAATGAAGGCTGTACTCTTGGCAAAGCTGCAAGGTGAAATATAGCATCTGAGCCGACAGATGCATTAATTGCTTGCCTGTATGAATCCATCTTTTCGCCAATAGTATTAAAATATGCAGGGTTTATCCTAAATAGCTCAGCTTTTTCATTTATGTTGTCTGGTTGGCCAGTTGAGAAATTATCAAAAACTACAACCTCATGACCTTCATCTATTAGTGCATCCACTAAATGACTTCCAATAAAACCTGCTCCTCCTATAACTGTATACTTCATATTTATCTATAATTTTTAAATGTGATCATGGCCGCATCCCGATGTATCAAAATCTTGTGTTCCAGTCGAAACTGCGGCGGAAAAATTTTCCCAATCTTTTTCTGGTCTAACCAAGACATTTGTATCCCATGCTGCTTGTAAAACTTTAGAGTTTACGCCATTAGCTTTCATTAGATTAATGAAAGAGTTTATGTCTTTTGGGAAGCAGGTGCCTCCAAAACCTAACTTGCCATCATGGCCTGGGACTTGATAATGACTTATGCCTATCCTGCCATCAGACAAAACACCTTCCATAATTTTATTATAATCTAATCCAATCTTATCGCAAAAGAGTTTTACCTCATTAAAATAGCTGATTTTAGTAGCAAAAAAACAATTGGCTACATATTTAATCATCTCTGTAGAATCGCTGTCCATTAAAAATGTTTTTACTCCTGGAAATCTTTTTTCAAAAAGCTCTACAACTTTATTAGGGACAGCATGAAGGTTTGAATAAAAATCTTTTGGATATCCTACTATGTTTCTAGATGGGGTTATAAAATCTAAAAGAGCAGTCCTTGCGGTAAGAAACTCAGGGGAATGTAAAATTTTTAATTTATCATACTGTTTTTGAAGTCTAGAGGTTGTTCCTACTGGAACGGTAGACTTTATAACAAAAGTGCAATCAGGTTTAAGCTCGGAAGCTTCAGCAAAAAAAGATTCAATAATAGATAGATCACACTTGCCTTGTTCAGATAGAGACATTGGAGTAGGAAGGCATACGAATACTACATCTTGATCTAAAGTTTCTTCAAGTGTGTGAGATCTTCTGTTTTCATCCTTATCAAAAACCTTCACACTTTTTACATGATGATTAAATCCATGGACAGCCGCTGATCCCACAAATCCATTTCCTATGACTCCTAGTGTTGTATCCATTGTTTTATAATATATTTTTATGAAAATTTTTCAATAGGAATTAATGCAATCTACTATATAGTTTAAATCTGATTTTGATAGCCACCATCCAACAGGTATGTTTAATAATCTTGATTCAAAAAAATCTAAATTAGGCAAATTGCATTTTTTAAAATCTTTAAAAACAGAATATTTATCATTCCGTACATGAACGACATCTGTATGAATTTTTTTATTTTTTAAAAAATCTTGAAGATCTTCTCTAGTGTCGCAAAGTATGGAATATATCCAAGAAGAAGACTCATACTCGCTGCCCCTTTTTAATTTTATAATTTTTGGATTGTTAATGTTTTTGTCATAAAATTTTGAATTGTTTTTATGCGCAAGGGTTAAATCATTAATATATTTCATCTGCTCCAAGCCTATCACAGCCGTTATGTTATTCATATGAAATTTATAACCAGAGAGTGTGATATCTTGCTCCCATTTACTGCCTTTATATTTCCTGTTTAAACCAAACCATCTTAATAATTTAGACTTCTCGTAATCAGATTTATTTTTGCAAAGCAAAGCTCCTCCATCAGCAGTTGTTAAATGTTTTATTGCCTGAAACGAAAAACAAATAAAATCACTATGATTGCCAATTTTTTGACCGTTATATGTTGAGTCTAATGCATGAGCCGCATCTTCAATAACTTTTAGATTATGATCTTTTGCGATTTTATTTATTAAATCAATGTTAAAAGGCTGTCCAGCCCAGTGAACAGATATAATTGCTTTTGTTTTTTTTGTTATTTTTCTTAAAACACTTTCTGGATCAATGTTTCCTGTGTCTTTTTCTATATCAGCCCAAACTATACTAGCCCCAGCATTGTATATAGGTTCATTTGTAGCCATGCAGGTCATGGGCGAACTTATAACTTCATCACCAGGGCCAACATCAGATAACCTCAAAGCCAAAGTAATTGCCGATGTACAACTATTTGTTAAACAACAATTATCATTTCCTATATATTCCCCAAATTCTTTTTCAAATTTATCTGAATATTCTCCTTCTGTTATAAATCCAGATTTAAAAACTTCATCTATTTTTTCCCCAACACCTTTTGGGTAATGTACTTTAAAAAGAGGTATCATTATTCTTCAAGCCATTTTTGATTTTTAACTGTCCATTCGACAGTATTTTTAAGTGATTCAAGAAAAGGAATAGGGATACTCCACCCCATATCTTTCATCTTCTCTCCACACAAAGAGTATCTCAAGTCATGTCCAGGCCTATCTTTATGAAAATCAACCATTTCGTATTCCAATTCTTCCCCTATAAATTGAGATATCATTTTAGCCATCGATAGATTATCAACCTCCTCTTCTCCGACTACATTGTACTTTTCACCAATAACACCTTTTTCTAGTAAGAACAGCACAGCTGCAGCAATATTCCTTGCATGTATATAAAATCTGCTTCCAGCCTTTTTCTTGTCTGGATAAGAATGGATAAATATTTTTTCTTTATTTAAAATTCTCTTGATGCATAAAGGTATAAATTTTTCTACATGTTGCCTTTCTCCAAAAGCATTCATGACATTAATTACCATTATGGGGAGTTTGTATGTGTTTTCATAAGAAACACATATTTGTTCAGCGCAAGACTTACTTGACGAGTATGGGTTTGTTGGTTTATGCCTATCCCACTCTCCGTAGCAAAAATTTTCAGGAGCAGAACCAAATACTTCATCAGTACTAAAGTAAAAAAACATTTCTAAATTTTTGAGCGTTCTTGCATACTCAAGCATTTCAACTGTTCCATTAATATTATTATGAAAAAACTTTCTTGGGTCTAGTATACTATTATCTACATGAGATTCAGCCCCCATATGAACTATAATATTTACATCTCCAATCTCTTTCTTAAGGCCGCCTTCTATGGGTAAAGTGAAATCATGACAAAAAAACTTAACTCGTTCATTTGTTAATCCAGAAAAACTCCTTAATCTATCTAGCCCCATGCTTGCATATGTTAGCTTGTCTAGAATTACAATTTCATAATCACTATGACGAAGTAAATGCTCTACTAAATGGTGACCAATAAACCCACACCCACCTGTAATTAAAACTTTTTTACTCATTTTTTAAAATCAGTTTCATTTTTATGTTATAAATAAAATCATTGTTTTTTCCAGTTGGTGTTTTAGACAATTCAGTAAACCCAAGTTTTTTATAGAGATTTATAGCTACTTTATTAAAACTTAAAACCTCTAAGTAAAATTCATAAAAATTTATTTTTCCAATCTTATTTTTTAAAAAAACAAAAAAATCTTGATAAGCTTTAAATGCTAGCTTTTTTCCTCTGAATTTTTTATGTATATCTAAGCCTATATAGCAACCTTTGTCGGTCCAATTACTGGTTCTAAAATATCCTATTTTATTTCCACCTATCTCATATATAAAAAACTTAGGATTATTTGTTTTAAACCAACTGTAAGATTCTTCCGTAGTATAAAAAGAAGAGTCGTGCAGAAAATCTCTACACTCATTCCTGATTTCATTGTAAAAAGGAATGTCTTCAAGAGTCATGGATCTAATCATGGATAAATTTCTTTGGGTATTTTTTCGTTTCTATTCTTATTACCAAAAAATAAAACTTTCATTTTAGTGCTAGCTAATACTCGCTTGGCTCTTTAGTACCAGCTCTTTTATGTTTTATTACAATGCTTTTGTATTGATGTTTATCTCCTGATGATTGCGAATCAACCTCTGGTAAGATTAAATATTTTAAATCTTCGAATACAATTGGGTGCAACCAAGATGTATCTAAGGCCGTGTAACCTATGCGACTCATTTGATCTAGAAAAAACTTTGGAGAGATTGGCATCCAAACACCTAGATCTTTTCCCCATATATGACCAAAATCAATAACCTCTTCAGAGTAAGGAATTGATTTATCTAAATTTTTCCTAAAATCTTTTACCCCTTCTTCCTTGCCGCAAGGATAAAAAATCCAAAATTTATCATCTTTCATTAATTGAAAATGCTCAACCCTTTCAAAAAAAGATTTAGACCTAAAGAATGTATTTAACGCACTTGGCATATGACCATACCTACCCATTGTTCCTCCTTGAAGAATTTTTGCATAGGGAATTCCGAATAAATCGTAAGAATCTAAAACTTCCGTTAGGTCTTTTTGATCCCAATCTCCTAAATACTCTATATCGGGATCAGAAACAATAAAAAAATCAGAAGTTATTTCTTTTAATAACCTGTGCAAATTAAAGGCATGAGTCATAGATCCGTGAGAGTCACGGGGACCCAAAGGATGATAATCAAAATTTAACAAGGTTGAATTAGTAGGCGCAATTATATTTTTTTCTAATTCAATGGGGCATCTAACTAAAAAGTTTACATTAAAATTTTTTAAATTTTTAACCCATCCTGGACTATTAGAATTAAATAAATTTATGGCAGTATTGTTATGTAAAACCAATAAGAAATCTATATTCGCTTTTGATTTAGTCATACTTTTGTTTGTTCGTACTCTTTAGATTTAGTTTTATTAGAGTCATGCATTCTATATCTATAAAATGGCATTCTTAAGTGGTCTATTTTATAGTCTGAACCTAATCTTTTTCTTAACTCTCTTTCTTCTTTATGTCTCATTTCTGGATTATAAGAACCGAGTTCAACGAAAAGATCTTTTCTGTACATTATACCGCAGGAAATGTCGTCAACCTCTGCATATTTTCTGGTAATTTTATTTTCCATTTCATCGACAAGAATATAATCACAAGAAACGCAAAAAGAATCCCTGTTCATTTGTAAATACTTAGAAAGCATATGGCACATTTCGCTATGAACATAGTCATCAGAGTCAACCCTAATGAAAAACCTGCCTCTACATCTTGAAACTCCTAAGTTTGCTGCCCTAGCAACACCAGAATTTTTTTCTGTTTTTAAGAGGGTTGTATTTTGTAAAAATGGAACGAGCTGCTCTTCCGAATCGTCTGTTGAGCAATCGTCTACTACAATAACCTCGTGAGAAACATACTTTTGATCTATACAACTCCTAATGCATCTTTGTATATATTTAGAATAATTATAATTAGTGACTATAATTGAAACAAGTGGGCTATTCGATAAAGGAGCCATGATATATTATGATTTGAGATCGATAATTTTAAAGTTAAATTCAGGAAAGAAAAAATTCTCTTTTTGCACTACCCCAGCTAAGGAGAGTTTTGGGATTTCACTTCTTTTCAAATTGTATGATTTTCTGAGATCAGAAGAAACACCAAAATTACTACTGGCAGTCAAAGATGATTTTGAAAATCTGCGTTTATATAAAAACTCTTGCAAATTAAATATCTTATACTTTGACAATATTCTGAGAAAAATTCCTGTGTCCGCAGCTATATGGGTGTTCCCGTCCCAGCCTTCAAGCTCATCCAGAACGCTTCTTTTGAACATTAGAGATCCATTCATGCAAATTTTAACTTTCATATAATCTTTGTAAAGATCTTCGCTTGAAAGATAATTACATATATCTCTTAATATTGACCTTTTAACATTTACAGGGTAGTGGTTTTTTCTACTATTCTTAACTGCTTTTTCTTTAGAAACTGTATGAGGGGTATAACCATCTTCCCAGAACTCAATAATATTTGTTCCACAACAAGCTGTTAACTCGTCGCTATTTTCAAGAAAGTCGTACTGTTCTTGTATTCGATCTTTGATACTTATATCATCGGCATCTTGAAGTGCTATGTATTTATGTAAACCTCCATATTTTTTTAATAAAAAATTTTTAGATGCATATGTTCCAATATTTGAATCAGAACAAATTAACTTTACCCTATCATCTTTTATCTTTGATATCATTTTAACAGTATCATCAGTACTGTTATCATCAAATATATACAGAGAAAAACCACGAAAAGTCTGAGATAGAATAGAATTAATACAATCTTCTATTGTATTTTCAGAGTTGTAACAAGAAAGAAAAATACCTACATCCATTTACTTACAAAATTTAGAAAGTTCCTTGAGCTCCTTAAGGTTCATTGAGCAATGATGAGCTGCTTCCGTTTCCGATTGAAGGTTTTTGTCTAATGTAAAATGTTTTTCTATAACAGTGGACCCTCTTTTAATAGCCTCTTTACAAGCATTTATTCCATCGCAATGATCGCTATAACCGACTAAATTTTTATCAAAATATTTTGGCAGCAAGGATATTCCCTCCTCTTCAGTATGAGGATACTTGCAAACACAATGAAGATAATCAACATTAATATTATCAAAAGGTAACCCATCATTTTCCCATTTGCCTAAAGAGCAATATGTTTTTATATTAGATTTTACCATATGACAGCAAAGCTCAAAATCATTTTTTATTAAACCACTCGCTATTTTATTTATAGATAAGCCCGACTCTTTAACCCACTCAAACCTATCTAAATGAAAAACTGACGCGAAATAATCTAAACCGCTGCTTTCGGAATAAGATTTGAGCTCTAGAAAAACATCTTTGGACATAGAAAGGTATTCCCACTTGTGTCTATCTTTTCCAGGCATTCTGTAAGTGTCATAAAGTTGAACTTTAACAGCATTAGCTCCACCTTCGGCGGATTGGTCTATCATTTTTTTTGCTTTATCAATGGAGCCTCCCCATTGACCGCACAATTCACTTATAATATAAACACTCATGACCAAGAAACTGTTCTCGCTGGAGGTTTTGACTCTATATACTGGGCATCATCTATTGTATGAACATCTTGGATATCACAAACAATCACCCCGCAATTAGTACTAAGATCTTTTTGAAAAACATAATCCCCTTTAAATATTCTAAAGGCAGCATTTTGCATTAAATCAGAATCAACACTAAAGATTTCATCTTTACTTCTGTTCAATAAAAGATTGATGCCATCTTTTAAATGAAGACCTTCTATTTCTGGAGAATTAGGCTGAAGAGAAATCCATACATTACAAGGGTTTTTTTGAGATATCTTGCTAGCAGCATCTCTAACTGCAGCTTGTTTGAATGTACGATCACAAGCTAAACTTTTATCACGTAAGATGGTCTCGGCTCCATATTTTTTAGATTCAGATAAGATTTTTTCGCTATCAGATGTGACCCAAACCTTGGTTTTGTAATCTGGATTTAGTGATAACCCAGCTCTAATAGCCCAATAAATCATAGGTTTTCCGAAAATAGGAAAAATATTTTTATCTTTTAATCTTTTGCTACCCCCTCTTGCGGGTATAATAATATTAACATTCATTCTTTACTAAGCGATTTATGATTCTCTTTGAAGCACTACCTGAAGATAAAAACTTTTTTATATAGTAATCATAATCGTACTCTTTAGCAAGTAGATCTTTTATATTGGATTTTATTAAATCAAGATTATTGAAATCAGAATTCATGTTCTTGAAATTCTTACACTCATAAAATTTTATCAGCCTTTGAGGGAATGGTTTTATGTTCAGGTTTAACATTCTCTTTTTTAACATAAGGACCTCTTTAGTTATTGTAGAGCTAAAATTGATAACCATGTCGCTAGCATAAATAAGCTCCATGCTGTCATGTGGAAACCAAGATTCATCCATAAAGTGATAATCCGAGTTGATCTTATATGGGTCTTTACCCCTTGTTTTAGTAATAACTTTATAACCTATATCTCTAGCTATATCGCAAATTGAATTTAAATCTATCTTGGTAGAGTCTCTAAGTCGAGGCATAGGCATGAAAATATATTTATCTTTTTTTGAGAGTTTATATTTCTCGAAAATTTCATCTAAGTTAAAGTTGATATCATACTTTGGACTTCCATAAAACACAGACTTAGGGTGATTTTCGAAACCTCCAAGTGAAGCAAAAAATCTAGAAGGGAAAACACAAAAGTTAATGTTATCTATGTATTTTTTGAAACTCATTCTGAAGTCAGTCATATAAGTTAAAGATATTTTTTTGTCACAGTTGATGTGTTGTGAATACTCGCCTTCGACAAAAAAAGTAGGATCACGAAGAGATCGGGGAGAAAGTTTTATTAACTCAAAATTATAAAAACACGAAAGCTTGGTTAAAAAATCTAAACAAGCTAAAGGATTGTTATATTTTTGGTTTTGACCATAGTAAACAAAAGATTTTATACCTTGTTTATTTCCCTCTATTATTAACGGAAGGAAATAACGGAGATAAGTCATTTCATATAAGATGAAGTTCACTTTAATTCTTGCAACATTTCTTCAGCATCCTGGTAGCTGAGATCCCATTCACATAAGTTGGCTATTTTAGATTTTGAGTCCAGCCTAACAGAATTATTGTAATTAGGAGTTTTAACTTCAGGGTGAAACTCTACCAACCAATATTTAATGAAATCATGTATTTTATTCTCAAACAAATGAGGGAGAACATCGTACTCTGAGCCTTCTATATCTATTTTAAGAACCGCAACTTCTGTCTCTAAAATGTTTTTTTTAATCCAATCTGATATATCTAAACAATTAACATTTATATAATCATTTATGGTCGTTGAAGATTTTCCAGCAACTAATGAAGAGCCTGTCCTAGCCCCCCAGTCTTGACAATAAAATTTTTTAGGTTCCGAACTGTTACTAATTGCAAAATTATGAGTTTCTACACGAATATCTTTAGAAAACTTTTTTTTTAAAATATTATAATTATAAGGTAATGGCTCAAAGCAATCAACTTTAATATCTTGATTTGAAAAGAATTCTAAAGCCCATTCTGTAGATTGACCTACATTTGCACCACAATCTATAAACCTAATTTTTCTCTTCATTCTTTATAACGGTTGATATATAATCTTCTAATTTAATCTGCGGCTTCCATCCCAAATGCTGATAAGTCAAAGAAGGAACCGCTTTACCAAAAAATCTTTCACCCTTTCTTTCAGGAATCAAAACATGTTTATGTTTGAACATTTCAGCAACATCTATAATTTTATGAGGAGTACCAGTGCCAAGCGGATACTCTCCTTGTTGACCTTTTTCATAAGCTAAAATAACACCTCTGACAATATCATTAATATGAGTGAAATCTCTAGACTGTTCTCCTGGAGAAACAACAGTCAATGGGGAGCCTCTAGAGTATTGTTCCTCAAATATCCCTATAACCGTAGCATAATCTCCTGACCTGACCTGACCAGGACCATAAGCATTATAGAAATAAGTTATTTCATATTTTAAATCAAACCAGTCTGAGTAGTTTTTTATTAACTCTACTATCTTTGCTTTCATCCAAGCATAAGGAGATAGGTTTTCATCTTTTCCGTCGTTTCCAAACTTACTGCTACTTGCACTATATATTAGTTTGCAATTTTCTGATATGCAAAAATCTAAAACAGATTTACTTCCCTGCATATTATAATCCCAGCAAAGATTTATATTATCAAAACTAGTAACTATTCTTGAATATTCTCCAAAATGAAAAACCACATCGGGAGAAAACTTTTTATTGTTCCAGAGCAGAGGGGCGTCAACATTATTCAAATCCCTAGTGTCTTTATTTAAATACAGCACCCTTTTGGATACGATATGATTTTCTATTTTGCCACAACTGTAGTTATCTATAGATATAATTTTACAATCATTATATTTTTTTAAAAGTTTTTTAATTAAAGATGTTCCTACAAAACCAGCCCCTCCAGTTACTAAAATATTCATAAAAAATTAAATTTTATTGTGTTATTATTTGATGATATAAATCGTCTAAGTTCATCAGTAAGACCTTTGCTTAAATAATTCTTATCCCATTCGCAGGCATGATATACTATATTGGTTTGACTTTTTAAAGCAAGGGGAACAAAAGGCGGAAAGCAAGTGGCGTAAGATTTTTTATATTTTTTATTTTCATCTTCATTCTTATATGTTTTCGCCTGGGTGTAACCAATATCACAAAAGCTCAAAGGAAAAATAGCGAAATTGCTAATGCCTTCTGAGTGGAAAGCTCTAAAAGAATCTGGGCTCATTTTCCAAGCAGGAGGTCTAAAAATGGGGCTAAAAGTATTTTCTAAACCAGCATTCTTGACAGTTAATTTCATTAGTCTTACTTTGTCTAATGCTTCTTGATAGCTGAGGTTTTTGAATTCATCGTTGTCATTATAGCCAGGAATACCGTGATAGTGTCCATGATATCCTATTTCAAAATTTTTACTCGGAAGAGATCTTACCTCAGAACAGAATTCTGGGTAATCAGATAAAACTAAAGGGGTGTCTGTTGATATATCAGGCTTTACTGTTCTCCAGTAAGCAGTCGGAATAAAAAGGGTGAATTTAATATCGTTAAAAATCTCTATTAACTCAAAACATCTTTCAAGGACTTTTGTTGAAGACTGGGGATGCGGGCTTACATCATCTATACTTATGTTTAAATTATTCACTCCAACCCACTCTCCTAAGGAATCTAATAGAATCATATAGGATATGACATTCTTTAGGTAACCTCCATTTAGAGGACTTATTAAAATCCGCATTCAGGTCTGAAAATATAGTCCTAATTTTTTTGTCTTTAAAACTTTCGCAACTTGATATGAAATTTTCAGGTTCTATGTCATCTCTATAGTTGTTTAAGATAGATGAGACCAATGACCTAGAGAAGAAGGTTCCATTTTGAGAGCAAAAATTTTTTTTGTTTTCAAAAATATTGTGACCTTCAGTAGAAAAATATTGATTGACTAAAAATGGATTTTCGCTCGACCTATGACCAGCACCAAAGGATAGTCTATAAATATATTCTTTAGAGCTTAGTAGTTTTAGAAAACTGTCTGTATAAATTTTGTTAATTATTTCAGAATCGTCCTCTATGACTACACAGTATTGACTGTCAGTATCAAGAAACTTTTTAAAAAGAAATTGCATACTTCTGGGAAGACCTAACCTTGGATTTGATATAAAAATGCTAGCATTAACATTAGTGTATTTTTCGTTTATCTTCTTTACGAGGTTAATATAATCATCTTTTGTACAAATAGAAGAAGATTCTCTGAGGTGGTCGTCCAAATGAATAATATATTCAAAAAAAGTATTTCTATTGAAGAAAATATTATCAAGAGTATCGAAATGTTTTTGATAACATTCTATATCAAGAATAGCTGGGCAAATTATACAGAGTTTATTCATATTAGCTATGGCAAATAAATTCTGGATGTTTACCTCTTACAACTTCGATATTATTATAAATTGAGCGGAGTATATTTTGCAAATAATCAATTTCTTCATAATCTAAAAACATAGGATGAAGGCTGATATAAAGAGGTATAGGGTTTTTGGTTAAAAATTTTTCCATTGAAGGAATCGCTTTAATTTCTCCACCCTCTATATCCATTTTTATTAAAGCTATATCTTTAGCCTGTATTTTACATTCATCTAACAAATCTTCAAATGTTATAGTATCAACATTTATAACAGTTTCTTTTTGCCCTTTAGGGTTCTTTGTTGAAAATGTAGACATGGAACTTGATCTAGAAAAAAAGTTAACCTGACCTGTTTTATCATAGAGAGCTTTTTCAACAAAATCAATATTTGAAATATCATTAATTGATATATTATTTTTTAACTTTTTAACTGGATCGGGATCAACCTCAAGGGATATTACTTTTTTATATTTTTGAGATGCATAAAGAACTGTGGGGCCTATCCAGGACCCTATATCTATATATACTAAATTAGAGTCTTTATATTGATCTAAAATTTTGAAAGTCTCTGGCTCCCATTGCCCCTTCGATATTGAATTCCAATAAAACTCAGACTCAGAATCGTTAAATTTAAAATTAAAATCTATCATCTTTATTATTATTTATAGAATTTAAGTATTCGTTTTTTATTTCTTTTATAGTTTTTACTTTTACCGAATCAGAATAAGAGCCTAGGTTTTTAGATACCAAATCTATTTTATCTTTTAAATCTTCTTGATTATCAAAAAGCTCCCCTCCTTTATTAATTAATTCTGGAGTTCCGCCGCTATTTAATCCAATAGCTGGGAGACCGCATGACATTGCTTCTAATAAAGAGTTAGAACAACATTCGTGCTTGCTCGCTGTAATGAAAATATCATGGTTTACTAATTCTTTCGATAGTCTATGAGAATCAAAAGGTCCAACTTTTCTTATGTTTTTAAATTCTATACCTGGATCGTTTCCTATATATGTAAAAATGTATTTTGAAAAATCTAAATTATCATCTAAATATTTATAATAATCAAACCCTTTGTTTTTATTTATAGACCAAGAGGTGCAAACAAGTCTTGTTTTTTTGTAATAAAATTTAGACGCAGGACGTTTAAATATATCAGAATTAGGAGCATTAACTATAACCGAGTGCGATCTATTGAGGTTAAACCCCTCTTTAATATATTCGTTTAAAGCCCATTGGGTTTGAAAGACGGTGAGGTCTGCAACACTTTCATTGATTGCTATACTTAAATCTTGCCTTTCGTCGTTCTCGTTGTTGTATAATTTATATAACCCATCCATTCTATGAACAAAAAGTTTTTTAGGAAACCTTTGTTTTAAAAGAAAAACTTCTTGAATATTTTGGTGGGCATTAAAAATAATAACATCCGCATCCTCAGGAGATTCCGTGATGAGAGAATCATTATTGAGCTCGTTGTATAAAGCTTTTAAGAATTGATTACCTCCTCCCCAGGGGCCATTCTCGAATTTATATTCAAAGTATATCTTCACTTGGTCCTTCTTCTATGATACTTTGCTGAGGATATTTTGTTTGTTCTCCGTCTGACTCTTTTGCATAATCCCAACCAATTGGGTGAGCTATTTCTCTAAATGAACATGGGATCTGCATTGAGTTTAACTCTTTTATTTTTGGCTCTGATAATATTTCATAATAAAAATTATCAGATGAAGCAGCTTTTATATAATGACCTTTTCTTTTACCATCTCTTATGAAGGAATAGTGTCCCCTGGGGTCATTCCATATACCAACAAAAGGTGGAACCTGCAGGAAGAAGATTGATTTTTCTGGGAATTTTGAATTCACCCTATTACTATAATCGTTTTCCCCTTGACCCCATCCCGCAGAAGCATTAATCATGAAATGTCCAACTTCTTTATATAGATCTAAAGAAGCAAAACCCATGGTGGGAAAGTGTTTATGTCCAGTTTGCCATATATCAACACTTTCTCCAAAATGTCTAATTGGCCGAACTAGTTTTCTTAAAACCGTTTGCCTTCTAACTCCATCAAGTAGTATTTGACTGCAATCATAATTATCTATTATGGTTTTTAAATCATTAATAAAAAAGCCTTTAACAACACACTGAATATCATCTTGGAGAAATAATAAATATTTACCCTCTGCATTATCTAAGATAGCATTTCTTGCAACATATTCAGCTTCTAACCAATGATTAGGTGAACAGGTTACAAATTCTATTTTGTGTGGGTGAATTTTTTTTTGATAATCAGAGTAGTCTTGTTTAAGCTTTACTAAATCAGACTCTATAGAGGAATTATCAGCAACAATAATTTTGCATAAAATATCTTTAGGCATACAAACAGCAAGACTATCTAATAAAGAAGATAAATAATAAAATCTATTGAATGATGTTATGCCTATTGTTACTTCTACATTTTTCATATTTCTTCTTTAATTAAATCTATTATAATTGACTCGTCGTGTTTTTCTACCTCATCTAAATAAAGCCTGTGGCTCTTATAGCCTAATATTTCATCCCTATACAAAGATATATCTATACAGCGATTTTCTGGGTACATTGTCATTTCGGGAAATTGATAGCTAGTGTAAATGACAAAAGATTTTGCATTGGCACTGTTCGCTAAATGAACTAAACCGCCTTCTGTTGATAGTAAAAATGACGCTCCTTCTAAAATTTTATGAGTTTCTCTGAAAGTAAGATCTCCATTAGTATAGATAACGTTGTCTAATTTTTTTGATTCTGGAGATCCAATCTGCACAAAATTAATTTTATCTTTTAAAGAATTTACTACATTTTGATATTTTTGAAAAGAATACATTCTTGATTGCATCCAGCTTGTTTTAGAATGCGGCTCAATGCATGCATATTTTTTAGGTAATAAGTTTTTAATTAAATTTGAATTGAACTTTTCTTCTTCCGTTAAATATATTTCGCATTTTAAATCTATGTCATTTTTTATCCCATAAAAATCTAAAGCATACTCAATGGCATGTTTGCCTGGACATGAGAACTCAATTCTTTCTCCGTCTTTTTTTATGTAATTAGTTTCGGGTAAAGAAAAGTCTAAATGAAAATCTCCATTAAAAGAAAAATTAGGATTGTTTTTAAGTATGTCACTCATACAAAAGTTATAATTTTCTAATGCTAAGCATGTTTGACCCTTGTGTTTTCTTATGTTTCTTGCTACCGCAGTCCACATTAAATGTCCACCCATACCCATTATTTAAAGAGAGCTGAATAGTTTTGCGCCGTATTCCTTATATTTAGATCTAGTCTTGGCTCAATCTCTCCTATCTCTAAAGATTTTAGAATAGCACTAACTATAGTTTCTGTGCATACTTTAGGAGGGTTATATAAGTCAACCATTGCTCCATGCTCATAAGTATCTTCTATTTGTATAACAATACCATCGCCCTTAACTAATTCGCTAGTTCCCCCATTATGACTACAAATAACAGGTAATCCTGAAGCTAACCCTTCAACGACTGTATTAGGACACCAATCTAACCATGATAAATGAATCATTGCATCTGCCATTTGATAATACTTAGGCAGTTCTGTTGGGCGTATCATTGGTAAAGTAAAAACATTTGGCATGTCTACATTTTCATAACCACCCAATACAACCAAAGCTACATCTTTTAATTTTTTGTTTTTAAATGCTTCTATGCACTCCTCTAATCTTTTATGCCTACGCCATTTTGAAGAAGCAATGACGACTTTTTCAAAACCATCTGGCTTGCTTATTGGGTCTACTTTTTTAAAAAAATCTGAAGAGACTCCATTATATATAACAGTGTTAGATTTTTTTGTTCCTGTAAATGTTTCGTAACTTTTTTTAGCATATTCAGATTGAAAAATAATATGATCAAACCTCTCGTAACATTCAAATATAGGTTTGTTTAGCATGTTACTGTCGCCCAGTGTATTTCCAGAATCTAAATAAAGCCCGTCAAGCCTTAACATATTAAAGCTATCATTTTCGTAAGAACCTGTAGTCACGGCAATTCTATTTTTAGAGGTCGAAGAGAATTTATAATTTTGTTTTTCGAGTTCCTCTTTTAGTCTTTTCGAGAATATCGAAGGACCGTCAATATTGGAGAAATTATTTATAAAGAAATCATTCATTTACATACCCCCTTGATCTTATGAAATTTTCTGTTTCAAGTTGAGATTTTCTATAACGAGTTTCTGGGTCTGGATTAATTGTGCCATTGTAAATATAATGAACTTTGTTTATATATTTAACAGAACCACCTCTTTTAAAAATATTATGAAGGATTGGGAGCATTAAAACTTGATCATAACATGCTTCAAACCAATCTTTGTTTTCATCTTGAAAATTTTGAAAAGGAACTGATTTAAAATCTGAAAGTTTAAAAGTTTTAAAATGGCTGGAAACCCAAGGGTGAGAATATACATCACAATTTTGAACTAAAGGCCCTGAAAAATTAATACCTATACCTTTAAGTTCATTAGCTGTCCAAACACAGCTATGGCCAGAATCATATTCAGACTTAATGTTAGTAAAACAATCTTTCCCCCAAAGCTGGTCATCGCAATCTATTATGCCGAAAATAGTATCCTTTTCTTTCTCTGAATCTAGTGGAGTTAAAAATCTATAGATGTTATAAATACCATAAAGTCTTTCCTTTGATTCATTTTTTATTAAAAATTTATCAGATGAGTTACTGCATAAATCAATCAACGATTCTCTGAAATTAGGAGCTATTTGATCTTCTAAAAAATAACATTCAACCTTGCAATCATAATTCTGAAAATCGATGCTTTTTACTAAAGAATCTAAATTTTGTGTTTTGTCGCCATGGCAAGGTATTAAGATTTTAAACATTTTATTGTCTCCCAAAAATATTTTGGCCTGTTTTTAGTGAAGTTAAAGGCTGTTTCGTCGTCAGACTTCCACCAATCTTCAGTAATGTGTTGCGAGTTTTCATTTGTAATAACATCTAAACCCATATATCTAGCTTCTATGGTTATCCTGGGACAAGTGTCCTCTATTATGGGGAGTGATATTAACCCCTTGTATTCCGATAGCAAGTTAAGCATTTCATTGTGAGTTTCAGTTTTTATTAAATCAAAGTCCAGTTCTTTTTTATTAGCGTGATCTATGCTTTGCTTGATTCCTTTTGCTTGTGTGTGCCATCCTCCTTGACCATCTATGATTGCATACTTATTGTTTTTAGGTTTAGGTTTCAATGATTGGAACTTTAACATATTGTCTTCAGTAAAGCAAGATGAAAGCACTGACTTCTTATCTGAGTCGATCCATTCTAATTTTTCTGAATGGATGTTGAGCTGAGATTCTGACATGTAGAAAGTGTGGAGGCAATTTTCTTTTATCAAAGAGTAAATCATAGATAATATTTTATTCCCAGTGCTCCCAAATGGGCATTGACAATCTTCGCCTTTTATTAATTTATGAGGAATAGAACCTCTGAATTCGCAATACCCGTAATCAAATTCAATTTTGCAGAACCGTTTTGATTCCATTAATAAAATTAATGCATCAAGAGAGTTCTTGGTAAACCTAGTTAGGTTTCCTAAAATAAAGACCTCAAACCCAGAAAAAACATCTTTGAGACTAAATTGATCGGTGCTTATAAATTGAACGAATTCTTTTTTCGGCTCAACTATAGCATCTAGGGTCAATGTTGTACCTCCTACACCAGAAACAGAATCGTCTATAAAGCATACCTTACCTTCCTCCATATATATAATATATTAATTATTATATTATTATAGAATTTATATATTATTCAATATATTTCTTTAATATAAAATAAAAAAAGGTTGTTTTTTTTAGAAAAAAGGGTATTCTTGATACGAATATGATTTTTGATGTAGACACTAAAAAGAAGAGCTACTATGTGACTTGTGCTAATTGGGAGTGCATGGTTAAGGCTAAGGACCCTAATGAGGCTGCGGCATTAGCCGTTGAAGAAGCTAATGATAAATTTGGAAAAGATTTAAATTTAGCCCCTTCAATAACAATCCTTGATATTTCATCCATTTTTGAAAAAATGGATGTGGTTGATGATGTTCATCTTATATACACACCAGATGTATTGGCTGATGTTGGTATGTATGACTTATCGAACAAATATAATAAAATAATTAAATTAATGAAAAAAGAGAAATGAAAATAAATGTAACCCTTAATTCCAAAAAGAACCTTAAAGAGGGTCAAATTATATCTCCAAAAAACCCAGGTGATGCAGGATATGATTTAATTGCGGTAGATTACCCCAGAATAATGGGAGATATTTACATAAAAAAACTCTATAAAAAAATATACTTCCTAGAATATGAGACCAATATAGCTATTGAACCAGGAAAAGACGAGTTCAGCGATTACGAGCTGTATTGCAATGTATTCCCAAGGTCTAGCATATCTAAATACAATCTTTCTTTATGTAATTCTGTCGCAGTTATAGATTCTGGATTCAGAGACACAATCAAACTTAGATTCAAATACATCCCGCAACCAGAGAATTATTATTTAGTTAACGAAGGTAAGAATTTAGCTTTAGGTATTGATGAAAGCATGATATATTCCAAGGGAGATAAGATAGGCCAGCTTGTTTTCAGCAAACATATACATCCAAAAATTTTCATAAAAGATAGTCTTACTGACAGCCAAAGGGGAGATGGCGGATTTGGGAGTACTGGAAAATGATAATAGGTTTAGCTGGTGTTGCCCGTAGTGGCAAAGATTCATTTTATAATTTCTGTAAAAACATTAATTTTAATAATCGCCCAAATCAAAGTATAGCTTTTGCTGGATGCTTGAAGGAAGAGTTGGATTACTTCTTGTTGAGAAACTTTAATATAAGCTCTTTTACTGAAGACTTAAAAGAAAAAGAAGTAATAAGGCCAATGTTAGTCTCCTATGGAATGGCAAAAAGACAAATTTCTAATGGTAGATATTGGATAGATCAAGTATTTAAAAAAATAAACGATCAAGAAGAGGAAAATTTCTTTATTACAGATGTAAGATTCCCAAATGAAATTTCTGAAATAAAAAAATCAAAAGGCTTTTGCATACACATAGAGAGGGAAGGAGTTGGGCCAATCAATTCAGAGGAACTGACCAATGACCCAATCGTAAAAGAAGAGTGTGATTATCATTTTAATTGGCCTAACTTCAGTGAAGAAGAGTTTACTAATGGCATAGCTTCTTCAATGGTCTCTGATTTTTTACATAAACAATTTTTAAAACAACAAACAATCCCTTGAGTAATGAAAGAAGAAGAACAACACATTAATAATATAAAAGAAAGCATTGATTTGAATCAAAGCCTTTCCCGACTATACGAAATGCATTCTAAAATTTATTATAAAATAATACATAAATACTTTTCTTGCAATTCTTTTCCAGATAAAAAGAAAGAATTAATAGAAGAATGTAAGTATCATATTTACTTCGCTGCACTTGAGTACAATCCTGAACATCTCAAAAAGGCTAAATTTTCTTCCTATCTAGCTAATAAGGCAAGATGGCTTTGTCTTAATTTTTTCAATTCAGAAAAAAAGAAAACAAAACTTGAGTATGAGAACATCAAAGATGATTCTATTTCTACAATACCTTTCCTGTTAAAAAAAGAGCGTTACAATAAAATTCATGAAGAAATAGAAAAAGATAGTGACGAAAGGGTTGCGGAAATTTTTAAAATTAGGTATTTTGAATCTAAGAATAATAAGCTTACAGCTTGGAAGGTTGTTAGTTCAAGACTTTCATTAAGTGTGCAGGGATGCATAAATATACACAATAAATTTTTAAAAAAATTACAGAATAGAATAGAAAAATGATAAACAAATATATATGTATGGGGTATGCCGCCTCAGAACCTCAGTTTAATGAATACTCTTCAGGAAAATGCAAAGCATCATTTTCTATAGGGATTAATTATGGAAAAGAGACGACATGGGTAGATGTTGAATGTTGGGATAAAATTGCCGAGAACTGCAATTCTTTTGTCAAGAAAGGGTCTTTAGTTTTCGTTGAAGGGAAAATGAAGTTTTCTTCTTGGAAAACAAAAAAAGGAGAGTCTAAAAGTAAATTGTTCTGTGTCTGCGATTTTATAAAAATATTAAACAACAAAGAATCTTCATCAAAAGAAGATGTTGAAATCGAAAGCATACATAAATTAAGGGATATAAAAAAAATTAACTCTGAAATAAAACACACTCAAGAATCAGCTTTAGAAGAAGAACTTGAAGAAGAGCCTTGGTAATTTATAATAATAAGATGAAAAAAATAATTTTAAAAGCTGCATTTAATTCTTTGTCATTTGGCAATGTATCCTACAATATAGCTAGAGAATTGTATAGAAGGGATATAAAGACTTCTATTTTTCCAATATCCAATAACTTTGATTTTTCTGCTTTTGATAAACTTGATCCTGACTTCAAGGCATGGCTTGAAGATTCTGCAAATAATAGACTGACAAGCATGAGTAAGGATACTCCCTGTCTTTCAATATGGCATCTTAATGATAGCGAGTCAACCATTGGAAAAAAAAGTTTTCTTTATTCTTTTTATGAATTAGACAGCCCCACATTCACTGAAAAGAATATAGTTGATATTCATGATAAGGCTATATTTAGCAGTTCTCATGCAAGAAAATGTTTCGAAAATGTAGGTTGCGAAAATGTAAAATCTATTCCTCTTGGTTTTGACGAAGACTTTTGCAAGACAAATAAAGAATACATCAAAGATAAAATACATTTTGGTATAATAGGAAAATGGGAAAAAAGAAAACATACTGGTAAAATAATAAAAGCCTGGGCTAAAAAATACGGAAATAACCACAAGTACCAACTCACTTGCTGTGTTCTTAATCCGTTCTTCAAAAACGAAGAAATGAACCAAATCATAGGCCAAGCTCTTGAAGGTAAAACATATGGTAATATAAATTTCCTTGGTAGGCTAGGTACTAATTCAGAAGTTAATGAAGTTTTAAATTCTATAGATTTTGATTTATCTGGATTGAGCGGCGCCGAAGGTTGGAACTTACCTTCTTTTAATGCTTCATGTTTAGGTAAATGGAGTATTGTCATGAATCATACATCTCATAAAGACTGGGCGACTTCTGAAAATTCAATACTATTAAACCCACAAGACAAAGAAAGCTCTGAAGACGGAGTATTTTTCACCAAAAACTCTCCATTTAATCAAGGCTCTATAAATACAGTAAGTGAAGATGAAATAATCTCTAAGTTTGAGTTGGCAGAAAACTTCAAGGGTAAAATTAATACAGAAGGAGAAAAACTAAAAGATAAATTTACGTATAAAAATACTGTAGACTTGATATTAAAAGAAATGGATGTTTAGTGTACTATAATATATGAAAGAGATTAAATTTGAATCAAAAGCATACACACCTAAATCATTTGGCATTAATGAACTGCAAGAAGCTTTAGATGGTATAAGTTCAGACCCTGATAACAAAAGAACTATTTGTAATGTACTTAGGTTAGCTTATAGCTGTATGCAAGAAGAAGCAACTAATGTCAATGCGGCTCGTTCTCTAATATTAGAAGCTTTTTGGATGGGAAAACGCATGAATGCTAAACTTACGAAAAACAAGCAAAAGCAATTAGATAATGAAATTCACGATGATGACGATGATGAGTATTGTTTTTCTGTAGATTTTTCTCAATTACCAGCGAGAGGAAACTGGGACTAAAATGCCTATATATGTATATCAAAATCCTGAAACTAGTGAATTGATAGAGGTTATTCAATCAATGAAGGATGATCATGTTTATTTTGACGAAAATGGCTTAGAGTGGAATAGATTTTTTACTCCTAGCCAACTGAATACCGAGGGCACAATTGACCCATGGAGTAATAAAGATTTTGTAGAAAAGACAAGAAACACAAAAGGAACATATGGAGACTTACTGGATAGAAGTGCTGAACTCTCCAATGCTAGAGCAGAAAAAAATGGTGGAGTTGATCCCGTAAAAAAGAAATATTTTAAAGATTATTCAAAAAAAAGAGGTGGAGCAAAACATCCTGAAGATAAAAAGAAAACCGTAGAAACTAAAGATTACAAAATTGATTTTTAAATATGAGCAACCAGCAACAATTAAGAGAAAAGGTTTTCTCACTTTTCGTTAGTAATGAAAATTTTTGCCAAGAAGAATATGGATCTAAAATGGTCAACTGTAAAGACATTAAAGCTTCACTCCAAAAAGAATTAGGGGGTCCAGGCTGTAGCTCATGCAAAAAAAGTTCTATATATAGTAAATACAGGCAAATCATTTATGCAAAAATGATTCAAATAGGGTTATGAATATAATTATGTATTATATATTGGGAGCTTTAATAGTTTCTAACATTATATGTATATGGAAGTTGACAAATATATCTGTTCACTTTTTTAATTTTTTTAAAAAAAATAAAAAAATATTTACAACGGAAGATCTTGAAGACTATTTGTGTATGAACGGAGGTTGGTTTGGGGAGCTTTTAATGTGTCCGCTTTGTTTATCAACCCATTTATCATGGATGATAAGTCTTATTATATGTCAACTATCTGGATCTAGTTATTGGCTGATTTTAGCATCAACCTTTTCTTGGCCATATATATCTTATCTTTTTTTTACTTTAGTAAAAAATAAGTAACTAATTCAAGAACTCTTCGAGTTCAATAGTAACCATAATAGGTTGATTTATATTTCCTTGAAAACATTTATCGCCTTCATTACCGTCTTTATCCATTTGTATAGCTAAAAATGTTTTTTCGTTAAAATGAAATTTATTTTCAAATTCTTGTGAGTATACAATATATTGCTGAGGCGTGCTATATTCAATTATCCCTTCTTGCTTTTCATCTCGCCTGATTGGAGTTACTCCAGGATATGGATAACAACAAGGAACATTGGGGCTCGATGGTCCAAATTGATTATATATTCCAAATGTATCCATCCATTTTTCATATTCTATATTAGAAGATTCTGATATATCTTCTGATGTTAAACCGTCTTCATCAATAAAAGATAATTTACATTCCTCAAATGGTTCGGCACAACTGTGATTTACTGCTTGCCCTGTTATTATATTAAACTGAGGGTTTTTAATTCCATGTGGATTTGTTTTTGTTATAGAATAGCTAATTCTAGCAACTCTTCCTTGGTAGCTCATAAGTCTAATTGACTCAAGACCCATTTCAGATTTAGTAATTTTACTTGAAGAAGAGTCTGCTATTGGTAAGTAAACATTTTTAGAATCAGAACTCCACCAAAAATTACAAGCTATTTCAGTTCTTTTTATTGAGCTTTTTAAAATGTTTTTTCCTTTTATCGTTGGTGGTCTATCTAGATTCAGGGATCCACCTGTGATAAAGACCCCGCTCCTGAAGGCCATTGTAAGGCTATAGTCTGGTCCTTCGAATAAAGCGGGGTCTCTACCGTCGGTGAGAACCATAGCTCCAGATTCGCCAGCTATTGAATCAATAGCTTCGATCTCTTCGGCATAAATTTTTCCTTCTACATGTAAGTCTGCCCCCCCTGTAATGAATACTCCACTCCTGAAGGCCATAGACAGGCTATAGTCTGGACCCTCAAATAAGGCTGGGTCCCTACCATCGGTGAGAACCATAGCTCCAGAGTCTCCCATAATAAGACTTTCATCTGGACCCTCAAATAAGGTTGGGTCTCTACCATCGGTGAGAACCATAGCCCCAGAGTTCCCCATAATAGAGTCTACGGCTTCGATTTCATCAGCATAAATTTTACCTTGGACATGTAGGTCGGAGCCAGTAATATAAACCCCACTTTCGAAATTTATAACTAAAGATTTTCCTGGAACATCTACTAGCTCATTTTCGTCAGCAGTTATAAGTAAACTTTTATCTTCCCCTGTTGTTGTTATCCCTCCAGATGGAACTAAGTAGTCTTGAAAAACTTTTCTTCCGCTTACTGTTTGATTAAACCCAGTAATTATTAAAACTTGATGTTCGTCTAATTTTGTACTGTATTGAGAGAAAGGCTTTCCGCTTATGTAAAGCTCTCCCAGAAAATCTTTTCTACCTGTTATTTGTTGATCTCCAGTAGTATAGACTCCACTTTGGACATAAAGAGCGGTTCCCGAAAGATTACCACTAACATTTCCTGAGATAAACGAATCAAAAGTTTTTACTCCGCTAATGATTTGGTTACCTGTTGTATATACGCCGTCTTGTACATACCTTGCTGTTCCCGAAAGATTACCACTAACATTTCCTGAGATAAATGAATCAAAAGTTTTAACCCCACTTATTATTTGATCTCCTGTCGTTAGAACAGAAAACTCTTGAAGGGAGCTAATTTCTTTTTCTACATCAGATATTCCAGATTTTATTAAAACCTCAATAGATTTACCGCTTACAAGTAGGTCTTCTCTGAAATCTTTAACCCCACTTATTGTTTGATTACCAGTGGTATACACACCATCCTGTACATACCTTGCTATCCCCGAAAGATTTCCGCTTACATTAGAGGATATAAAAGAGTTGAATGTTTTATGACCATATATGGTTTGATCTCCAGTAACATAAACCCCGTCTACTACATATCTTGCTGTGCCAGAGAGGTTTCCGCTTACATTACCTATTAAAAACTCGTCAAAAGTTTTTACCCCATATATATCTTGATCCCCAGTAGTGTATACTCCATGGACCACATGCCTAGCTATTCCCGATAAATCACCACTAACATTACCAACAATAAATTGTTCGAATGTTTTTATTCCACTAACATATTGATCCCCAGTCAGATATAGTCCATCTTGCACATATCTAGCTGTACCTTGAAGATCTCCTGTTACATTACCTTCTAACCCGCCTTTAATGAGTGGGGCGTGTATATAATCATGGAAAGTTTTCTCTCCCTCTATTGCTTGATTTCCAGTAGTAAAAACTACATTTTCACGCAACTGAGCATAAACTCTTCCGTAGCTTAATTTATAGTTATTTACATCCTCTCTAGCTATAAGGAAATAGTCACCATCTTGAGGTGGTGTGAACTGCAAACCTGGTAAGTTGTCAAGGTCCGATATTTTTCTATCTATAGCCATTAATTATTATTACACTTTGTTTCTTAAATCTCTCAGTGAATTAATCATATCACCAGCAACTTCTGATAAAATTCCCCCTCCACCACCCTCAACCTCTAAAATTAAGTTAAGTATTTCATTCCCATCTTCCCCTTGAAATGTTCCATCAGTCTTTGGGGTTATGTGTTTAGATATATATACCCCTTTTTCTTTTGTTATATATATTATAAATTCTAAATCTGCTACGAAATAATTACCCCTGTTAGTGTTTAAACTGTATTTTTGTGATAAAATTTGTGCATTTTTAAATAAAAACCCAGATTTATAATTTCTATATTGAGGGTTTTCGCAATCTTGTCTATAATTTGAGAACAAAAAATCAACCCCTTTATCAGAACAAAGTATATTGTCCAATCTTCCTTCCATCTGGCTTCTCACAAATGCTTTAGCTGAGATCCTGCCCTCTACTGGAAATTTTATATCTTTTTTGTGTGAATATTGACCGAAATCATAAAGGGTTTTGGTTGGAATGTCTGCTGAAAAGTTAAAAGACTGGAGCCCACCTTGAACTCCAAATCCTCCTACATCTAAATTAATATCTTCTACCCCATCATTTAATTCAAAATCACTCTGGGTTGTCATATTTAAATCTTCTACATCATAATCTATGAACTCATAACCAGAAACATTTTTAAATTTTTGAAATTTTACATTGTCAGCCTCCCAAGAAACATTTATTTTTATAACTCCAGATGTCAGTATTTCCATACTATATGAAGTTAAAAACGCTCCCGTAAAAACACAGGCTGAAAGTTCATCTTTATTGATGTCTATAAAATCTTGACCACTTTCAGAAGATAAAAAGAAAAAGTCCATTGTTTCAAGACCTGTAAACATGGGCATTTTTTCGTGTATTGCTTCGTCCGCTGTGACAGGCATTCTAAATAATTTTTCGTTATCAACATCAGAAAGGTAATATGAAAAACTAAAGTAAGGCCTTTGGTTGGCTACTACAGGTCTTAGTATTTCGCTATAACCTACCGATTTTATAGTTTCTCTATTTATATTGAAACCAAATTGGAAATCTGTTACTAAGGTTATTGGATTTATAGTTTCGCCAGCGGTCCTTGACTGACCAAATAGTCTCGCCGAATTGTACCTTAGTATGGAATTGTTTACCATATAAATATTTTACACATTAAAATAGCATTTTTTTCATTCTAGTGTATAATATATTTGATGGCTAAAAAAGTTCGTAACATAAAGGCTGGTGCAGGCAGAATTTCTCCTAGGGGTGGAGTGATAGCTAATCAGCTGCCCAGCTGGAATAGTATAGAAGATAAACTGACGGTCAGGGATCTAATTGATAGGCCTACTTATTACCTAAAAAAGATTGCTAAAAAGTTTAATATATCAATAAATGATTACGATCATCTCAAGGACCCCCTTGGCATAGAACATCAAAACAATAAATCTTTCCAAAACACTCAACCGAATGAAGATGAAAAACCTTTTGTTCATCAGGATGTTGTAAGATACCATAACTTATTGAAAGGTGATATATGGGGAGGTATGATCGAGGAATCTAAACAGTACCACAACCAATATTGGGGTAATTTTTATAGAATTTCATATTTAGAGGCTAATGGCAATGAAAAAGTTAGCAGACCAGTTAAGTATTGTTATACATCAGAAGAGATTCAAACCATAATAGATGAAGATTTAGTAAGTGGTTCGAGCGGATATCTGGTTTCCAAGTTAGGTGATATATCAGAGCCTCGATGGGGCCCTTTTCAACTTCAGGCAAAATCGAAGGGAGATAGGGAAAGTAATATTTATATTAGACCAGAATACCAGACAGACCCAAGCTTTATAAGCGGAACTTTAGCAGGATACGATGGTTCTGATGATGACTATGCTCTTTATCATCTAAATTATGTAAAAACTGGAATTGAATCTATAGGTACCGCAGTTTGGGGAAGAGAAGAGAGGTATGATGTTACTGCAGAAATTGGAATTCAATATAAAATTTACGATTTAGCGATAGGAGATACCGTGGATCCAAAAAGAAATCATGTAATAGGACAATATATCAAACAAGATGATCCAGAAGATTACGGATACCTTCTTACTGGTTACTATTGGGAACCTGCAAATCAAATGGTGATTCCAACAAAAGCCTACAAAAACCATGTAAACATGAGCATGGATGTTGAATTTGATAAACCCTTAAATATAAACAATACAGAACAAGAACTACGAGTTCTCAACGCTAAACCTGTTTTTAAAATAACAAGAGCTAAATCCAGATGGATTCAACCATATGGAATAAATAAATATTCTCTTATAGAACAAGGAGTTAAAGATTACAATGCTTTGTATAATTTTCAATACGGGGCTCCTTTTTCATTTTGGGGACACAAATATGATAGATTTAATATTGTTAGTGTATCAGATACAAATCAGTTAAAATCTGTAAGAATCCATCCTGGCCTTAAAGATTCTGTTGAAGGTGTTCGAAGATTTAAATTTATGGATTGCCCAAATCTTGAGTATATGTACTTCGATCCAAGATGCATGCCTTTTCTTACTGAGTTTAGTGTTTCTGGATGTAATCTTGATTTCTTAAATCAAATGGGCCCAATTTCAGATTTATCGTTTTTAAAAAATGGAGTTAGAAATCAGCCCTGGAGAAGACGTTACAAAAATCCCCCAGCTCACAGTAGGTGTCCATATTACAACTTAACTGAACTCGATAGAGATAAAGATGAACTTTTTCCTAAAGGATGTTTCGCTCAATTTATTACAAATAATCAACTTAACAATGTAAACCTTTACGGTAACAGATTTAATAATACTGGTATATATGCTGCCCTTTATACATGTTATTCAAATGGTCAACACAATGGTTATTTTAACGGAAAAAACCAAAGGAATGAAAATCAAGATTGGATTTCTAGGGCAGTATTTTATACAGGAGTGCATAAATACCCAGGGCTTCCAAACATAACTGGAAGATACGACCCCTATCTGATGAAAACATATAGACAGAGTACTTTAAATAAGATTTTTACATTCGAAGAAGGCGAAGGAGAAGACGAGCTTATAATTACCAGTAATGGTAAATACGAAGAAGCTTTGGAAAATTTTGATGGAGACAAGCAGCATAATGCTCTTTCAGAATTTCTTCCCATACATGGAATTACTAATGCCCCCATGTATGATATCAATGCAGCTACTGTTCAATTAGCTGAATATCTTACTAAAGTAAGAGGATGGATAGTTGAATTAGATTATACAGATGAACCTTTTTATTATAAAGATGGAGGTTCTCATAGTCCTAATTGGGCATATTTCTATGCGCATAATCAAAGATATGTTCAAGTTGTAGAAAATCATTTTGGAGATATTTATAATCACATGGAGAGCGCTGGCCCTGAAAAAAAATCAGATGCCTGGAATGTTCATCCCTCGCAAATTTTTGCACACAAAAAACATGAACAGCTTGATCCATCTGAAGCAAGCAGCGATTCGGTTATTAATCAAGTCGCAGAAAAATCAAAAAAAATAGACTGGACCGATTACCCATCATATGTGCCATTAGACCAAGACCCTTTTGATACTGTTTAAAATGAGTGATGAATTTGTAGATATAGACGAAGTTAAGAAAGCTGCAGCAGCTCTTTCAAGAGAAGAATATGTTAATATACAGAATGAGGAATTAAAAAAAATAGATATATATACTGATATATATACTCCCTATTTAAATCTAGATTCGACAGTAACAAAAACAGTAACTAATGAAAATGGAACTACAGCTAATTTTGCCTGTTCTATACCAAGGTTCAATGCATTAAATTTTAAACCAGTTTCAGTATCTTGGACAATAATTTCAGTTCATAGTAATTTCAAAAATTCAGTAAAGTATTCCAGTAATGCTGAAGCAAGCTGGAAAGGTGAGGATGGAGACTTATATACAGATGCAAATTTTCCAATATTAGATGTAAAAAAAATTCAAAATGGAGAAGTGGTTTTCGTGGAAATTCTTTGCGAAATGATGAGCGATAAAGATATTTATGTTTTTAATACTTGCACTCATTCTTTTTACAGAGGAGATCCCATAAACACATCTTTCAGAATCTATTATCCTAAAAATGGAAAGCTTGCAAGCGAGATTATATATGACAATCCAATTGAAGGGCAATTAATAAGCGCTAATGAGGGGAAAAGAATTGGGGCTAGATTAGGTGATACCGTCCAATCTAACAGACAGAATATTAGCGAGTACTTGTCGGAATATGCTGAAAATGTAGAATCGTTATCCAATGTAGATACTTCAGCCAATAGAAAGCAAACAAAAACAATAAACGGGCAAAAGAAAAAAGTTCAAACTGAAGTTTGGTCTTTTGTTAAAGAAGAGAATGTTTTTTATGCTCATGGAAGATCTTTAGATATGAAATCAATATCATCTCTTTTATATCAAAATCCAGCCAACTTTTTCTATAAAAATTCAGAACTGAAACCAAATAAAGGCCTGTTATCCAAGGCTATGAAAAATAGGTTAGCCCAACATCCAGGATATAACTCTTTTTTAATTCCGTTGCCCAACCCGTATTTACCTACAAAAACTCAGAGGTTTTATTTCCCAGGTAGAAGTGGTCACACTGCTTCAAATACAGGAGGTAATTGTGGTAATACATGTTCTAATGATGGAAGTCAAGGTCCAACATATGAAGGGCAAACTCAATTAGCTAATAATTCTCAAACCCCTACATCCCAATCCTTTTGTGGAAACAACGATTGTTGTTAATAAATTTTATTTTGCAACAACATACAAAGTATAGTTATCTAAAGCTATCTTTGATCTTCCATCTCCGACCTGATTATCATCTACTGCTCTTTTTTCAAATTCAGTTCTTGGGTCATCATTAAATTCTGTCCCTGCTTGATGTAAAGATACTTCAAATGTAGTTCCAGCAGATATTGATTCGTTACTTTCGTATATTGTCATATTATGATCTATCCAATCATTATTAGCAAATCCTACGTCTTCATTAGAGTATCCAAATAAATCTCCAACATAACCATATTGAGCTAAAACAGATGGCCTTTTTAATATTTTTTCATATTTAGCATCCATAAGTGCATGAATTGGTTTGGCTCTATCTGCATTATCCATCTCGTTTAAATTTCTATGAGTCATTGCGAAAGCCATTAGCATTCTTTGATTTGAGTAATTCAAGCTGCTTCTATAATTTATTTGCAAGCCTGGAACTCTATTAAATGCACAATAACTAAACCAAGGTCTATCTAGAACTCTTTGTGTTGATGGCGTATTATTTGAATCTGCTCCTAAATCTATACCCCTAATAGAATGATTCCAGTTTGTGTAACCTTCTGCAAATTCATCTACCCAACTTCCATAGTGTGTAGTAAAGGATTGGTGAAACGGGTTATGTTCATTTTCAGCGCATAATGCTGCTATATTATTTTCATAAGACGGCCATAAAGCTGAAGAAGATTTATCAATACCGCCATACCAAAACTGCTTAGCTTTACTTGGTATATCAACTCCGTATAAGTCTGTATATCTATGCGTAAAACCATCAAATTCTGATTGGTTTAAATTTGAAAATCCACTTGTCGCATATTTGCCTAACGCTTCTGTTTCGAGTTGCCAGTTAGTTCCTTTCCATTCCCAATATTGAACCCAACTATATTTATCCCAAGATACATTTCCTTTCACTTTTGCAGATATGTGTCCACTTTGCCCTGCTGGAGCACCAAAATACAGATATTCATAATAAGCCCAAGTAAAGAAATCATTCCTAATATGTAAACTTTCCGATAGTTCGTTAGAAAAATATGGATGTCTGGTTGCTTTACCAGTATGTCCTGTTTCCAGGCCCATTGTTGGGCTTGCATATAATGTATCAAGGGTATCTCTATCTGGGTCTACCGATGTGTTTGTAAATAAATCTCTAACTAATATTGCTGTACTATCATTTATAACATGCATCAAAGCAGCTTTTTCATCATCTGTAAAACCGTAATTACCCTGCGGGTCTATCAGTTCTTCAGGTATTTCTTCTAGATTATCATCTTTATGCCACATGTGCTTTTTTGACTTATCTACTAATTCTTCATACGTATCTTTATCGAATTCCGTCAAGTCATAATGTCCCCATGTATAGTTAACATTAGGAGATCCTCTAGGTATATAAAGTATAAAATTTGAAGAAGATAAAGTTTCTTTTAAATTTTCTGTTAATTGAATTTTATTACCAGCGTTTTCTACGGATGCTATTTCATACCAATCTCCAGATGGAAATTTTATATAAAAAGTATCAGATATATATCTGTGAATTATATCCGTTTTATTATTGTATAAATTTGTAAAAGTTACCCATTTTTGATCTTTACTTCCTGATGCTTTTATAGTAGAACTTCTGTCTGTGTATATTTCTTGACTTGGAACTTGTATATAAGTTCCAATACTATCCTGAGCTGGCCTTAACACCTGATTATTCTTTTTAATTGTTATGCTTTTTATGTATACAGAGCCCGTTTCGGCCCTTTCTCTTGGCACAAAAGTTGGATGTATTACTGCATCCATCACCTTGACAGATCCATCATGATCTTCTCCAGTTGGAGCTATAACATCTAATTCCGTATCTATTTCCCCTGTATCGTTTGTAAATTGAGGTAATCTCCAATTTAATCTTGTTGACGTGTAAAATGTTGGATTTTTTATTCTATCCCTCATGGAAGAATTAGCATTATTTGGATATTTAGCCTCTTCTGTTTCCCATGCTGCAATTTGTTCGTCAACTCTTGATTCATAGGTTTCAGCTATTATATAATCTTCATACAGGTCAGCAGAAATTCCGTCCAACCTCTGCCACTCTGTGTATGCTGGAGCAGGAAGTAGCTGTGCTGCATCTGAAGCATCTGCAGCCGCATTTGAATCTTCATTCGCAGCATCGCTGGCTGCGGCAGCAGCTACTTGAGCCGCTACTGCATCGGCTACAACGGCTTCGGATGCAGTGTGCGCAGCACCTAGTGCATTTACCGCTACTAATTCACTATCCGCAAGATTTTGCCACCAAACCATGTCATTATAAGCACCCCATAAATCATTTCCATTGTCTGTACCATTAGCGCATTTATAACCAATAGAATCATTAGCCGTCCAGGTATAACCAGTATCATCCGTATAGCCTGCATATTCTGCACACCAATCATACCATTCTGCATAGACATCTTCAGCCACCTTTTCGTTGTATAAAGTTGTTCCAAGAATCGATGAGTCCCATTCGAAATACTCACTAAGTTCGAATGTGGAATTAGTTACTGGAGTATAACTATTGAATCTGCCGATATAAGCATCCCATGCATTAGATTCTGCAGTATTTGCAGTATTTAAGGCGGTCTGGGCATCTTCAGCGTCTTGGAAAGCATCGTCTGCAATAGCTTTAAGCCTATCATATTCTGCTTCTTTTGCTTCGGCATCGTCTTGTAAAGCCTGATAGGATATCCACTGTGCATTTGTAGTTGCTTGCGCGCTATCATATAAGGTTTTCGCTGCAGCGGTTTCTGAAGCTGCATTTGGTTTATATGTTTTCCATAATGCAATGTTTACAATGTATACAGTCCAATCATAGATCCAGCCGTTTATTTCTTTATCTTGATCGTCTAAAGGAATTGGAAAAATCCCAGCCCAAGGAACATAATCCCGAAAAACACCCAATAAATCATCTTCTACAGTTCTTCCAGATAATCCAGATTCGCCTGCTGCTCTCCAATTATAACCACCTCCCCAATTATAAATTTCTTCATAATCTCTAGTTGTTGATAAAGGAGCTCCTAATGGAGAACATAATATTCCAGTTATGTTGTCGGTAGCCATTTCTTCTGTCGAATCATATGGTTTATCTATCCATGGATTTTCTCTGTCTGTATCTACTGCGACATTTAATCTTAAAAAATTACCTTGTCTGGAATCGGTATTACTTAATTTTATATTGCCCCCTTTTTGCCAGTGCGGGCTAGAACTATTACCTCCATATTGCTTGGTGTGTTTACTTTTATATTCATTGTAAGTAAACCTCTTTCTTTTTAATATTAAATAGTACCCCCTCATGGATTGAGTCGCTGTTACTGTCAGAGGATAGTCTTTATGTATTCCTATAAAAGTGTTTTGGGCATCTTTTACTCTTGATGTGTTTGATATATTATGGCAGCTTTCTCTATTTTGGGATTGGAATAAATTATCTTCAGTCGGATTTTCATAAACGCCCTCGATATTATTTCCTGAGTTTCCTGTTTTTTTTATATCATTGACGTTAAAATTAGTATAACATCTATCTTCTATTCCAGGCCAACTGTAAACCATCGATTCGGTTATACCTACATGCCATTCTCTTGCTGGTTTGCATACTCCATTAAACCCACTGTCTGTCCATCCTTTACTTTCTTCACATGCATTTTTTGTATTACCATTGTTGGCTGTGGGCTGAGGGGGATCGTCTGGTTCATCCCAAAACCCACCATCTCCTATTCCATTGTTTCCATTTGCATTTCCAAATGAATGAGCGTTGAATGGGAAATTTGGATCTCTGTATAGAAGATCCCAAAAAGACCCAACCTTATCTCGCCTTTTGCCGTAAAAAGAAAAAGTTGAATGACTGTCGCTTGTTGCAGTTACTCCGAATCTTACATCTTGCGATTCGCTAACATCAAAGAAACCTTTATCAGCAAAGTTTCCACCCCCGTAATGATTCCAATAAATTTGATCGAATGGCACAATTTATCACTTTCCCCCTTCACCATTTTGTACTTTTACCTGTCTGTCATTTTCCCTTCTTTCCAGCTCTCCCTTTAATATATTTATATTTTTTTCTAATTGTTCTTTTTCTAATAAAATGTCACAAAGCATGGCTTTTATGTTTAAGGCATCTAACTCTCTAATATTCATATATTATATTAGTTTTTCCCGTCTAAATTTCCATTCCTTTTTAAGTCTATCCTAAACCTTAATGAGGTTGCTCCAGCTACAGCGGTTGGAGTACATACTATATAACAATCCGCATTATCTGGATTAATTACATTAGCGGCAGATCCTACCACAGCTACATAACTATCGGTTCCATGCTTGTATCTTTTTCCTATAAAATCATGATATGATCCATTTGTATCTACAGACATATTTACATAACCCGCTCCATTTCGCTCCAATCCTAATACAGATCTTTGACCTACATTTGTTGCATTTTTACTCCATTGTACTGTTGCTGTGCCCGCATCTGTTTCCATGTATATTCCTAAAACATCATACCCTATTGGAGACTTTGCCATTACTGTGTATTTTTTATTTTGTTCTGGGCTTTGTATATCTCCATTTATTTGAGTTTCTACTAACCCAGCTATTCCAGATGCACTATAAGGGTCTGTTGAAAAATTAGCTAGCCAACTATCTCCATCACCAGCAAAAACAAACCCCCTACCTTTTCCGTCGCCTTTCCATGGTATTTGACTATTTTGATTTGTCAGATCAGCCATTTCACTTTGTCTATTACTACTTGACGCAATACCAGTAATTGTAACATAACTAGAATTATGATCTGGATCATATGCAAAAATTAAACCTTCTTTATTTGATATAGAAAAATCTCCATTCTTACCTAGATATAGACCTGTTTTTCCTTCCTGCCATTTGTGAGAGCTTCTAGTATTTCTGCCTTCTGTGCTATGATCGTATGTAGCTAAGTAATTCCTTGCTAGATATAAAGACCCTATCTTTCCCGCATCTCCTGTTATATTACCTCTTATGTATGCATCTTGAGCATAAAGGGCACCTTTTCTATTTATAAAAAGTCCTTGGCCAGATTTTGGTGCCGAAGTGGCTGTGACACCTGGGCCAAAACCCCCGACCTGCATTTCACCATCTGAACTTATTTTAAAATAAGGGTTTTCAGAGGTTCCTTCTCCAGCTATTATGCTATTTCCGCTTAAAAAACCTCCAGTTACATATGCTCCAAAAAATACAGCATTCCCATCATTGGTAATTTTCCATCCTCTATTTTGCGGTCTACCATGTCCAACCATAGAAGGTAGTGTAAAGTTGGCATCATTATAATTAGTTGACCTAATATCATCTTTCGTTATTAAAATACCTTTAGTACCTTCGGCATGAAATGTGGCTGGGTCTCCGTCTTTATGTCCTCTTATGTCTGTTGCTATCTGGAGGCCTTCTCCTACATCTAATGTTCCAGTTATAGTAACATCTCCAGAAAAGAATGCATCAGTAGCATGAAGTTCTCCGTGCCTTGTAACATAAAAATTATTTTTTGCATAGTAATTGCTTGGCCCTACAGATATATCCCCTCTTGTATTTACCCTAAAATGATCTCTACTATCACAATCTCCAGCTGCAAAAGAAACACCACTAATTATTCCCGACCTAATATCTATACTTTTAAATACTGCATGACCATCTCCCCTTATCCCCCATCCTCTTCCATCTTGAGCTGTGTCTTTACAGGGCAAATCATCTATAAATCCATAACTAGATATTAATGTATTGTACTTGTTTTCTTCGTCTCCCAGTGTTATATTATTGCCAGCCTGAAAAGAGTCAGCCGTAACAACTCCACCTATTTGAGCACTATCTGCAAAAACAGATCCATCATTAAGAACTTTGAATTTTGCATTATGTATTTGAAACCAATCTCTATCTTTTGGCTGTTGATATAAGGCATGGTTTTTATGTTCGGGTTTATCCCAATATATTAATGCTCCTGTTGTTGTTACCCCTTTTAATCCATATGTATTTCCATATCTGGTTGTAAGACTAACTCCGTCAAACGAGCCTGCTGCCCCCCCTAATCTGACCTTGCCGAATCCTTGTTCGTAATCCCTGTCTTGCCTTAAGTTGATATCTAATACTTGTCTGGTTTCTATTCCGTGGTATTTTCCTCCATCTCTAGTCCAGTGCATTTCTATGAACATCCCTCCTCCAGCAAGGTCAGATAGTTCATAGTTTTCATAGTCATCTAGATTTAGTTGAACATATGCTTTACCAGCATCATTGATGTTCGCTGGGAGTATTGAAGCGGGCTCTTGTTGACCCAATTCGTCATGTAAGATACCACTGTAACCTAATGCTCCAGTAAAGAAACCTCTAATGTTTTTTCTTTGATCTCCTATGCTTAAATTTCCATATTGGTCTACATCTAATGCTGCTTGTTGATTAGCTCCTATCTGTATAGTTCCAGCAGTTAGATTGCCCCTGATTTCAAGAGTATTAGGGTCTATATCTATAGCATGCCATCCATCAGGATCATGCCTAAAGGTCGGCTGCTTAAATGATCCGTCTACAAGTTTTTCTCCAGTCCAAAACATTCCAAATCCATCAGGGTCACCGATTCTGAACATTTTATGATCCATATATAATCCAGGTCCAGCCAAGTAGTCATACTCATGCACATTTGGCCCAGGATTAGGTCCGTATGAGGGTCCAAGAGTATGAACCGAATCGCTTAATATCCTGCCGCTTGGGTGAGCTAAAATAAAATCAGTAGATGTGATTTTAGATGATATTATATCTCCAGCATATACATTTGAAATGTAGCTTGCACTGATTGCCCCCCCAGTTACATAACCTTGATTGTGCGGTGTTTGTGCATAACTATCATTAGCAAAAGATGAGTGAACTGTTTTAGATGGGTTGATTGGATATGAGGTATGGGTGTCCTGAGAAACTCCAGATACAAATCCAATGCCAGTATTGCCCGACCTATCTATAGTTTTAATAAAATAATGATAATAAACATTATTTAAAGGCCTTTCGTATTTTCCATTAACATTTCCAGGCAAGCCCCAATTATAATTTAATCCAGTGACTACATCGTTATCAATAAACGATGTGGATGGAGCTAACTGAAAAGCATATTCGTCTATATTTTTTTGAAAATACCCGCTTATATGAGCAGAAGCCCAGCAATTATCCTCTGAAGATTTTTTGCTTATTCTTCCTGTTGGTATTCCTGTTTTATAAACTAATAAAGATGCTAAATCTTTTGAAACCCCACCTTCCCATTTCCAGTTTATAATATTTTGTTTTGGGCCAGATACTATTACAAAATTTGTTGGGTTTTTTGGTGGTGTAGTATCTTTTGGTGTTTTTATTGGGTTTTGTATGCAATCAGTATATGCACTAACTCTTCCGTCAAATTCTTGAAATCTAGCTCTTAAATAATAGTCTTCGTTAGCTATTAAATCTGTAAATATTCCACTGCCCGTCATTGTATTAGTTCTTGGGCCGTGTTCTATATCAATATTCTGTGTTCCTTTTAGTATTGAATAATTATTTTTTCTTGATAGGTCTACTTTATAATAAGCTCTTTGGTAATCAAGATGACCAGTTATCATATAAGATATAAAAGGTTTTGATGTACCATCTCCCTTTTCATCTGTTTCTATTCCTGTAGTAGCTATTATATGCTCTCTATGAAGAGGTTCTGGTAAACCGATTCCAATTCTTTGCCCACTATTATAAGGTTTTCCAAAAGGATCTATTTGATCTGGATTTCCTATGGCTGTGTTCCCTATGCTCCATTCTCCAGTATTATTTGAGGTGTCTACAGCTCTTAACCAAAAATATAAATCATTTTCTGAATTTTTTCTAAAGTTTTTTAAAGCTATTAAATCGACATTAGTCAATGTATTCTGATGTAAATATGTTCCATCTTTTTCGCCTGTAAAGTTTTGATATCCAGTATAAAGAAGTATTGATTTTAAATCTCTGTCTGGCGGATTATCCCAAGATAAAAATACATTAGGTCCATTTTTTTGAGCCGCTATCCATTCTGGTCTTCCAGGAGGTATTCTATCTGGCGGAGCATATATAAAATCAGAGGTTATTCCATATTCATAATTGCTTAATCTAACATCATCAGAAAAATTTGATTCAAAAGAGTCGAATATAACTCTAGTTCTTACTTCATATAAATGAGTGCCTAAAGCCTCAAAGCTAAAATGCCCCGAACCTTTTCCGATCAAAGAATGATCTAGGCTAGATTTTTTTGAATCAGAATAAGAGTTTATTAAGAAAGAGTCGTTGGATGTTACATCTTGATACTCTGTTTCGTAATATTTAAATGATTCATCATTTTGACCTATTCCAGAGTAAAAAACATGAATTAATGAACGACCGTCTGGGTGAGCCTCTCCACTTGTATGAACTTCGGGTCCAGCTAGATTTACATATCTATATGTATAATTGCTATACATACCTGTATTGTTAGATGTGTCAACTGGAACCGCGTGAAATGGGAATTTGGTTTTCTCCCAAGACTCTGATCCTATTTCTCTGAATTTGTCTATCGGTGCTGCTGGGAAATCTGTAGGATCTGAAACTAAGAAGTGTTCTGTTTGAGGTTTGAACTCAGGGTTAGTTAAGTTACTTGTCTCGCTTTCTTTATTTAACTGCACTCCCCAATTAGAATGCCCACTTCCTGTATATAAAAGAATTTTGGCAACATCTCTTTCTTCAGGTTCATCCCATGAAAATCTAAAATTTGAAAACTGTTTTGAAACCCTAAAGTCGTTTAGTTTTGCTGGGGGGAATGTATCCTGTGGTATAGTTGCAGTATGATTACCTTCTCTTGATTCTCTTCCGTCATTCATTACGGCATATATTTCTCCGTAATAAGTGGCACCAGGAAGAACTGATCTTATTTCGTAATAGCCAGAGCCTTGAACTCCAAAGCTTTCAGGGGCTGGCTTGACATCCTGTAATGGTATTACATAAGAATTAGGAGATCCAAACCCGTATGTTTCGTCATTTATTTTTAAATGATAATTTTTGAATGACTTAAAAGTGTGATAGGATCCAGAATAAAAAACATGCAGTATTGGGCTCCATCTATAACTGTCTGTCCCTACGGCTTCCTCTACTATTTCTCCAGATAAATAAATATCTGGCGCTGCTGATACATTAGTTAAGGAAAGTGTATTACTATTCGCTCCATCGCTTAAATTTTCAGAATAGTCAAAAGCTCTTATGTGAAAAGCTGCTTTATCTCCAAATCCTATAGGCTCCCCTTTATTGTTTCTTAGAGTTCCGTCAGAAGTATCAGCCTCATAAGTGAAATATCTTGCATTTTTTCCTACTACTTCAGCGAAAGATGACCCTTGTTTGGGAGTATGGAAAGAGTTTCTTGGATTTATATCATCGGAGTATTTACTGAATTTTATATTTGGGTCTTCACCCCCTTCGTGCCCAGTATATATCCTAAATCCTATTAAATCGCTGTCTTTGCCTTCTTGGTGATCCCATTCAAAATTCAACTGATTGGGGAAAAGTTGATTTATTGAAACGTTGAAGTTGGTGGGAACAGCGGGAGGTGTAACATCTTTAACCCCCTTAAATATCATTACTTTCTCAGGGCTTTTTCCGAATGAATTTCCCTCAAACCATCTTAATTCATAATAAGCTTCTGGGTCGGGAAGGTCAAATTCCCCAGAAAGAACATCGGTAAGTATTTTGTCTTCGTATTCTTCTTGAAAAACGTTACAACCTTCTGCTTTTAAGTCTGCAAATTCATATACAGCTCTAGGTCTTTCAACAGTTAAAAATGGATTAAATTCAGATGATTTAAATTCTGCTATAGCTACAGAATTATTATCTTGACCTCCAAGAACAGCTTTTCCGCTCGGAGTAAGGTAGTATTCCGATGCTGTTTGTGTGTTATCGTATAGAACTCTATAGTCACCGCAGTCTTGTTCTCCAGACACTATATATTGGCCATGTTGCAGAACCTTTTCTCCATTATCTCTAGCTGTGAGTAGTCTTCCATAATATTTATCAGATATCATAGAAACTCTAAAACCATAGTACCCTGCAGATAAATTATTTCTATAGTAAGGTTTGTTCTCTTGTGTGTTATGAAAATAATAAGATACTCTTGACTTTGTTTCTCCTTGGGAGTTTATAACCCCACTACTTTGAACTATTAAATCTACCGTATTTATTTTTGGATATCCAAGGTTTACTACTGGCGGCTCCGTTGGTGGAGGCACGGGAGGTTGCTCTGGGGGTTCTTCATCTTCGCCTGGACCCCCGCTATCTCCTCCTTCTGAAGGGTCATAATTATATGTTGTCTCTGTGTATATTGTTGATAATGCATCTGTCTTATCAAATTTTCCAGAATCATACTCTAATGCTGAAATTGCAAATGTTCCATCTGAATTTTCTTGTTTGGATATTAACTGATAATTCTTCCCTTTAAAATCTGAAACGGTTCCGTCTTTAGACACTCCATGTATTAAATATAAAGCTCCTTCTCTTATCTTATCTGTTATTTCAGCTCTATCTTCTCCATTCCTTAGATCCTTAAGAACATCGCTAGATAGTAAGTAATCATTAAAAGTTTTATATCTAGCTTCATTGCTTATATGAGATCCAGATACTGTCCTTTTTAATAACAAGTCCTGATTTTCATCAGTTAAGATTTTTGCCCCAGAAGGGGTGTTTTCTATATAATTATGTAAAGAAGTGTTATTTGAGGATTCTGAATGAAGGGGTATAACTTCAAAATTTCTTTCTCCATTGTCTTGAGCTCCAATATTATAACCATTCCTATGTATAAATTCTTTAAATTGATGGGTGTTTCCATCTCCCTGATAATCTTTGCTTGGAATAAGAAAAGATATTGACGTCATGTCATATTTATCTGTATCAATTTGCTGGTCTAACAGAAGAAAATTCCCTTCCACAGAATCGGTTGATCTTTGTATAGCTTTTACCCTTCCGCCTATTCTAAAAGATTGCCTTAATTCATCATATACAGTGAAGACCTGTCCAGGTTGTATGTATTCAGCCTGCCTATCTGTAGCAAAACTTACCGTCTCTTCCTCTAAATTAGATGTTAGCAATGTCCACCTTCCCATTCTTAGAGCTTGGTCTCTTGAAGTGCAGCCCGCCGCAGCTAAAGATTTTAATCTTAAACCATATCTTATTATTCCCTCTGCATCTTCTATGTATGCATATTTTGGTAAAAATGAATCAGTCTTATCTTTATAAGCGACCTTTACCGCTGTAAACTTTGTATGCTCTGGAGCTCCTCCATATCTAAATATTCCATCTGCTACATTATCATTGGTAAAGGTTGCCATAGGCACCTTTAGGGAATTCATAGCTACAAAAATCTCTAAATTGTTAAAGTATGCTATTCCCCTGAATATAGAGCATATTTCATTTAGAGTTTGATATGCATCGGATGCATTGGTTAGAAGAAGATTACATGTAAACCTTCTTTCCTGAATAAACCCATCGCCTTTAGCTGGCCTTGATGTAGGAACAAGGTCGTCACAATATTTTGCTATCTTATACAATTCCCATTTATCTACATCTTCTTCTCTTATGTAGTCGCCTAATCCATACCTATCGTTTGTTATTAAATCGTAAAGTACCCATGCAGGATTATCGGTCCATTCTAATTCTTCTTTAAATGTTCCGTCCCAAATACCCTCATGCCTATTTTCACTATCAGCTTCTGATCCAGCTGCGCCATATTCAGAGCCATAAGCTCTAATTTTTGTTGGTCCATCTGGACCTTCAAGTTTGTCTACATAATTTTTAGGAACTTTTACTTTTTTTAACTTTACATCGTATGATCTCGTTGGTGGCCCAGAAAAATTCTCTGCACTTACGACTGCGGCTACAACTGCTGAATTTGGATTACTTAAATTTACATCTACTATTTCAGTAACAGTATCAAGAGATGCAGAAAATTTATTTCTAAAATTTAAAGATTGAGTTGTTGTGTTTTTGATATGTATGTGTCTAGGCCTACTAGATCCAATATCTTTAGAGTCTTTTAGTTTAAAAAATATATCTTCTTTGTAAGCATTTAAAGATAGCCCTTTTACATGCACGACTACATTTTGTTCATCAACTCCATCATCTACTATTCTTGCCACTTCCTCTTCTCCAAGGCTTCTGTGAACAACACCAGTTATGTCTCCATATATCTGGAATCCGCCTTCATTTATTTGATGTTGTCCGTCCTCATCTATTGTGTAACATTCGCTTATGCCAATTGTTAAACCTACATAGTCAACATCTTGATCTACTATAGAATAAGAAGCTTGTGCATTTAATTTTTTTGCTTGAGATGTTGCCTCTAATATTGTTTGGTTATCTAAGCTTACTCCGACGGGTACGGTTTTTGATGTATAAGAAAAATCTTTTAACCAATAAAAATCGTCATCTTGTTCTGTATAAAAAGGGGTTTGACTCTCAGTTCCTTTTTTGTAAGCTATTGAAACATTTCTAAAATTATAAAGCGGAGCGCCTTTTTTTGTTAATTGTACAGGGACTTCGTTTAAATATATACCCTTGAATATATCAGACCCCTTTGCCAATTTTCCAGTTGCATCTACTATTCCTTCTATCGGACCTTCACACAAAAGGTCCATTGCCTTTATAAATGCTGTTGATTGTAATTTTTCTTTATCTTCTTCGGATGGTTGAAAACTTCCCCTTATTTCCCTCCTAAATAATCTTGGGGTAGTATCAGAAGCATTACAGTATAAGTTAAAAGGCATGACTTATAGTGTATAGTGATCAACATTGACAGCTCCTACTAAATTTCCATTATCATCTTCTGTCGAATTTCTTACTTGATTAAATGCTGCTAGTCTACTGTTCATCAAATGAGAAGATATTACATGACTACCTATTCTTAATCTCCCATAACCAACTGGAACAACAGCACCCTGGGTAGTATTATTTAGAGGTCTAGAAAAAGTATAAGATGTAGTTGATTTTGATGCTATTTGAGCATCTTCATGATTAGGAGGGTCGGGAGGATCTTTTGTTAAATGCATCATTGCTCCTTGTATCATCATGGAGGCACTTATTTCATAACCTATATCAGCAACCCAACCCAGAATTGCACCAAATGTTCCGCCTATTTGTGCTCCTAAGTAATCCAGACCCCAAGATACACCCAGGCCAAGTGCTCCATATCCCATCATTCTATTGGCCTCTCTTGACCTTTCGGAGGACCCTTTAATTATAGGAAAAAAATGTACAGTATTTGTATTGCTCGACTCAAGTCCGAGTTCTTCATGATTTCCTATAGAATTCTTATCCCTGTATATCCTAAAATATAAATTTTCATTCTCTTTACTCCCCAAATAAGAAAAGAATCCACCCGTATTAGCATCTATAGCCCTGAGACCTTCATTTGGAGACTTTACACTTAAATCCCATTCTTTGCCAAATTTTGTTCCTATATGTCCGTGCAGAATAATTTTCATTTCCTTTTCCTTAGTATGTAACTACACTTTTTTCTATAGTATTTAGTGTTTTATTTTTTTTTATTGAATCTGGCTTATAAAAATTAAATTTTTTTGTTGCATTACTGTATACTAATATTGGCATCTCTAATTGCTGACTTATATACAAATCTTCTTTTGAAAATCTTTCGGTGTCTTTTGGGTGAGAATGAAATAGTAGAATTATATTTTTTGTATTAAATGTGTTTATATATTCTTCCGCAGATATTTCAAAGTTGTTTTCCCGATCTAGTGCTACATTTTTGCATTGAATTATTGGTTGCTTCTTGCAAGAGACCCAGAAGCCGCACACTTCCTCTTCAGGATTAGCTTCCGATATTTTTTTTATATTATTTAAAATTTCTTCTTGCATTTTTAGTAAAGTCTACTTGACGGGAATCCGCCATAAGGAAGTACGGATTTCTCACCAAATCTCATTCTGCATCCTTTTAATGTTTTCGAGCATGCATCCATTGCCCAATTTTTAGAATTTATTGAAGGTCTGGTTTCATCTGAAGATGTGTGAGGTTCAGTGCAAACATACATTAAAGCTCTTTGCCCGTGCCCCTCTCTAGTCCATAAATAAACTACATTTCCTAAAACATAATCAATGCCTTCGGCCCACTCACCTTTTGGTGTTAAGCTCGTTTTGTCAAATTTAACATTATTAGAATCTGCAACGACTCCCCCTGAATACCTGCATCCCTTCCCTCTGTATTTCCAATAGCAATAATTGTTTATTATTTGTCTTCTTGGTAGAGTTGACCCCTCTAAATCTAATGCATTAGAAAGCTCAAACTCGACAAAGAATTTATTTTCTTCTATTTTTTGATTTATATACCAAATATCAGGCCTGAGTACAGCTTCTGGATCAGGGTTTATTCCCATTGAGTCCCAGAATTGCTTCTCTGAATCATAATTTAAAAAGTTTTCTTTATCCAGGAATCTAAAGAAAGTTCTAATTCTCTTAACCCTTGATTTTAGTAGATCATCTTTGCCCATCATAAATTTAGAAAGAAAACCGCTAAAGTTTATGATCTTTATAGTCGGCCTTGAAACTCTTCCGTCAGATCTGGTCCCGAAATCACTACCCTCATATGGTATGTAAAAATATTCTTTACTATCAAAGTAAACAGATTCATGTATCGAATTTAAACCCCCGTGGAATCTTATAACATCGCTGGAGTTTGGAATCTCTGATATTTCTAAAAATTCTATACAGGAATTTTTGCTATGATTAAATAGTTCCGCGTTTACCTCTTCTTTTTTTAGAAATGCCATTATATATAATATTTTTTATTCAAGTTTTTTCGACTAAGGTTTGAAGAAAAATTTTCTCCTCACGGGGACTTCTGAAATACTAATGCTTACATTATGAGAGTTCATGTAAAGAAAAGTATGCTGTATTTTCGAAGCTGTTACATTTATAACTTTCTTTTCTGGCTTTTCTAGTTCAAATTCAAAACTTTCATACCCTTGTTTTGATAGAAAAAATGCTAAAAGTTTTAACAAAGTATCGTCGTCTATGCCATTAAAATTTAAGTTTATTGTAGCTAATTTTGGGTTAACTCCATCTTTTTCTATGTATGTTTTTGAACTTCCTAAATTAACATTAGAGACTTTAAAATCTTCTTCTCTTGAAAGTGGGTAAGAAGGTCTTATATCTAGTTTTTCTTTATGCCAATATTCATTTACTATCTGTTTTTTGTCTTCAGGCATAGAATTTACATAAATTATATTTCTAACAGTTGTTTGTGTTATTAAATCATTCAGAAAAATTAATTGAATATTATTATCTCCTTTGTAGGTTGAACTGGAAGTAATCTTATTGCAACTAAATTCTTGCACAAAATAAGGTTTTATCGAAAATAGGGATTTATATGCATTTTCATTACTTAATCCATTCCTATCTATCATTTGAAGCGGAAAATAATCAGCCCCTTTTTTGGAATTAATGTATTCAACTATATTAGAAGATTCATCGTCATTTCTATTATCAAAACTTAAGTTAGCTTCAAAAATTATTCTATTCAATGACCGTGGTTCTATTGATATATAATTATCTCCATAGGAAGATACTTTATTTAAAAAAGTTATAGATACAGATGAATTATAAGAAGGAATAAAAGAAAAGGGGTTATTGTATTTAAAATTTTTAAGGTTTGAATCTATTTTTGATCCTTTTATAAAACTTTCGTAATTATTATAAAAATCAGACCCCACATTTTCAGAGTCTACATAATAATCTTTTTCTAAATTCCAGAATCTTGTTTTGTTTAAAGTATTCATCTCATACTCTCCATTACTTCTATACTACCATTCATTAAGCCTTTAGTTGATATGCTTAAATTTTGACTTGTTATTATTCCCTCACATTCTATAGTTCTACCTCTTGCTGCATAATCCATTGTTTTGGGAGATATGGATACTTTTGCAAAATCCCTACCTGAATAATCGATGACCTTTCCAATGTTTTCTCCATTTATAGAAATCATTCTCGATACCTTTCCCTGGACCACATCCTGAGGATATTGTTGTCCTATTACATAGCTAGGTTTTCTTTCGCATTCTACTGAGTATGATATATTTGTTGGAAAATCTAAGCCTATATTATTTTTATTAAAATTTAAAAGTTCAGTATATGCTCCGTTTGCGAATTTCACTGGGTCTGTAGTGAAGGATCCAGTTTTAGTTTCACTCTCAAACCCACTATAAATATCAAATGATGCACTGAATTGCACAGGCTTATATGGAGCTATCTCTATTCCATAGTTAGTTAAATATGCTCCAGAAAAATTTATTCCACAAAAACTTCCAGAGCAAGAATTATTTCCAGTTAAAAATCCTATGGAGTCTTCTTTCCCAGTTAAATAATAACTAAACTGTACATTTGCACTTTCAGCAGAGCTTGCCAGATAATTTCTTAATTCTCCTCCGTATACCCGTTTTGCCTCAATAGAAGTTGATGTTGACAAAGAAGCATCTTTTGCAAAAAATTTTTCTCCATTTATCTGTATTTCGCATTCTTGATGTCTTATATATTTCATTTATAAAAAATATCGGGTTTATATCTAGAAACCGTAGAATATGAAAGCTCAACTTTTGTATTGTTTTCAGCGTCTGTGCTTAGGTTTTGAGACAGCAAATGAGCATCTTTAAATAAGTACTCAACTTCTCTTTTTTCTCCGCATTGATTTTGTAACTTAACCCTTATCGTTTCAAAATGTATTCCAGTCCTCATATAATCATATACATTTTTTGAATCAAAATCATCTATTTCCATTTCAATATTAAATGTTTGCCTTATAGGCAAGGACTGAACTATTTCACAGGGATATATTGAACCTATTTTATATACTGGATCATTTTTAATGTTAGTAGAAAACGAAAAACTTAGAACCCTATTACTTTCCCTTCCGTCGCATTCTACTTTTATACCGCTGTTTGTAGGAATAAATAATTCTTTTTGCTCCTGAGTGTTTTTTTTTATTTCTACATTTGGACCAACTTCACCAAATGCTGTTAAACTTAAAGATGATTCCGCAACACTATCTACAGAAAACGAGCATTGATATGAATTTATATATCCACTCTGAAAGTTAAAATTTTTATTGTTGAAGGTAAGTCCTCCATCAAACCCAGAATTAGTAACTAATAATTCTGTTATTGGTTGATCCATTGTTATCATAGACCTTTCTACAGAAAAGTTTGCCACTCCTGGAGCGTTTTGCATAAAATCTGCAGCCCCGACATAACCTAAAAAATCATTATCTTCTGATGGTATTTGATAATTTGCAGATACAGATCTTACACCAGAAATTTGCAGTCCATTTATATAGAATGATTGATCCGCATTATGTACATAACCGCCCATTTTACCTCAAACTCCCTCCAACTCTTTTTTCTTGTGAAATTATATTCATTACTGCACTCTTGACTTTTGACGCAAACTCTGGTGAATTTAAACCTCCTCCAGAAGAAGCTCCTCCAGAATTGTCTACATTTATACTTATATTCACATCTCCATGGGAAACATTACTTACTTGACCAGATTGACCAGATTGACCGCCAGTTTGTATGGAGCCATTGTTTAAATTCTGCATCAATGAAGAGCCATAAGTTTTAACAGCTCCTGGACTCATTACATATTCCCCTCCAGTAAGCCTTGCTGGTACTGCGCCGCCTTTATTTAGTTGTACCCCAGTTTCGTCAACAGTACCTCTTATATTATTATCCCGCATTATTGTAGATGCAGCTTTCCAGCCTCCATCCCTGTGGGCATTGCTAATCATTTTCCTGACACCAGATTGGTCTGAAGGTTTTGGGTATAATCGCTGAATGCTTTTACCTCTTACTTGAACATATCCATTATCCGCCATAGACCTTTCAGCCTTAGCTGCAGCTCTATTTTTGTAAAAATCGGTTTGCTTGAACTTATCAGTACCCCATTGAACAGCTTTCCCCAATAAAGCGGATCCAGCTATTCCTATAACCATATTCCAAAAGCTTCTTTTCTTTGCCTTCTTCTCGTAATCTTTATTTTTCTGTCTTGCTTCTTCTTGTTTTTTTGTATTTAAATTCTGATTAAATTGAGTCTCTTGATCTCTAAAGTATTTCTGTATACTTCTATCATTTGCTATTGCATATCCAGTAAGCTGACTATTGATTCCTATACCAGCTTGTTTTGTTTTATATCTAGTTACATTTCCATATTTACTTTTGTCTACATAAGACTCTCTTTCTGCTGCCATTGGAGATCCTACATTAAGAACGGCTCCTCCTCCAGCAAACCCTTGTATACTTCCTTGATTTAAGTTTTCTAAAAAGTTTACTCCGTATTTTTGTACAGCACTCCTTTTGATTACATACTCTCCCCCCATTAACATCGCTGGGACATCATCTTTTATTCCACTTCCACCATTTACATATCCCCCAGTATTATAACCGTCTAGCCCAAACACAGATCCTACGGCACCAGTTATTCTGTTTGAAGCACTTGTCAGGAATGCTTTCTGTATGTTTTGTAATAAAGACATTCCTATTTGCTCAAAGGAATCTCCTAATTTTTGACTTCCGTCTAAGGCTGCTTGCATTGCGTCTACAAGACCATCTCTGAAAACCATTGGCAAGTCTTGTCCTAGTCTTGTATATATTTGCTCAGATTGAGCTTCTATTTCAGCAAAACCTAACTCAAGCCCCATCGATGTATTTTGTTTAAATTCAGAGACGAACCCTTTATCTCTTGGGGTAGTTCTCTCCATTTGATGAGCTAAGTCTAGCATACTTTTGTCAAGGTTTTCTATTGTACCTTTTAATTCTGCTATTCTAGCAACAGCTGATTCTTCCACACTTTTTGCGGCAAACTTTGCTTCGTCAGTCTTAGCTGCTTTTCCTGCGGATACTGCATTTAATCTGTCTCTTTCAGCATCAATTAAATCTCTATTTTGAAGGGCTTGTTCGTCCCTGAGGCTCCCCATTTGAACTCTTTGATCTTTTGTTCCTATGGTGAATGATTGTAGTTCTGCTTTTCCTCTTGCTCTTTCTAGTGGTGTTGATGTTGGATCTTGGTTTATTGTGTCAAAATTTAGTTGCCTTCTTTCCTGGTCAACAACTTTATCCATAATTCCTACTCCAACACCAGCGCGAATGGTTTTCTGTCCTTGATTAATGGCATTAAGCTGCTCAAATGCTCCGCTTGAATAATTTGAAAATGTCAAATTTCTATTAAATTCTTCTTGAGCTCTCTTAGCCTCTTCTACGTTAAATGCTCGAACGGCATCATCTAGACTAGCTCCAACATTGTTAACCAACTCTCCCCATCCTTGAAGCTGAAGAGCTATTTGTCCAGAAGGGTCATTAGCCTTAATATCTTCTAAATTCTTATTTAGAGTTTCGGTAAGTCCTTCTATTGAATCAGCCTTAAATAAATCTTTAGTTAAATTTGCTGTCTTTTCTACATTGATGTTTTTTAAACTTATATTTTGGCCTTTAAGAGTGTCAGAAAGCTCAACAACACCTTCTGCCATTTGCTTTTCTATTTCTTCGATCTGCTTTTTTTGTTCTTGGATTTCTGATTTAGCTTTTTCTATAGCACTCTCTGTAGATCCTTTTTTACTTCTAGTCTCTTGTAGTTGGGATTCTGTTTTTTCAACAAGATCTGTCATTGATTTGATCATTTCGGCATCAGTTGCATCCCTGCTAGTTTGTACATAGCTCCCCCCAGAATCTCCTGAATCAAATCCATCAAAAACATCAAGGCGAGTTCCTGTAACTTTTGAAAATTGATTAAGATCCAAATCTTGAAGTTTTCTTTTTGCGCTTTCTCTTGAATCATCTCGTTCGTTACGTTTGAATAGATTGCCAGGCTTACTGAAAGAGGTTTTGTTTTCAGGCAAGTTATTTAAGTTTTCAAGTTGTTTTAATACACCTTTATATTTTTTAAGTTTTGTTGCTAGTGTGTCTTCTACACTACTTTCAGTGTTCAGCTTACTCTCTTGAGTTTTTATTTCTATATTATTTTGATCTATCTTTTTTCCTATTTCCTTTATCCTCTTTGAGCCTTCCTCATTGTTTCCGCTCGTTTTAAACGAAGACATTTGTTTTCCCATTTTTACAGCTGGACTTTTTCCAGCTCCCGCTCCAGATGCCGAACTGGCTGCGGATGACGGCTCAGTCTTTACTGGAATCTGTTGCCCTTTTTGTGAGCCTACTTGATTTCCTTCTGTAGCTGCAAAATCAGTTTCTTTTTCTATTGATGATTTTAAATCATTTAATGCATCAACTAAATTTTTCTCAGATAAAAGTCTGACAGCCTCTTTTTTTAACATATTTAAAGCTTCAGCTTTTCTAACTTTTATATCTTCATCAAAAACTCTTTTTCTTAGACCAGTCTGTCTTTTTGACTCTTCCGCGTCAGAAGACATTCCTCTAAAAATAGGAGATTGAGCTTCAAAACCAGTGAGTGATCTGTTTGTATCAGCCCTCCCTCTCACACCTATCATATTAGTGTCTAAGGCCATACTTCTATTTGAAGATTCCTGCCTTAAGCTTTCAAGCTTCGCCTGTATTTGTGTTTGTATTTTTTGTTGAGCTATTTGTATGCTTAAATTTTTTCTTTCAGCCAGTATTTGCTCCTGAACAATTCTAAACTGCTCTTTCCTTAAATCTATTATTTCTGTTAAAGTTTGAACATCTGCTCCTTCAAGAGCTCTTGTAAATTTAGTTTGCATGGATCCTTCTTGTCTTGCCTTAGGTAGGTTTGCGACAAGCTCATCCATTATTCTTTTTTGTTCATCTTTATCTCCAGTGCCAAGAAGGTCTTTCAGTTCGTTCAAGTTTTCTGGCATTGTTATTTTGCTATCTTTATTGAAAGCATCGACCCCACCTTTTACTCCTACTTTTTCAAATATATCGTCAAGATTTTTTGTATTTAGGTTTAAATTCATTACTCCAGACATTTCCCTTCTTCTGATCATTGACTCTATCGAGCCAACTCCTTGATCTTCGACCGTCTTTCTTACGAACTCCATTTGTGGCCCGCCGAAATTTAAACTTTTTGATTTTGATTGAACTCCTCTAAGGAAATTAATATCTGTTTCTCTTTGAAATTGTCCTACTCTGCCTTGAGCATCCGAAGCTAATATTTTAGATTGTTCTCTTGCTAAGAAATCACTAGCACTAATTGGCGACATGAATTGAGATGTGAAATTAACATTCGATTTTCTTGCGTTAGATTCAGCTGCTGATCTTATCTTGTTAACTTCTAAATCAACAACCATTTTGCCAATAGTTCTTTTGAATGATTGATCTATATTAAATAACGCAGAGCTTGCTCTATCAGATGCTTTTTTAATTTTTTGAAACTCTACAACGGCAGATTCTGCTTCTTTAGCTATATCTCCCATGCTTATTTCTCCCTCCCTAAAAGCTGCAACTAATTGATTCATTGCAGTCTCTGTCATCGCTCCAGCATCTACTAGTTTTGATAGTTCGTTAATTTCATCTAATCCTAATTTTTGTTGTTTTTCTAAATCACTTTTAGCTGCTCCACTTTCAATAGCTCTTCCGCTTAATATGCCTATTCCTGCTCCTGCAGCCGCCATTGCCAACCCAAGCGGCATGCCTACTCCAGACATACTCAAGGCAGCTCCTCCAGCCATCAGTCCTCCAGCAAGACCTCCTGCCATACCTAGTCCACTGGTTAACTCTTGACCTCCTGAGGCTTTTTTCCTTAAAGCATTTAGGCTTTTAGTGTCAAGCATTCCACTTTTTTCTTTTTGAGCCGTACTAGTCTGTATATTTCTCAATATATCTAGTGCAGTAGATTCATCTACATTTTCATTTCTTATTGCTTGGGCTATCATTCCTCCCATTGCAACTCCAGCATTTTTTGCTGCTTTTTGTTGGTCGGAATTCTTTAGAGCTACTCCAAAATTCTGAACACTAACAGCGTTTGTCATTTGATCTTGTAGTTGTCTTTGTATTTTTGACAAAGCATCTGAATCTCCCCCTGATGCAGCTAAAGCTGTTAATGTTTTTTTATCATTGACCCCAGCCAAAGCTCTATTCATTGCTGTATCAATTTCTGCGATTCTATCAGAGTCTCCTACGGCAAAAGCTTCAGCCCTAGCTGATGATAAATTCTGAAGAGATTGGGCTGCTTGAACATTTTGACCTATGATGGCTATTTCTTTTTCTCTTACTCTTATTTGTTCATCTATAGTTAGAGTTGCCTTCGTAAGAGACTGTACAAATCCTATAACACCTCCTACAATAGCGCCTGGAGCACCAAATATAGCTCCCATACCAACACCCATCAATGTACTAGATGCCGTATCTGCTCCAGTTCCCTGAACATTAAATTGTCCATTTTGTAATACGGCTCTATCTTCCCTTGGGGTTTTATTTGCCACCATGCCCGCTAACATTGGGGCGGCTATAGAGAGGCCTAATCCCATTTGCCCACCAGCTGCACCAAACCCACCCTTCATAAAGTTTTTCGCTCCAGTTCCAAATCTATTGATTCCTTGCCCTGCTCTATTCCCAACGAGTCCCATAAACCCTTGAGATCTTAATCCAGATCCAGACATTCCAGACTGGAAGGATCCAAGAGCTCCAGAAATTCTTCCTCCTGATATTCTATCTCTTGCTGATTGCGGTGCTCCTTTAGGAGCATCATCTTTAACTTGTTTTTGAGTTGAAAGCACCATGCTTTGGAGTTTCTCTGAAGAAGCTGAATCTGCACCAATTCTGGCAGCCTCTCTCATAAGCTCTCTTCTGGCTGTGCCCTTGCCCTTAGCACCGCCGTCAACCATTCTTTGGTACTTTTCTAATTGTTTTATGAAGTTTTTTCCATCATTTCCTCCAAGCAATGATGAGAAATCTCCAGTTCTAAGACCTGCTCTTGCTAAAGTTTTATTGCTAGACATTACGCCTTGGGATTTTACATAATCTTGAAATGCTTTTTCTCCCCTTTCTCCCATTGAAGCCATAACATTCATGGACTCTTTACTGTCAAGTGTTTGGATGCCTCTTTCTTGAAGAAAGCTTTGACTAAAAAATTTCCTCATTTCTCTTTTGCCAAAACCTTCTGCCCCTTGAAATCTTTTTAGTTTATTTCCGTCTTTTGTACTCTCTCTGAGTTGGCTATTTAATATACTAGCTTTTGTGGTTGCATTATTAAACATGCCTCTGGCACTTTCGTCTATTGCCTTGTCAAACTTTTTCAGACCTTTTAATGTTTCAAAGTCATTAGCTTCCTTGGCTACCCCCATTCTGAATTTTAAATCTTTTTCAAAATTACTAGAGCCCATAAATTGTGTTGCCAATTCTCCTACTGGTCCAGATCGTGAAGAAAGTTTCGCTAGGGAGTCCTTTCTAAGAACCTCTCTCATGTATTTTTTTCTAGCCGAAGTCTCTTTTTCTAAAGTTCCGAGCCTCGCTTTTTCTCTTAGATTAGCTTCTTTAATTAACTCTGATGATTTTGCGTATTCAGTACCTTGTTGGCCGAGGTAAGATTGAGCGCTTTTGACGCTTGTTGAAAACTTATCTATCACATTAGCCGCTCTATCAAAAGATTTAGATACTGAATTTAAACCTACATCATTTATGTTTCTTACAGATTCTTTTCTTAATTGTAGTACTTTGGTTACATCAACTTGTGTTTTTGCATAGTTGGGAACGGCTGAAGTTTTTTGATTAGGGTTCAACCCTCCATGAAGAATTCTGGCTTTTTGTAAACTTCCAGATTCCTGCTCTTGGTTTACTACGGCAAGACCAGGATTCTTAGAGCTCTTTAATGAGTGAGCTTCCACGACCTTGGGGGTTAATCCAAAAGAAGCCTCTCTTTGAATTGCTTCTTGAACAGCTCCAGTATACTGAGGGTTTTTAGATAAAACATTTTTCGCTCCTTCTGAAAAAAGCTTTGAGTAATTTGGTATCAAACCTTTATTTGCATGAATTGCTCCTTGGTAATCAGGATCATCATACTGAAAATAAGGCCTGGTAACATCATTCATGTTCAATGATTCGGATTGAGCTTTCAGATCGGATTTTATTCTTTTTTGTTCTGCTGGATCTAATAGTCTAAAACTCTTGCTATTAACAAATTGCCTGACATCATCGTAATTACTAGATCTCAGCTTGATTTTATTTTGAGTAGTACTCCAAATGTTATTTCTGGTTCCAGCTGAAAATGCCCCAGTATCCTCTTTAAATGTTTTTACGGCCTGAGATACAGTTTTTAATTTCTTAAAAATAAAGTTCGGAATTAAACCGTTGTTAGCTAAATTAGGGTCAACTGTAAGGGTTTTTCCTTGATGGTTTATACTTTCTATTCTTTCAAGCTTAAGCCTCTTAAAAGGTTTTTCAGATTCAGTTTTTGGCTTAGCATAAACCACTCTGGTTCTACCAAGTGGGCTATTCTCGTCAAAATCTTTCCAACTTTTGAATCCTTTTGGTGGGGGAGCTCCTTTCTTTAAGCTATGAACTCCATACCTTGCATTTTTTATCATGATTGGAGTGTCGCTTTTTAGCGGGAGGTATTTAATTGATTTAAATAAATTACTTTGCAGGATTTTATCCAGCTCTGACATGCCTATAACTCCTTCTTGCCTACTTTTAGCTTGACCTAATGTAGACTGAAGTCCAATGCTTTTCATGGCTCCAGCATTTATTTTTAATCCAAAATTAGGAATCATTCCTCCAGAAAAGCCCCATTTTGATCGAGTGGCTCTTGTCATATTTTCGTAAAAACTCCTAATTCTTGGATTTACTTTTAATCTTCCGCTTATTCTTCTTTCGGCTTTAGAAAAAGACATTGGATCTCTTTTTCCTTCTTGGCCTTTCATTAACTCTTCGAATTCGTTTACTAAAAATTTATTTTGATAATCTCTGGCTGATGTATTAAATGACAGTGCTGACCTCATTCTACCCATATCACTAGCTCTAAAAGAGGATCCTCTTAGAATTCCAGATTGAGACCCCATCATTTCTTGTTCAAGCTTTAATTGCTGGGCTTTTAAGTAGTCACCAGGCTGCGCCATTCTTATATTGGGGTCAATATGCCTCCTGCCTGGGTCATAAGGTAATTGCAGTATAGGATCTGGTGCTAATTCATTATTTTGCCTAAAAAGATTAGCTCTTCTTTTAGGGTCTTTAAATAGAGTTCCCCTGAACTGAGTTTTAATTTTGCTCATGGTGGAGCTGCCACCTTTAGGCCCTGCTTTAAGAAAGTCATATCTTAGTGCATTAAGATTTTTCTTTTTTTGATTCGCCCCACTGGAAACGAAACCGTCCTCTATGTGTTTTAATTTAGGAACCATCCCAAAATTAGATTTAAAATAATCTTTTTCTTGAGGTGTCAAGCCAGACTCCACATCTATTGAGGATGTTTTTCCAGTTATATATTTATAAAATTGCCTTGTTATTTCAGGCTTCTCTAATATTTCTTTTATTCTTGTTGGGGTTAATCCACTGTAAAGCCCTTTGGCTCCACTATCGTAAGGTTTTCCGCCAGTACTGTATTTGGGGAAATTCTTCATTAACTGATTGACGGGCATTCCAGGCCAAGAAGCCTTCCAGCCATCATGCTCTCCATATTTATTGAAGCTTTTTAATATAGATGTTAAACCTTTTTCGTCAACATAACTAAGAGCGTCAAGATATTTTATCCTTCCATCTTTGGCGAAATCATTAGCGAGTAAGCTTCCTAATAAATTTTTATCATGAGAAAATGCTCCGTAATTCGGGATTAAGCCTTTGTTTGACAATCTATATGTCCAGTCGTCGCTCCCCCAGATTCCTTCTTCTTCGAAGTCATCTTTTATGAACTTCAAGTCTGGATTTTTTTCAACTTTAAAGCTTTTTCTTTTTGCTATGCTATCTACAACTCTCATTGCTGATATGGAAGTCCCCATATCTCCATATAAGCCTCCGTAGCCATTCCTCTTGGCATACTTCGCCATGTATTCGTACAACTCTCTTCCGTATCCTTTTCCTCTCATTTCGGAGGGAGAGTCTCCAGTGAAAATAACTTGCAGTCCCATTTTGCCACCGTTTTTGGGGTCTACGATCTCCATTGTTTGAGCATCTGTGAACTTCTCCCCTCCAACCGTAGATTTAAATAAGACCTGCCTTGGGGGGCCCCCAATTTGACCTCCCCCCATCTCCTTAAAAGTAATATTAGATCTAGATTTTGAATAATTAGGAATCATTCCTTTATTAGCATAAGGGTTGAATCCGTGAGTTTCTTCAAATGTGTTTTTGTACTTTCTTCCTGCCTTACTTCTCCAAGGTGGTAATATTGCTGGCTCAGACATTCCTGAAAATTTTTTAACTTTTTCCGCTGTATTATATATTATTCTTCCTTTTCCTTTTATGTCCATGGATTTAACGGTGCCAGGAGTGTATCCACCGTCCCTGGCTCCCTGTTTTTCCATTTCTTTTTCTTTCGGGGTGACATAGTTTGGGATTAAGCCGCTACTAGCTATCTTCCCTCCTCTTTGTAAAGAGGTGTTAAATCCAGCTCTTAGTATAGCTGGTCCAACAGCTTTTGCTGTAGCAGCTATTCTTTGCTGCTCTCTAGACTGAGCCTGAAGTAATGTTAATATGGTCTTCTCTTGTGCCGCCCTGTTTCCCTCTTGGGCTAATATTCTTTTTTGAAGACTACTATTTTCCCCTAATACAGCTACTATTGATTCTTGAACTTGTTTTTGCCTTTGGCTAGCGCTAACAACACCCATCAATTCTTTAGCACTTCCCACTAAAAATGTAGAAGTTTTTGCGAATAATTTTATTAAAACACCAGCCGCTAATAGTAAACCTGGACCACTAATAACATTACCTATGCCTTTAATGAGCCCTTTGGCAAAATCAGCTCCAGCAGATTCCCCTTCTTTTTGACCGAGAAAATCATTTATGCTTGATACCTGATCTCTTATAAATGTAAGATAATCTCTTATTTGATTCGAGAATCCAATCTCTCCAATTATATTAGATAATTCAGTTATACTCGTTGCTGCTTGTGATGATAATGCAGATAATGATCTATTTAATATTTCATTCTTTTTGTATGCTTCATCACTTGCACTTGCAGATATTTGAGTTGCTCTAGCTAGAATGCTATTTGATGAAGAAAGGTCATTTATAGCAGCTTTTAAAATGTTTATTTGGAAAACTCCACCAACTTGTTCAGCTACAGCAGCTTTTGTAGTATCTGCTAGCTTATCATAAGTGGCTGATAAGTTTTCTAATACTCTAATTGCTGGGAGTGTGTTACCCGCTACATCTCTTACGGCTATTCCAAGCTCCTCAAGCCTACTAATCGTGGTAGATCTTTGTACACGGGTGAAAATAGTTTTAAAACTATTACCGATAACCTTACCACCTCTAGCTGTCATTTGTTGAGCTGCAGTAACAGCACCTAGTAATTCATCAAAACTAACTCCTGCATCTTGAGCTACAGCACCAGCTCTAGAAACAGCATCTATTAAATCTTCTGTGCTAACAGCAAACTGCACGTCTACGGCAGCCATTTTACTTAAAATTTGAGTAGAATCTAGACCAGCTTTATTAAATGTATTTAATGCGGCAGTTAAACCATTCACCGCACTAGCTGCGTCTAATCCAGTCAGCCTAGTCAGTATGAGAGCATCATTTGTCCTTTTCAAGGTTTCTTCCATTGTTAAACCTTGTCTTGCTAGTTCTGTGGCTGCAGTAGCTACAGTAGAGAAAGATTGAGCAGTATTTTTTGCTACTTTAAATAATCCTTTTGAGAAATCATCTAATTGGCTATTCGTCAGTCCCATGACGATATTAATTTCCGTTAATTGCTTTTCTACCTGTATGGTGGTTTGCAACAAGGCCTTAAATGCAGTTTGCACACCTTGTATCATTCCGACAGAAGCTCCGAAAGCTAATACTCTAGCATTTGAAGCCTCTAAGGATCTATTAAATTCACTTACAGACCCAGTTATTTTGCCTAGTGGTCTTGTGAAATTTTTATCATTTAAGCTTAAATATAAGCCCCCTCTAGCGCTGACATTTTTTACAGCCTTTTGTATAGACTTTTCTAGTCCGACCTGTATTGTTGGTATTTTTAGAGGCATTTCCTTATTCCTTAACTAATATTACACATAAAAAGGAATTAAAACATCTGTAAAATATCCAAAAAAAAACCCGCCTAATTGGCGGGTTTTTAAATTTTTAGTTATCCTGTGTTATCTGTTTGGAACATTAGCATACTCAGGAATTTTATTCCTGTTAGCTCCAGAAATAAATACTCCATGGATAAGATCTTCTGGCCCACCGATTTGGGTAGTAAAAGTAAGATCAATACTCTTATTACTTCCTATATCAGATGATATCGATTCACTATCAACACGTGCACCTTTGAAGTCTATAGTTAAAGCTTCTATTTTTGGATTACCAAATTCACAGCCTACTTGCCCCATCATCTTAACTTTGATGTCATGCTCTTTACAATCATCAAGCAGGGATGCAAGGTTTCCAGTTCCGACATCAGACATTAGAGCACTTACACTCAAGGATGCTGTAACAGGAAGATCTACAACTCTAGAAAATGCGAACCTAGTACCTAATCTATCGATTGGGCTTCTGCTCAATGGCATACTGAGGCTGAAGTTTTGAATATGTATAGATCCTTCTCCAGAAACCTTAGCTATCATAGATAGTCCATTTGGAATCTCAAGTTGGATATCTCCAGGCCTCAATGCTGTGATTGAGGAAGTTCCAAAAAGCCCCGTACTTGGAGATGCTCCTTTGTAGTCACCTCTTAATGCCTCAGGATGACCAAGACTGAAGTTAATTCCGCTAGAAGGTACACCATCCTTGAGGCCAATTCCAGGGATAGTTACTCCTGTAGTTCCGATATCTGACTTGGCATTGTACAACTCAATGGTAGTATTTGCGGTAGGTATTGATCCAACAGATGCTTCGATTGTGTAATCACTCAAGAATCCATTTCCGAGACCTATAACACTTCTTTCTGAAACCGCATCTGTTGTATTGAATGCATCAGTAGATTCAGGAGTTGTAAGGATGAAGAAGTTCTTGCCAGCATTATCTGCCTTAAGGTGATCTGCAGCAGCATTCTTTCCTTCGGATCCCATTCCTTTTCCTAAACCATCTTCTCCTTGAACATAAAACCCAAGGTTTCTTTCGTTGAAGCCGTCCGTAGGATAATATGTAAAATCTAAGTTAACTGTGGGCGGCTCAAGAGCAATAGCATCTATTCTAGCCAATTGTCCAAATGTATTAACATCTGTTCTATTAATAGTGAAACTATAGTTAGCACTTTGAACTCTATGAACCTGTGAAATCATATTTTCATATGATCCAGACCATGGTTGTAAAAACACACCTATAGGTGTGTGGTTTTTGTCAGGTATTACATCTCTAACAGCTGGCCCAGGGATTTCATTATAATATGCACCAGTAGCATTATCCCAATTATCTTTTCTAGAGAAGAATGCTAATTGTCCAGTCTGCCCGCCAGCCATTAAAGCTCTAGCTAGATTTTGATTTGAAGCTCCATTTATACTTGGTGATCCTACTGGCTCCCAGCCAAATTTTGAACGTAATTCTTCATTTATTGAAGCTTCAGCGGCACCACTAATGTTAATGATGTCTAAAAGCCCTGGGTCACCAATTTTTATACCAACACTTCTTGCCCTTGCCAATCTTGCATTACTAAAGTTGTCATTGCTTCTATTTTTTAATATAATTGGGTCCTCTGACAAACCGATAGGGTTTGTTAGGGTATGCAATCCTAAAGCATTTCCACTTTCTAGTGAAGGTCCTCCTAGACCTCCGAGGTTAGGTCCGACACCCGCCACTCCAGTTGGTCCCATTCCTGTTATGACAGCTGTACATGTAAAGTGTGCGCCAGTAGCATTAGGGCTAACGAAAAGCGCTTCACTTTGATAAATTACTCTATTTCTGGCCATGATTTTTAAAGTTGTTAATTAATGTTGATATTTTGACAAATTGGGTTCATTCTAAATTACATTAAATATAATATAATGTGAAAATTTTTTTATTTTTATTAAAATTAATAAATCCTAGGAAATCTGGGTTGAGATATTTCAAAATCAATAAATCCTACATAAAGTGAAGGCGATATCTTAGTTCTAACGTTCTCACTTATCTTAGATGTAACAGCTCTTTCTATATTAAAAAGGTTACTTCCTTTCTGTAAAACCAATTCCTTGTATGAGTATTTTCCAGTCTTCAGGTCTCCATATTCGTTTATAGGATAGTCTTCAAAATTCATTTTAGGAAAGCATACATTCCTTGTATCAGAAAACAAAGATAGTATTCCATCTAATTGGTATAAATTCTCCGCAAGAACTACTGACTTGAAACTTACTGTGGTTTTATCTTCACCCCCAAATGCATAAGGAGTGTTTTCCATATATTCATTATTTATAAAAACAGCAGGGGTGACCATGTCATATGGAGCGATCCCACTTTCTGGTATAGAGAATCTACTATTTGCTACAAACTTATTTTCGATTACTAAAGATTCTTCTGTCTCATTAGTATTATAAATATTAAACTCTTTAACGGAGAATGCTCCACTTAGATTCATTGAGTCTGATGCGGAATCTCCTGTTACAACAATTCCTCCGTTATTAAAGTCTATAAAATATCCATCGCTTTTATTGTTTTTCTCTATTATTCCGTTAGATCCAGATATTCCAGTTGGTACAAATGCTCCCCCTGCACCGCTTTCTGTTACCCATTGTTTGTATGGACTACTGTACCTAAAGAAACCATCGGGAAGCCTTTCGTCCTCAACATAATACAAAATTCCAGTTTTGTTTTCGAATGCTTCTCCATGCTCCACTAGGTGATGTTCAAACCACATCGAGAAACTGGTCGTAGCTTCATGCGCGAAATTAGGCTTCATGTTATAGCCCTTTTTGTTAAAGCTAAAGTTTTCGCATTGAAATTTCTTAAAATCTTTGACATATAAGAGACTCTCTTGTACCTGGATCTCTGGTTTTTAATTGCTCCACCTGTAGAATCTCCACCAAAAGCTGAATCTGATTTCTTTCCGCCTTTTAGCTGTATTGCAGGTCCAGACCTCGATCCTTTTAAATCTTTACCTCTTATGTATAAATAATAACCTAGTCCAGATAAGCCAGTTTCTATTCCGTCTATCCAGCTTCTTCCGCTTGCCCAAGGCAATGGTGTCATTGAGAATAACTCCTCTTTAGTCGGCTCTGTTGTTATGAATTCCCATTTACCTGCTCGATAAGAAGTCTTCCTTATAGATGTTGCCTCCAATCTTCTTCTCACTTCCGATAATGGACTATCCCCTTCTTGAAAACCTATAAATGTAAATAAATTTCCATAACCACTAAGAGTGCCGCTAATATTACTAGAGGATTCTCCCGCTTCTATTTCTCTTGTTATTAAATGATTTTCAAATTCATCTATCATTTGTCGCTTAATTGCTTCAAATTCTTTTATTACTATAGCTTCTACTTTGGCTCCTATCTCTCTTTGTAGTTGAGAATTTATAGATCTAATTACACTGCTAGATATCATCTTATTTTTCGGTAGGTAGTAAAAAGAAAGTATAATAGCTGGGTGAAAAAAGACCGTGAGGGCGGACATCGCTTTCTATAGAAAAAGTTCTTTCATCAAATAAAACCCTCTTTGTTTCCTTAATTATATTATATCCACTGGAGTCAACTTTTATTCTAACATATCCGTCGGGGAGTCTTAATTTTAATTGAGAATCTATCTCAGGGTCATTCAAGTAAGAATTAGCTTTATCTGTGTCATATGTTATTCTAGCATTGAACTGGCCAGAATTAATTGTTTTTTTAATTGATTTTTTTAACGACGCTCCTTGGCTATAAATAGAATTGAACGAAGGGCTTGTTTGTAGTACTACAGTTTTAGCTTCTTTTATGTAGTAGACTGGCCTAGAAAAGGTATCATGTATATCATTGAAAGCCTGCTGTAAAGCCTGTTTCTCGGAATCTGGTATCAAATTAGGCATGTCTTAAATATAAATTACACTTTTTATAGAAAAAAATATTTATTAAAATATAATATCTTAATTGTATCATGAGTGATAAAGACAAGGAAATACTTCAGGATAGATATGAAAAGCATGTTAAAGGTTTATTTAAAAGCTTCCTTCATCTACTTGAAGATTTGAACGAAGACCATAATATACATTTTACTAAATTAAAAATCTCTTTACCTGAAAAATATCACGCACTGATTGACCAAGCTAATTATTTTGATTTCAAGAAAATGCAATACTTAAGAAAAAGAGTATTAGATATGGGGAACGATTCCTTAAGGAATCAAAATGAAGATCTTGACAAATTCATAGTGCATTTTAAATTCAATAATTATTACGAGTAACATCTATCAATATGAAAGAAATATATAGCTTCAGTGTTGATGTCGAAAGAGACGTCACAGAATCAGTAACAAAGAAAAGAAAGAATAAAGAAACTGGCAAGATGGAAGAATACTCCGTTGAGGAAACCAAAAAGAAGCCAGTACCAGTTAAAATTATATTGAAAGAGCCAAATAGAAGAGATTTAGAAGAAGCTGACATTGAATATAGCATTGAGATGAGTAAATGCATTAAGAGGGGCATTCTTACAAAAGCAATGCTAGCTAAAAAATATAGTGACACAGGAGGCCTTCTAACAGAAGATGATGCCAAACTTCTAACTCGAAGGTATAGCGAACTTGGAGATCTCCAAAATAGATACAGCAGGCTTTCCTCCAAGCCAAAAAAGGATGATAAGGATGAAAAAAAGTTAAGTAACCTCTTAGGTGAAATGGCAGAAAAGAGGAGGGATATAGTAGACATGGAAACATCTTACTCTTCGCTTTTTAATCATACCGCAGACAGCAAAGCTCAAAATAAAGTTATATTGTGGTATTTAGTCCATTTGTCTTTTTATCAAGAAGACGAAGATCTTGATGCTAAGCCATTCTTTAACGGAGAAGAAGTTCAAGATAAAATAGAACAATATTATGATATTGATGAAAACGGCCATGAAATCTTTGACCTTGTTAAAGATAAACTTTTATCTGTATTAAGTTTTTGGTATTTCAGTGCTAACGCGTCAAAAGAAGATTTCGATAGTTTGAATGACGATATAGACTCTGGAAATGTATGAGAAAGACGATTACTTCTACAGAAAAATATTTAGAGATGTTTGCCTAGGGTATAGCAAATCTTATTACAAAAAAGAGGAAGTTTATGTAAAGCACCTCCATGCAAACGATTACATAGACATCAATGAAAAGCAAGACCTTTTCTTAAAGAAAGCTATAGGAAGAGGTCTGCAAACTGAGAAAAAATGCTTAGAGGAAGCTATAGAAAATGATATTTGGTCAGAAAAAGATGAGTCATTTATAGATGGTCAAGAAATTTTTATAGATAACTTATTAAAAACAAAATCTAATTTAAATTTAAAATCAGAAAGAGATGCTCATCAAAAAATAATCGATGAAGAGCAGGGAAAATTAAATAATAAATTGTCTGAGAGGCAATCTATACTTGGAAATACTGCAGAAAGTTATTCTTCCAAACAAATAAATGATTACTTTATCATAAATTGTTTTTACAAAGATAAAGATCTTAAAACTAAATATTTGTCTGATGATTTTTTTGCAAGCTTATCTTACAGTGAAATAAAAGAGCTAACAGAAATAAATAATTCTGTTGTAAAATCTGTCAGCGAGGAAAATATACAAAAAATAATTTTAGAGGAATTCTTTTTTCCATTTATGTATATGGCTGACGGCCCACATAGTTTTTTTGGTAAGTCTGCAATTGATTTAACTAATAACCAGTTATCTATACTAACTTACAGTAGAGTTTTTAAAAATATATTCGATAACAACCAAGATATCCCCGAAAAAATAAGAAAAGATCCAGCGGCATTATTAGATTTTTCAAGCAACTCTAAAAGTAGAGAGAAAATGAAAGAGCATTTAAATAAAGATGGAGCCTCTACTGTTTTTGGCGCAACCGCAGAAGATTACGAATACATGGGAGTCGAAAAAACTTCCATTAAATCTGGAAGCTCACTTTCTGAAGCTGCGAGAAAAAAAGGGGGTAGCCTTAACATGAAAGATCTTATGGATCTTTCTTAAGCAGGAGAGTCTTTTCCTGCTACCTGCCTTGGCCCGCCTTTTGATATATTATACTTGTATAATAATTTTTCTAATTCATTTGCTGATTCATTAGAAAGCTGGGTGTATTGCCTTGATGTGGTGATTTTTTCTGAAGGACTTGCTAGCATAGCCTTCCTCTTAATTACACTATCTCCTTCTCTTAGTTCTGTCCAATCTGATGTTACAACTTCTCCTGATCCTGATTGAGATGAAGGAATATAACTCACCCCTAATAAAGCTTTTCTTCCCAACTTCTTGTAGTAATCGCGTAAAAAGATATGCCTATATATACTTTGTTCTTGGCTTCCCATGCCAGGATTCACCCCACTATAATTAGTGTGGGTAAGAACATTTAGTTCGCCAATATTATTCTGCAACCAACCAGAAAGATAACTAGGGTTTACAAATTGACTATTTTCGTCGAAATCAAATTTGTATATTCCTGATGCTAAGTTGCCGATTTCATTGACCGAATGGTCAAAGCTATAGCTCATCTTTTATTTAATATTTCTAGTACGCTTTTTGCAACTTGTTCGTCTTTTACCAGCGGGGATTCTGTTGGGAAGTTGTACTTCCTAGACCCATCTTTAGTTCCAAATTTTACTGAAAATTCTTTTTTAATTTTTCTCTTAAGAGTGGTTTTGTTCCCAGAAGGAAATACACTAGCCTTTACCGCAAGTTCTTGCATTTGCCTGAGGTTCATTCCCTCCAGGCTTTCATCTAATTCTTCCTGAGAGTTTGTTCCGAAAGGATTTTTCGATGGCATTAAAATTTCTTCTATGTCTTTAGATAGAGCGTGTTTTTCGTCTTCAACTTTGCCGTCTGCAAATTCTATTTCCTTCTTTACTCTTTTCTTTGTGGTGGTTGTTTTTTTTCTAGGCATGATATTTAAATGGTTGGCATGTGTACAATATATCTACACAATATATTATACTTTTTCATCAAAAAAAATCCAAAAAAAAACGCGGTAACTCGAAAGCTACCGCGTTTTCTAAACTCAATTGAGTATTTTTAGATACCCAAACCGATGATTGCGCTATCGTTGATGATAGTACGACCTTCTTCAAGTTCGGTATAGTAACCGATCTTCTTTTGTCTGGTAACGTACTGATCGTCAGCATTAACAGTCAAGGAAGTTCCTGACTCAGCATCAACAGCAACTGCACGAAGCATAGACTCACGACTTCTGTCAAGAGCAAGAGCGAAATCATTTGTAGCATGACCGCCAATTAGCTTTTTAGCTACTTGTTGGTATTTTTGGTTTGGTCCTAGCTCGTAAATCTCCATGATGGAAATTCCAAAGAACTCAGTCATTCCAGCTTGTGAGAACAAGGTGTTTCTTGTAGCATCGCTAGCAGGAATAAAATCACCCGTGGTTGAAATTGGATTGTAAGCAAAAGATCTCAATTGTTGAACAACCTCTGGAGAAACAATAAGATCGGTAATTCCACGGCTACGCTCAGGAGTACCAGCATTCCATGCAGGATTGTTTCTTTTGGCCTTGGTAAGAAGGGCATTAAAGTCGTCCATATCAAGAGTGGCGCCAACCTCAGTCGTGGTATAGCACTTGTTCTCGTTGTCAGAGATGGTGCCCATGATCAAGCTTGCGGAAGCAGCTTCTTGTTGAAGCATAATTTCCTGAGCAAGTCTAGACATGCTCTTACTCACGACATCAAGTCTTGAACGTGATGCATAACGCTTATCAAAGTCAATGGCACTTTCCAACCTGTAAGTAGCGAGCTTTAACTCACTATGGGTGGGAGTAACATGACTGGAAGGAAGACCACCAGCAGTGTTAGAAGTGTAAACCTTGATATACTCGTCGTCAGTTACATCATGATAAAGATCCAAAGGGATACTTGGATTGTCATCAGCAGCGAATTGAAAAGCGGAAAACAGGTTACTTAAAGTGGGAGCGTTATCTACTACCTCAGCCAATACAGGCCCGATAAAGGCAGCGAGAGCTTGTTGTGCTTCATAAGAAACAGCTCTGTCCTTGGAGGCCATAGCCTTGACTAGTTCGATTTGCTCGTCGGTTCTCTTTAGTGTAATATTCATTTTAAAACTTATATGTTAAATGTTAATATTTTAGCAATCTAGATTAATTACATAGTAGGTACCGCTCTGGAAGTCAGCGTTGACCCCTGGAGATCTGTTCGCTTGTCCTCCGCCTCTGTGACCAGTAGCTATCAATTTTCCGATCCTCTGAGTTCTGGCACCAGCAGCTTGAGCCGCCAAGAATGCGAATTTACCTTCTCCTCCGCAGATTACATTTGATCCAATTATTGCTTCTTCAGCTCCAATTGCGCCTACATGTGTGGCATTTTCATGCACAGTAATAATGCCCTTTCCTAAAACTGGAACGGTTTGACCAGAAAGAACAGCTTGAAGCTCGTCTTTCTTGATTGGATTGAAAAGCAAGCTTTCTCCATTCTCGTCAACTGCAAGAGTTTGATTAAGAGTAACACCAAGAGGATTAACTCCAGAAGCTGCAGGAGCAACTTTGAGAGGATTGGTAGGATAAGGATTGCGACCTACTGGAGAACTATAGTTGTTTGCGAATCTGCTGTCTTCGCCAAGTTCAATAACATCGTTCTCAGTCATGTTTCCGTTGGTTACGGAAACAAGAACTCCGTCTGCGTTAATATCATCGTCGCCTGGCTTCATGAGCTTGAGGTCTGAACTCAAGGTCTTAGCGTCCAGGGAGAAGAGATTGACTACGTCATTCTCGTCGTACTGTCTAAAAGGTAATAGTCTGTGTGCCATGGTTTATTAGTATTTAATTGTTATGGATTCTTTGGTGAAAGCTGATTTAAATTTATCGGCTAAAGATAGTTCTTTTTCTGTAGACTCTCCGTTGTTTGAGGAAATGTCCTCGCTTGATTCAACGTTTTCAAGAACTTCTTCTACTTGATCTTCTACAACTTCTTCTGCTGATTCGGTTGCTTCAGATGCTTCAGTAGTTGAAGATATTCTTTTTTCTACTTCTGCTAGAACTTTTTCATTAAAAGCTTTTTCTTGTTCTTCAAGAAAGGATTTGCTTTTGTGCTTGTAGATGACTTGCAACTTGTCATTATATGTTGCAAAAGCTTCATCTTCATTCGATAAATCTTTAATTTCAGAAGCTAAGATTTTCCTATCTTCATCAGATAACTCATAACTCTCATCGATAGAGCTCATTCTATCATTGAAAATTTGAAGTCTTTTTGCTTCTTCTTGCTCTGCTTGAATCTTCGAAAGTATTCCTTCAGATGCTGTTAATTTTTCCTCAAGTTCTTTAATCTTATTTTCAGATTCCAACTTAGCGGCTTCAGCTTCTTGTTTTTCATTTTCTAATTCAGCCTTTTCTTGTACGTAGACATCGCTCTTTTCTCTGATAGCATCAGATACTACTTTAACGATGTTAGCGACGGCTTCTTCAGAAAACTTATCAGAGCTAGATGCTAAGATTGTATCCTTGAGTTGATCGATTAGTTCTTTAGTTTCCATTTTTTGAACGGTTTTAATTAAATTCGGTTTGTCTGAAATTACATGCGTTTTTTCCGTATGTGAAGAATTTTTTTTAATATTTATTATTTTTTTTAAAAAATCATTAAAATTAATTTCTATTTTTTCTGGTTTTTCCTGAGCTTCCGAGTCTTGTATTACCTCTTCTTTTTTTTTATCTATATTCACTAAGCCCTTTACATTTGCTGCGGGATTGGTGGTAAATCCAATCCCTAAAGGGTATACATCGCCAGCTACTAGCCTATAAATTTCAGTACCATCATCCATTAATCCCTCTCCATCAAAAGCTTTTAAATATTTTTTTAATTCTTCTTTATGAACTTTATCAGTTATAATTTCAGCCTCTTTTAAATTTTTGCTCCCTACTGCTATTGCATAATCATTGAATCCTATTTCCCAGCTCGCTGAAATTGTATTATACATTCCATCTTCTGGATTCGATGATTTCTCTATAAGATCTGCGAAGTCTGAATTGACTGTTTTATAAACTAATGCAGATAGTGCTATATTGAAAGGTTCGTAAGAATCTTCTATATCTTCAGCTTTAATTATTTCATTTGTCCCAAATTTTGAATAACCAGAAGATATAATATGCCCTACTACTTTTTGCTTCTTGTGTTCTATATTAGTAGGCTTGTGAATAAAATATTTAGAAACCGCTTTGGCTGTTTCGGTATTTATTCCATCATGATTTTTATTGAACACATTTACGACCGCAGCATTAAATGCTACAGCTAGTAAATCTATATTACCTTCTAAATCTATATTATTAGGCATTAAAGATTTCAGAGACTCCAAGGAAGCTTTAGATATGTTATCCCCCTGATCCTTTGAAAAAGTAGAAGCCTGTATTTCGCTTGAAAAAAATGTTTTATATTTATACATAGTTATTTATTGAAGGAACTGGTACAAAGCATATTACACAAAAAAAAGTTAAACGTTATTTTTTACTGTGATAAAGTAACGATGCTGCATAAACCTCTAACTCTTTTTCTTCAGAAATGTCTAAAATATTTTTTAATACAGGTAAACTTTCTATCTTCGAATAATCTTTAATACAAGAGTTGGCGCATCTTTTCCATTGGTTCGACTCTTTCGCCAAAACTATACTTTTAGTTAACTCTTTGCACATTTCTAAATGATCATCGCTTAAATCTTTATTCATTTTTTTTGCAAAAGATTTTTTTATATGATCTTCCAGGTCTTGAGTTTTATATATAATTTCTTGTATATCTTTTCTTGAATATATTTCCTCTTCCGCCGCATTTACTGTTCTTGGTATACCTTTGGTTCCCCTAGGTCTTCCCACTGGTCTCCCTGATCCTTTTGGCGTTGGGGTTTTTGAAGAAGGACCAGGAGAGTTAGTTTCTTCGCTAGAGCTGGGTATAGTATCTACCTGGCCATCTCCATCTACATCAACCATAGGGAGCCCTCCAACTAATGGATTATACATTCCCTCTTTTCTTTTCTCTATATAATGAGTTTGAGCTTTTTCGATTTCAGATTCTTCTGGGTATATTCCTGTTTTAATAGCTTTAACTCCTTGTTCTGGAGTCAATATCCCCATTTCAATTAATCTAGTGACTACTCTCTGCAGCTGAACTTCATCTTTAATATCTATTTCTTCAAATTTTGCTGTTGGGAAAACTTTAAAACCCATTGCCTTGCAAACCATTTTAATTTGAGGCTGAAGAAAATTATGCATAAAAGACTGTCTAGCTTCTTTTAATCTTTCTAAGAAAATTTCAGCTTTAACTTGGGTGTTTTTGTATTTTTCATCTCCGACAATAACATTTTGCAAGCCTTGAGTTATATCTTCGTTTACTATCTTATATTTTTCTGGGCCAATTACTTTGCTTATGTCTGGTAATATAAATTCTGCTTTGGTTGTATAATCAGAAACTAAAACTCTACCAACACTTTCATTTTGAAAAAGAGACTGCATTGCATTTAAGTTATTAGGATTGATGCCTCCTTTATCGGGATCAGTACCCATGGTTATTAATAGAATTACATTTTCTATAGTCCTACTTATCGCTTGGTCAACCTTTTTAAGTTCCATCTTCCAGTTTATGTCATCTAGCACAGGAAAACCGAAAGGTATGGCAAATGGTTCGTAGTCTTGTTTTTTATAAAATGCATGTATTAATTTTGAAGAATCAAGATCCATAGAAACTCCATCTCCGCTCCAACCCCCTGTTTTTATCTTTTTTCTAACATCTTCGGGTAGTGAATCGAATATTTCTTTATCCTCTTCAGTCTTTGGGTTTTGAAGTTTTTCCAACTCGTATTCTGATAATATCTTTTTATACGCATTACCTCTAAATGATGTAGCTCTGTTCGCCACAATATCATAAGGGTTCAGTAATACATATCTTATTGGTATCTCTCCTTCTTTTAAATGATTTGATCCATAAATTTTATTTAGTTTAGCAAAGTCTTCTGCTGAAAATTTACCATCTAGTCTATACATGAAAACATTTCCACTCCTATAGTATTCCCTGAAAAATTGATCTTTTAGTGACCATAAGTTTATTTTCGAAAACCATTTTTCAACAAACTTTTTTGAAGCTTCATTTCCGCCTTCAACACATATATTGGAGTTAGCTAATTCGGCCATTATATCTATAGCATTCCTGAATATAGGAACATTTGCATATGCTTTTTGGCATAATTCTATAGCATCTCTTACATTAACCCCATCTGAGCTTGGAGTATAAGGTAGCGTCCCCTGTCTTATATTAGAAAACCTATTATTTTTTGAAGATGATGATATGAAATTTTTTCTTCTAGATGTAGATCCCGAACCACCACTAAACGCAGAAGCATTTGATATATAATAATTCTCTCCAGCAAGTACAGGTTTAATGTCCGAATTTTGAAGTAAGGACTCCACCCCATCTTTGTTAGAATTTGAGCCTACTGAAAACTTATTCCAGTAGGCAGACTTCTTTGTGTATTTTCTCTTACTCATCATATGTATAATACACGTTTTATAACAAAAGTCTAAAGTTAACTTTTAAAGTTACTTTTAACTTTTGTTTTTTAAAAAAAAGTCAACGGTCTTTTTTACTATATCATCTTTATTTGGGGATATATCACCTTCGACTTCCCTGAAGTTATGCCCAGCATTCTTGATTTTTAATAGCTCTACTTCTTTTCCTATTTTTTTATAATGATTTCTTATCATTTCTGAATGGGCAAATGATATAACGGCATCCTTTTCTCCGTGTACTAATAGTAGTTCTGGATCATCTTTGCTTATATGTCTTATAGGACTAATTTCTTTATAACGAATCTCTTTATCCTTGGGGTCTGAATTATTCATTATTCTTAGTTCAAATCTGTCTTTACTGCGGTTTCTGTCTAAAGATATATTTCCAAAGTCAACTGGGCTATACCAGCATGCACAAGCTTTTATTCTATATTTTACATCCTTGAAGTTTTTTGCTTCATCGAAATCAGGACATTTTATCATTGATATGAGTTTTGCTATTTGACCTCCCGCAGAGTCTCCAAATAAAAATATTTTGTTTTCGTCTATACCTATAACCTCTTTTTTTGAAACTAAAAATTTTACCGCATCTTGACAATCACTCACACAATCTCTTATGGCATATTTATCTCCCTTCCTGTATCCTACTGAGCAAATAGCGAAACCTTTACTTAACAAATTTCGAGAAACTCTTTTAAACAAGCCTATTTCTATTTTATTTTTATCGCCCTTGTCCCAGCCTCCGCCGTGGTAATATATTAATATCGGCTTCTTGTCGTCCAAATCACTTTCAGGATAATAGATATCCATTAAAACCTTAACCCCTGATTTTTCTATAAAAGGGTAGTCTTTGACTCTTTTTCCTGATCCATTCATTAGTAGAATATTATATTAACTAATGAATGTTTTTCTAATTAAACTCCTGAATCTTCAGCTTCTTTTTGGGCGGTGAGTAAATCGTTATAAGCCCCATTCCACTGAGGATTGTATAGTTGTACTCTTACATCTTCACCAAGATCAACCTGTGCATTTTCTACCCCACCTGATGACCAGGTATTTTCGCTTTTGAATCTCAAGTAAAGCTTAGTTTTTGTATATAAAGATTTATCTACATCAATGACAGCAATATAAGATCTTCTTCCTATGTCCTTTGCTATAGTTCCTGCTGTAAAACTGTCTGATACTACATTTTTTGCAAGATATGAGCTGTATGAAATTACATCGTCCGCCGAGTATTTAGATATTTTTTTTGCATCATTAATATCTACGTTTACTAAAAGTGATTCGTCTTTATTAAAATCCAACTCTTCATCTGTGTTATATAGAGCTAAATCATAAACAGAGGGGTAAGACCCAGCAAAAAGGCTATCTTTGTCATCCTGCACACTAGTAGGAGTAGTATAGTTATTAGAAAGTTGTGTATCAACAATAAATGCGTATTTTCCAGCTTCAGTAAAATTAGGGATTATATTATTTGAACTATTTCTAGCTCCACCCGAACCATAGGCTTCATATATTTTACTAATATTTGCTGGGTTATAACTATAACCCCCATTCGCATTCTTATTATCTCCACTCTGTTTTGGCATTATTCTATACCAATCTTTTATTTCTGAAATAAAATCTAATTCTCCTGGTAACACAATATCATTTGTCACTGTACTAAAACTCTCTAGTTTATTGTCGGGATTTCCATCTTTAATATTGTCCAGATGCTCTATAATAAGATTGAATAGTTGGCCTTCACCAATACCTTTCCAGTTTCCTATGTTAGATATTCCACCCCCAGAAAGAGTTGTATTTTTAAATATGTTTTCTATTTTAGTCGCTTCGCTTAAAACTAACCCTTCTAAACCTTCTATCGTTCCAGCTACAGTGGCATTCTCGAAAAAGCTTACTAATGACGCTGGATTTTCTATTTTGGGGAGTTTTATTCCTGCTTCAAACGTAGCCCCCTTAAACATGTTTGTTAAATCTGAACCATTTAAAACCCATGACTCTATATCTATATCAGTTCTAAATGTAGCGTTCTCAAACATACTTTTAAAACTTGCGTTAGGATTGAATTTACAAAGCTCAGCTAAAGCATTTATATCTCCCTGAGTAACCACTTCATCTTTGAAAAATTCATCAAAAGAATCTATGCCTTCTGTTGATTTAACTGATCCTAACTCCGACTTAAATGCTTCTAAGATAGGCCAAGTCGGCACAACTCCCGCTGATAAATTTAAACTAGAATCGTCGTCAAATGAGAATAAAGCATTATCTATACCGTATTTCATCCATGAATAAGGAATAGCATCATCAGACTCGTAAAATTGAGTAAAGCCTAATTTTCCAATTTGAATTTTTTTATCATTGTTACTTACTTCCCTGACGAGCCTCCCATAAAATCCATCAGATGGTATACTCAAATTTTTTAAGTATAAATCTCCATTAAATTTTATTCTCCCACACTGGTCTGTGCTTATATTCTGAAAATTCGGCCCATTGGTGTCATAAACTTCTGAAGCGAAATTATTTCTACCTCTAAGTGCATAATCTAAAGACTTGACGAGATAAGAGTATTCATAACTACCTCCAGACCATGTCCTAAGCTTAAGTCCGTTTGAAACTTGCTCAGTATAATCACTACTCGCTGTCCAATTATCAAAAGGGCCAGGAGCTTGAGATGTAAAGCTTGCATCAAAACCAGCAGACTTATAAGTGCCAGCATTATCTCTGTCTTCAATATGAGAAACGAATCCACCTATACATTTAAAGCCTTTAAAAATTGAATTTTTATTCCAGCTCGTGATATTTGATAATATAAAAGGATATATCCATTCGCAATCATTCCAGAAAGGAAATTCCCCTATAGAAGTTACTCTTGATGAAAAGCAACATGAATACTTATATAAATTTCGCGTATAAATTCCATTGTAACTTCCAGGTCCAATACTGCCCCAGTGTTGAAACTGTTCTTCATTGTGGAGTTCAAACCATGCCCCAAATCTTTCAACGTCTCCAGTTATTGTAATTGTATGTTGGCCAGAAGTTGAATATTTGTGGACTAAATTTTCATATCCACCATCTATAATTTGTTGAGTATTGTTTGCACCTGTTGCAGCATTTCTCCAAATTGTAAAAAAATTATTATGATTACTGCTTCCAGTCCACTCCCAATTTGCAGGTAAATTTGTTGAGTGACCATCTCCCCAATTTATTGTTACTCCTGCTGCTCCAACTCTCCAGATTGGTATTACTATGGTGTTTGAGTATTTATCACCCTCCCACTGGCCCGCTGTTCCATACTCAAATGGGTGTTCAACTGTAACGTTGTGTTTTCCTGGTTGCCATTGATGGGTGTCTTCGTATCCAGATGTGTTAATGGTTAACACCATTACTTTTTCATCGCCGCCTATATTGTTAGTATTGCTCGATGCTTGGGGAAACGTTCCTATTGTAGTTGCCATTTAATTAAATCTCTTGGTTTTTATTTATTCTTTAAAGATGTCACAGTTACTTGATCCACAACATAGTTCAAATCTTTTCCTACATAAGAAAGTACTAAAACTATACTTGCTCCTCGGTCCACCCAATCTTCAAGTGCGGCAGGTTCGGCCTTAGCTGCACCTTTTAATTTTTTATCAGAACCGAATTCCCATGGCACATATTCTTTATAGCATGTAGTGTTGGTTATATTGATGCTTGAAGAGCTTTGAAGTTTTCCTGTTCTAGCTCCATTTTTAAATCTTAATCTATAAAGGTTCGGAGATCTTAATCCATTATCAGCATCTGATTGTCCTCCATCTAATAAACTTTTTAATCTTGGCAGTATATTATCTAATCCTCCGCTTAAACTAGACTTTATACTGTTTCCAAAAATTTCTAATATGGGGACTGATCCATAAATCGCTGTTTTTCTACTCTCTGGAGAAAAGTAAATATCTTCTAAATTATTTATTTGGTCGTTATGTACTATAGCTAAGTCTAGCGATAATACTCCATAATCCAGCCCACTTCCTTTGATTATAGCAGGTATATTTGATTCAGAAATATTAAGATTTGTAATCTTAAACCATACAGGGTCTGAATAGTAGCCTTTTTCGTTATCATTCCACGATCTGCCTGCAGGAGTGTCAACAGTAACACTGTCATATTTAACAAATTGCTCTATTAGCGAAGACTGTGGAATCGGTTTAAGTTCTTCTTCGGCTTGGAAGGATTCTTTCATTGGGGGGTATGGCCTTGGCTCTCTTGGAACTAAACCAGCCTGAAAATATGATTTACCGCCGACTCTATGTTTGTATATGCCGCTTAACCCCTTTACATGTCTGGTGTCAACCCTGAAACCGCTCTCGCTATTTTCTGAGAATATAGAATCATTTACTATTCCATCCCATTCTGATATATTCATGAGTTTTGCAACTATATAAAAAGGAATCACAAGACCTTCTGTATATATTGTAACAGGATCTTGTTGGGTTCCGCCTATACTAGATTTGGTTGCGTAAACCAAGCAAACCGCTTTCCATGATCCGTTTATTTTTGAATATACAACAGACCCAGAATCTCCAGGCAGTATATTATCTGCACAATTCCAATCTCCTCTAGGTACAGTATCGACGAACAAGGTATCATCTGCATTCGGCCTATATCTATCTTTGTTTTGTTGTCTTACTAAGGCTACATTATCTCTGGCATTTATAGACACAAGCTTTCCACCTCCATCTATTTCCATTTCCTGGAACTTAAGGGGTCCAGATATTCTCCACCTGTAATCATCGGGTCCAGTTTTTGTTCCGTCTTTTGCTCCCGTTGCAGCTCCAGAAATGATCATGTCAGGCTCATTAGGAGTATTAAATTCATCTACTCCTCCGCCCACATCCTGGGTATACCCCGACCAATAGCTATCTCTTAGCCATTCACGAAATTCTACTTCACCACAAAATGTAGGAGGTCCACCGTCATTGAAATCAGCATTGTCCACTCCTACTAGTTTCCATGACTCAGCATCTACTGTACCTTTTTTTACCGCTATTAATGCAGCGTCAATTTGAAATTGATCTTCTTTTATATGTTGCTTCCAATATTTTCCCTGAAAGGTGTATGCGATTCCAGCAGGAAGATATCTTTTTACTATTCCTACAACATCATCTTCTGTAATTTTTGAATAAGATGTTTCGTAAACTGTTCCGTCATCTTTAGTAAAATCGCCTTGATATACTTTTTTTCCTAGTATACTGTAGTCCCTTCCTATTCCTTCTTGTTTTGATGTTAACAAAGGTATTACCCCTCCATTTACTACATGAGCATTGGTTAAGGCTACAAGTTTTCCATCTTCATTATCGATAGCGAAACACCCTAACGTTCCGATGCTTTTTTTGTCCGCACTTATTGCAGCTCCACTCTTTAAAGGTCTTATCTTTTTTTTGTTTTCTAGCGGGGAGGCTACTCCACAATCATTTTCGTGGATTACTGAACTTAATATACTTCCATCTGCAGTTTGCGTTCCGACTTTATACCAAGACTGCAATTTCTCTCCTTCGGCCTTATTAGTAGGAACAGATAATTCAGTTTCGTCACAAAGGATTACTCTTTCGCATGACTGATAGACATCATATCTTTGACCTTCTATTTCTAAATAGTTCGGCAAATCTTCAAGCATTTCCTTAACTCCTACTTTTACCGCTTCAACTAAATCTTTTGTCCCAGGTTTTACCATCGGACCAAAAGAGATTGATGTTATTTTAAAATTTTCAAGAAGTCTTTCCGCTTCTTCTAGTATTTTTTCTTTATCGCTCATGATTAGTATATTGCCATGAATACTGTATCTAATCCTTCTGGAATTGACACTTCATCTATTAATTGGTCTTCACAAATGTGATCGTATGTTACTTCTGATTTTTGATATAGGTTTACTTCTTCATATTCTGGCTCTATAACAATTTGATCGTCAGATTCATAATTTTTATATCTACAGCTTGAATATGTTGCAGGCCCTCCAAAGGACACGGCTTTGAGAACATTAAATTGATTTTCGCATTTATTGTTTACATGCCATTGTCTAATAAATCTTCTTTGATCAGTGTTGAATTCCCCTGTTTTTAGCAAGATGCCTCTGAAAAATTCGTCTATCTGTTCTACAACATTGTCTTGTGATGTATTTCTAAATGTTTTAACTATATTGTCTAAAGGTACAGCTCGATTGTTCTTGAAAACAGCTCTTGCCGATTTCACTGTTTTACTTATAACTTCAGCCCATAAGTTCGTTATTGTTGTATTTACTGATCCTTCGAACATACCATCTATATTTTCAATCTTATGTTCTATATTTGGGTTAGAAAACCATCTATTTACAGATACATCATTTTGAGTTCCTTTGAATGCATAACTTGCATCTACCACATTCTTTAAACTAAGTGCCGCTAAGTTTCCTATCGCTTTCACGCCTGAGTTTCTGAACATAGCTCGTATTGTAGTACAATTATCAAAAGTGCCAAAACCCATGGAAGATTTAAAATCACTAGAGCAATTATTAAACATTCTCTCTGTAGATGTTGGCTTTAAGTGTTTCCATGGTAAATCTGTATCCCAGTTTGAACTTCCTTCAAACATTCCTTCGCAATTTATATTTGCAAAATTTTTCCCATCTCCACTTCTTAGAAGCCATAGAGTTCTTATGTATGGATTTCCAGTACAACCAGCAAATGCATAAGAAGTATCTGTTACTTTTTGCATGTCAAAACTTATTGTTTGGTTGTAATCTGTATTTTGAACGAAATGCGATATATTTGTTATCCTAGATCCATCCATGTATCTTATATCAAATGCATTTTTTGAGTTCCTGATATATGATTTAATTGATATTGGTTTTGCATTAGTCAATCTTAATCTAAATCTAGTACCGTTATCGTTAGAATTTCTTAGTTTAAGGAAATCTACCCCCTCAAAACACGCTTCCATATCTTCTAGTTTGTAAACCACATTTGATGTAAAACATCTTCTCAATAAATTCGCATCAAACTTCTTGTGGTCTTTAAAAGTCCCAACCATAGAAACTACATTCCGCAAATCTCCAAATAGAAAATCAGACTCTAATTTTAGAGTCCCTATTACATTTAAATTTAAATTTTTATTCGAAATTTTTTGAAAAGACGACCCACCATCCGTTGAGCACCAAGAGTGCAATCTTAAATTAATAAAATCATTTTCGGTCTCTTGGTCTAAATATGAATCAGGATCTATGCACTCCATTAAATTAATATCACCTAAGTTAACATTGAAATTACCGCTATCGTTCGTCTTCCCGACGATGCTTCCCTGTGGCTGTTTTCCTCCAGGATCTCCTGGTAACGTGGACCCATCATTAGACCATATTGCAATGTTATCTGTTTGTTTTGCAAGTACAAATTTCCATTTTGCATCAACAATTCCTGAACCGCCTTTGTTTACGGTAACTGGCAATCTATAAGCTCTACCTGCATAAGAGTCTTCTAATGCATAATCTAAATTTTCAGCGGCAGAAAAGTCAAAGGCGATTTTCGCGTGGTTTTTACTCTTCCTGAATGCTCTTTTCCAGTTCGTAACTAAAGATGTGTCCCATGGTAAAAATCCATTGTACCCACAATTGTCAAAACATCCCTCCATGTCTATTATTTTGGCATCTCCTTGGGGTAACGTTCTTATTCTGTTTTTCTTTCCTAATCCTATTTTTTCACAATTTTTAAAAGTATTTATAAAAGCGACTTTTCCAGCCCCTCCATCGTAAAGTAAATTTGATTTAGGATTTGCTGAGGTTAATAATCTAATACCACAATTAATCTCTTTTAAGTTGATAAAATCTTCAAAATCTCCTTGTCCATGTACATATATTTCCCCTCTGTGAGCTCCGCCTATCCCATTTATTTCTTCTATTACCTCTGGCGTTCCTCTGCATGACATTCTATCTGATGACTTGGCAAAACATAGCTTCAAAGTTAATTGGTTATCATTGTTATTAAGAGAGTTTCCTTGATCATCCATACTGTTATCAAAGCCACCTCTGACTTCTATATCGTATTGACCTGCTGTTTCGTATTTATGTGTTATAGTTAAAGCGGTATCGCTTTGAGGGGCTGGGTTTTGAGGTCTGCCGCTACTATCGTAGTTTCTATCCCAAGATACATCCTTGTAATTGTAATTGTTTTTTAAATTGGTTATTTTTCCATCTCCCCAGGTTATCCTGAAGTTAAACTTTTTCGACGAACCAAAATATTCTGGCTTACCAAATGGGATTGATATATAATCAGTATTATCTACTGTTTTAATTATTATTCGTGAGTAAGGTGCTGTTTCTGCCATATATATAATAGATATACACAACTAAACGGGGTTTTGTTGTGTTTTTTTTAGCTACCAAACTTTTCTTGTACAATTTTTAATCTTAATGTATCGTTGTCAATATCTTTATATTTTTCATTTAATCCCGCATCTTTTCTGAATCTCAACATGCTACTTCTTGAGAAATGTAAAGTTTGGGGAATTGGTTTTTTAAACATATACGAATCGAAAGTTTGTTTTGCCGCCATTTGTCCGACATATTTAGTAGATAGATTAAAATTTAAATCAGAGCATAACTCTATTCCATATCTAGAATTTTTATTAGACAAATTATTAACTAATACATCTTGATCATGATAGATATCAGACCTTGTACCAGAAAGGTTTCTTATATTGCCTTTTAATCTGTTGAACCTAAGTTCGCTTATGGAAATCATAAACCTAGAAAATCTTTCAAAATCTTTAGACTTTCCCGAAACAAAACATGGGCAAAAATCTGAATAGAGATTGATTCCCTCTTTGAGTTTTATAGCTCCAGGTTTCAGTCCATTATTTACTAAATCGTAGTCGCAAGTAAAAATTTGCTCTTCAGATTCTAAGGCGGAATATGCTAGCCATCTCGTATAACAGTAAATTCCATATAGCTTAATTTTATTCCCCGTAAATAACACGTGGAAATTTCTCATTTTTTCGACCATTTCATCGTACATATGATGACTTTTTGCATGGTCATTGTTAATTACTACTGGTTCCCACCCATGAGCAATCCAATTATCTTTCCATGATTTTAGTAAGCCTTCCTGGGTCTGTTTATCATGAGAGTCCTCTACGGGCTCAAAAAAAGTATAAATTTTCATTTACAACTTAAAGTAGTTGTAGTCTTCTCTGTTAATAAATCTATGATCAAATACTATTTTAACTTTATTGTCATAAACCTCAGAGGAAGTCAGACCTTCCGCTTTTGTCCAGACATTCCATAGGTAATAACTCTGCCTAACAGCCTCGCTAGATATAAAAGGGGTGCATAATATTTTAGCATTTAACTCTTCAAAGGATATCCTTTCCTTCCATTCTTTTATTACATTATTGATTACTGGCTCTTCAGTGTACTGCTTGCTTTTCTTTACCCTATCTCTGATGTGCTCAAAAAAGGCCAACATTTTCTTTGTACATTTTATTTTCATTACACAGGGCGAATATCCGCTTCTTTTAGTATGCTTCGGCAAACACAAATCAACATCTTTAAAATTAAGAAGGTATTTATATAGATCTCTAACTTTAGTTGGGTTTACATATACAGCTGGATCAAGATACAAAATATTATTTCCTAGATTAGCTTCTATATCTTCGCACAGCTTTTTTACTTTGTATCCCCCATTTAGCTCGACCTTCTCTAGCTTCTTTTTCTTAAAATCGTCTAGCTCTCTCGATTCCAATATAAAACTGGAATTTTCAAAATTCCTTTCAGCCATTTGCTTAAACATTGAATATATTGGCGGATAATAATGTATTACTTTCATATTTTTTTTATTATAATCTTCTCTTTTAAGAAATCAATATTTTTTTTCTAAAATTTCTTGATATAAGTCTATATCCCACTTTGACCTATCGTTAAAAATATCGCGCTCTTCCATTGATAATTCTGCGAATTTAACTTTTTTTGTTTTATACTTACTCCTGTTGTCGTTTATGTTTCTAGTATCTAGGTCGGAAAGGTTTTCTTCAAAACAATATGTAAGAATCTGTTGAAGTAAGCTTTGTGATTCTTTAATATCTCTAATTATAAATTTATGTTTATCAAAAAAGGCAAGAGCTTGATCTTTCCATTTTTTATTAAGAGGTATGTTATTTGGAGCTCCAGTTACAGCTCGTATAGTCCAACTATCTTCAAGCATGTTTGATTTTATATAATCTGGAAATGTTTTTAAGTGATCAAAAGCCCCATGGGTTCTTTCGTGCATAGACTCATCTGATTTAAGATAATTATATATAGAGGATGCTCTATCGTAAGAATTTCTTACTATGGAGAAGTTAACTGGGGTTTTATCGCAGCTCTCTAATATATTCCATACTTCATAAAAAGAATTCCTTAAGTCTAAAATTTCTCCAGCAGGCTCGATTATCATCGTTAATAATTTAATCTGCTTCATGGAAAGGTATTTTTCTAATGTTTTTAAGTCTGTCAGTCTTGCTCTTACCTTTGGCCCATAATTTGGTAAAACTTTTATATTTTTATCAGACTTCCAATTTTCATCTGTAAAATACACAAAAGCTTTAATTTCATGGCCGCTTTTAGTTTTTATACTTAATCTTTGGAAGTTCATATCTTCTGGGGTCACCTTGAGAACCCTTACGAAAAACTTATTCATTGTTGCTATAATGAATGTCCCAGCATTTTTTGGTATATGGAAAAATACTGGTATGTTTGACTGGCTAAAACTAAATTCTGCATTTTTCTTCATAATTTCTCCTACATTTGATTCAAATCTTTGAATTGCAAACTCTTTGTAAATTTGTATATCTTCTTGAGATTTCTGAGCCCAAATGTCTTTAGCCACCTTAGCTTTCATAAAAACCCCAAGGTCTATATTGTAAATATTTTTTGTTGGGTTTATGTCTTTTATTGGTTCTATTTCGGGCATGGATACACCGCAGAAATGCTTAAATAAAGAGCTTAAAACATCTTCTATAGCAGACACATCATAAATATAAAAATTTTCAAGTATAGCATAAAGATGATTTTTTTGTTCGATAGATCCATCATAATTTGCACCAAGAAGCCTTTTCTGCATAAACATATTTGGGTGTAAAGTCGAGAAAAAATTAAATCTCCTCCTTCTCTCCTGGGAGTCTGGCTCTACCCCTCTGAAGTTAACATTCTCCCAAGTAGGAAAAGAAGATTTTAATATCTCAAAAGGATGCCGAAGGAAAGTGTATATTTCTGGACTTTTTTCTATAGTTTCAAATATACTTTTAAGCAGGTAAAATGCTGCTTCATCTATATCTGCAGGCGAATGTCTGAAATCTATCGCCATAGAAAATATATCTATATAGTTATTTAAAACTAAGTCATTGAATGTTTTTATTTCTGTCGTATAGCTGATTCCGTTTACATCCTTAAATAGGCTCCTAGGTAGCAAAAAGAAATCTAAATCGCATTTACAATAAAATGTTAATCCAGAATTTGATTTTGTGTGCAGTTTTAGGACTAAAGGTTTTTTTCTATCTTTTTTTGCTGATACTTTTAATAATTCAATATTAGCCCCAAGCACATACTCCGAAGCACATTTTGGCATGCAGAAAAATACTGGAAGGCTGTCGTTATAATTTTTTTCAAAAATAGAGATGTCTAGAATTGGAGGGGTCTTTTTTTGTTTTTGGTGAACTATTGTGGCTCTTGGATATTTTTCAAGAATTTCTTTTTCTGTCTGATGTTGATCTAGTGGATCGCTTATATTTACAATAAAATCAGTGTCTTTTAACAAGAAAGGTTTTTTTCTTTCACTCTCTTCTTTCGCTATTAAATTTGCTACATCAAAGTTTAAATAGTCAACTTTTTGACACTCTCTTGCTACGATTTTTTTACTAGCTTTGATTAAAGATTTATTGCTCGCGCTATTTGCATAAATTGCAACCCCATTTATGTGGTCTTTGTATTCAGAGTCACTATGCCACTCTGCTATTCCTTTATATGTACTACCAGCTATATCGAATTTATTGTTTTCGCAATATCTATAAGCAACATCAAACCAATTTCTACGTAAGGGCTTCGTATCACATTCTAGCATTAGAAAGTTTTTATACTTGGTTTCAAACATAGCTTCTATTGCGATGTAAAATAGTATATTTGCACCTGATGTATAGCCTAGTTCGGGTTTATTTTTTGGTTTTATTTTCTGGCTGAAAGACCATGGGTACCAAAAGCAGTCCAATTCTTGAGATAGGTCTAAGTTTATAAAAGTTATAGATCTTACGAATCTATTTGTCTCAACTAGTTTGCCTATGTTTTCAACTTTAGATCTTGATGTGAGTTTATTTATAAAAACATAAAAATCCGACATTATATTCCTCGATGGGATATTATCTAAATACTTGAATATGCAAGATTCAAACTCTCCGTCATCTATTTCCCTTTCGGTTATAACGAAGAAAATACAAAGATCTTCCTGTTTCTTTAAATGTCCCATGTTTAATTTTTTAACAAACCAATTATAATAATATATATGAAATTTTTTACAATATTTTTTTTAACCATCTTAACTCAGTTCTCTTGTAAATCGCATTTTATTAAAGAAAAGCGTAAGCCTGAACTTCAGGAAAGTACGGCCAACCAACTTATCCTTGATAATAACATTACCGTTCCTCATGATCAAGAAACAGAAGCTCATAAGACTTTTTTATTGATTATAGCCGCATCCTTTCTAGTCTGTATTGGTTTTTCTTTTATAAAATCAAAGAATAGGATTAAAAAAAGTAGCTAACACTAAAAAATACTTCTTTTTTGTTTTCCTGATGACCCATCCGTGGCAAGATAATCTTTTTTTCAAGTCTTCTAGAAATTTTGAATTCAGTAAGACTGTGAATTCGCTCTCGCAGTGCAAAACAAAGTCTTCGCAATATTCATCGCATATATCTTTTATTTCAATAGCGTCTTTCATAGGTGTAATGTTTTTTACACCCACCTTTTGAGAATTCATGTCAATAAACTCAATTTCAAAAAAATATTTTTATAAATTAAGGTCTGAGTGGAGAGAGCTTAATGAAGAAAAAAGACAATTAGAATCTCTTCTTGAAATGGCATGGCAGTCTTTTTATCCAACATTTTTAAGAAAAATAGAATCTAAAAATATAGATGACCCTTTCTCCAAGGAAATAAAAAAAGAAGACGAAAAAAATAATTCTTTTTTCAATGAGGATGAAATTAAATCTAAATACAGGGATGCTGCAAAACTTACCCATCCAGATAGAAAAGGCGTCAATAATTTAGATTCTTTTAAAAATATATCAAAAGCAAAAAAAGAAGGGAGTCTTAATAAATTTTATGACGAAGTAAGAAGTTCAAAAATAGATCTGGGGGAAATATCTTTTATTGAAATAGATAAACTTGAAAAAGAAATAAAAGACTTGAAAAAAGAACTCAACCAAATGAACGATTGTTTTTATTTGAAGTGGTTTTATTCAGGACCCGAACGGCGAGAAGAAATTTTAAATTCCATTATTAATAATATTAAAAATGTCTAGAAAAAAACAAAATCAAAACGACCTAATAACGTCTAATTTAAATAAAATTAAATTAAATAATGTTAAGTTCACAGAAAAGCAAAAAGCTTTTTTCTCCATGAGCTCAGACGAAAAAACTAAAATAGTTTTCGTATCTGGACCAGCTGGAAGCTCTAAAACATTTATTTCGGTATATACCTCGCTTTTGTTATTGTCTAAAAATCCAGATTTAGATCTAATATATATTAGGACTATAATAGAAAGTGCAGATAAGGGGCTTGGAGCTCTGCCAGGAGATTTGAATGAAAAGTTTAATCCTTACATGATCCCGCTCATGGAGAAACTTGAGGAAGTTATGCCATCAGGGTCTACGATTAAAACTGATTTAATAAAAGAAGGTCGGATAGATGCTATGCCGATTAATTTCCTTAGAGGCTGTAGTTGGAAAGATAAAATAGTAATTATGGACGAAGCTCAAAATGCTTCCTTTAAAGAATTGACAACCTTAATCACTAGAATTGGCGAGAACTGTAAATTATTTATTTGCGGCGATTTGATGCAAAGCGATATAAATGGTAAAAGTGGCTTCGGTGGCATGATTAAAATCTTCAACGACGAAGAGAGCTCGAAAAATGGGATAGAGACTTTTTCGTTCAATGCCTCGGATATAAAACGCAGCGAGGTACTTAAATTTATAATAAGAAAATTAACAAAAAATAGTAAAAATGAAAAAGGAAGAAATTAGACTACCCGAATATAAAGTAGAAGAAGTTTATACATCTTTTTCTCAAACTACTGACTGGGGCTTATCCAAACTTAATATTCCTAAAATTTGGAAGGAGTCTACTGGCCAAAATGTCATAATAGGTGTTATAGATACTGGGTATCCTGATCACCCTGATATTAGCGATAATGCAATTAAAGGAAAAAGTTTTATAACGAATGAATCAATAGAAGATAAGCATGGCCATCAAACCCATTGCGTTGGAATTATCTCTGCAAAAGATAATAACCAAGGTATGGTTGGGGTCGCCCCAGATGCAAAGTGCCTTTGTGTCAAAGGACTAAGTAATAGCGGTAGCGGATCTAACTCAGGTATAGCTAAATCTATAGAATATTGTATAAGCAAAAATGTAGATTTAATAAGTATGTCGCTAGGAGGAAGATCACCCAGTCCAGAAATTCAATCTGCAGTTAGAAAAGCTTATATAAAAAATATTCCAGTCATTTGTGCGGCTGGAAATAGTGGATTTTCAGGTGTTAACTATCCTGCTGCATTTGAAGAGTGTATAGCTGTGGCTGCATACTCTAAAGACGACAAGATTGCTAGGTTTTCTTCTCGTGGAAAACAGGTTGAAATTGCGGCTCCTGGAGTCAATATATTTAGCACATATAAAGATAAGGGTTACGCTAGATTAAGTGGCACTTCCATGGCATGCCCTTTTGTAGCTGGAGTTGTAGCCTTGCTAATTTCTAAAGGCAAAAAAGATGGAAAAATACATACTGTGGATGAAATTAGAGAGCTACTAAGAAGTCATGCTGATGACATGGGCTCAGCAGGCAAAGACTCTGATTGGGGTTATGGAATCATTGATGCAGACTCAATGCTTTTAGGGGAACCTGATCCTACTAACCCCAAACCAGAACCAGAGCCCAAGCCCCAACCGAAGCCAGAGCCCAAGCCCCAACCGAAGCCAGAGCCCAAACCAGAGCCAAAGCCTAAGCCCAAACCAGAGCCTTGGATATTAAAGAATTTAGGATTGGTTCTAGGATGGGTTGCTGTCGGAATTGTAGTTTTGGTTTTTTCTTTGACATTTTTTTTAATTTATAGACTTCAGAAATCGCCAGATTTACCTCCCCCCCCATATATAGATGAAAATGGAAATGTAGATTGGAATAAGAAATTCGAGTACGAAAATAATACACCTAATTAAAAATTGTAGAATATTTTTCATTCTAGTATAGAATATATCAGCATCTATGAATGAAATAATTATATCTTTAATAAGCTGTGTGTTTACCTGTATCGTAACCATAGTATGTTTTTACATAAAACAAAGATATTCTAAAGCAAAAACTTCGATAGATTTTTTAGATTTAATATCTAAAGAAAAAATAAAATACTTTAAGCTTTACATTGGTAGAGATAAAGAAGAAGAAAAAACTAAAAGTCAATTTGAGTACACCTCAGAAGGTTTTTCTCAGGTAAGATCTTTGTCTTCAGAATCAATTAATCTAGATGTTGTATTAAAGGATGGAGAGACTTTGACACAAGAAGAAATGAAAAAAATTATAAAATACTTTAAAATAGATAAGGGGGGTAAATAATATGGGGAATATTTATTGCCCTTCTTGCGGTTATAAAAATGCGTACTCTTTGTCTAGGCCAAATTTTTGCTCCTCATGTGGAGAGCCATTCAATGCGAATGCAAAAATAAAAACAAATAAAATGCCTACCAATGAAGACTTAGACGAAGATGGCACCGATGTATTCGAAATCCCAGACATTCGTAATTTAGATGTTTCAGTTTCTTACGAAGGAATGGGCGTTAAACATAAAGGTTCAGATTTTATTAATGAACCCCCAAAGGAAGAGTCGCAGAAAAATATAAAACAAAGTGGTGAAAAAAGAAAAGTCAGAAGAAGGAGGAAATAAAAGCTACTCTTTTTATTCTGACGAAATAGATAACGAAATCAGAAAAAGAAAGGGGAAGTGGAGATTGACATCCCTACAATGGCTTGATTACGATGATATTTCCCAAATAATAAGGTTTCATATTTTTAAAAAATGGGATCAGTGGGATCAGTCTAGATCATTACTTCCTTGGGTTAATAAAATTATAACTAATCAACTCAAAAATCTAGTAAGAAACCATTATCATAGTTTTGTCAAGCCTTGCGTGGGATGCCCATTTAATACAAGTACATCTGATACTGATAATTATTGCGACTTCACTAAATCTAAAAAACAAGATTGCACTTGCCCTTTGTACAAAAAATGGAATAAGTCTAAAAAACATGCTTATGGAATTAAAATACCAGTATCCATAGAAGTTTTACCTAGATTAAATATCGAAGATCATCAAGCTCAATCTACCAATTTAAATAAAACAATAGAGAAGCTTCATAAGGAGTTAGAAAAGACTTTATCAGAGAAACAGTATAAAATATACAAAATGCTTTTTTTGGAAAAAAGACCTGAGGAAGAGGTCGCCATAGAACTTGGGTACAAGACTAATGAGAAAGGTAGGACAGCTGGATATAAACAAATAAAAAACTTGAAATTAAAATTTAAAAAAATAGTTTTAAAAATTTTGGAAAATAAAGACATCTTGACATGATTAAATCATTAACAGAAGAACAGAAAAAATTTATTGATAAAAACTATCTTCAAATACCAGACGTTGATCAGCTAACTAAGTCACTATTCAAGAATGACAACTTAGATGGCAGAAATAAAGAAGGTAAACTGGTTGCGGCCTATATGTTAGAGAGGGGCTACAAATATAAAACCAGAGTTCATAAGAAAGCCAGTAAAATAAAATTAACGGAAGAGCAAAAAAAACTAATCATAGAGTATAATGATGAAGATCACCTCAATAGCCTTCAAATAGCACAATTAATTTTCCAAGAAAAAGAGATTAAAAATTTAAGTAAGGAGCAGAGGATAGTCTCTGATTTTATTAAAACTAATTCAAGCAATTATGTTAAACCAAAAGAAGATGTTGCAGTCCCAAGTTACATTCCACCCCAAGCAAACAACGAAGCTATATTAAAGGTTAATGAATTAACTCAAAGCAATCTGGATGAAGACTTCTCAAAACTTAAAAGAGCAGATAAAGAATGTATTCAAAATATAATTAAAAGTTTACAATCTCCTAGATTTATTCAGATATTAAATACATATTCTCAAGAAGACTCTTACCTTTTTGAGGCTGAATTTGTTAGGGCAGTATGGGACAAACCTGACCTAACTTCAGATGAACTAAATCTTTACATAAATGTTTGCGTTGATTATGTAAACCTCAAGACTATACAAAGAAATATGGAAAAGCTTAACAGGATGTTTGATGATTGCGAGGATCAAACTGAAATGTCCGTAAAGCTCGCTGAGATATTAAAAGCTAAAAGTTCTGAGTATCATCAATGTGAGCAGAGACAAGAGTCTTTAATTAAAAAACTCAATGGGGATAGATCTGTAAGAATGAAAAATAGAGAAGGTAACTTTGCGTCAGTGCTGAATTTAGTTCAGTCTTTCCAACAAAAAGAAGAGAGAGATAGAATGATTGAAATTGCTGAAAAACAAAAAATGGCAGTTTCGGATGAGGTTGATCGTTTAGAATCCATGGATTCATGGAAATCAAGGATCCTTGGCTTGAGAAAGGATGACGTCTTGTAATGTACGAGTATAAAATAAAAGACCTTGTTAAAGTTGTTGATGGTGATACTATTGATGTTGTTATTGATTTGGGCTTTGATGTTTTTACAAAAAAAAGGATAAGAGTTTTTGGTATTAATACCCCAGAAACAAGAACTAGAGATAAAAAAGAAAAACAGCTTGGCATTAAAGCTAAAGAAAGGGTTAAAGATTTGTTAGAAAATTCTAATGAGATAAAGATAAAATCTCATGGAAAAGGAAAATTTGGAAGAATTATAGCTGAAATACTATTCGCAAAAAATAAAAAATCTAAATTTCAAAATCTTTCTGAGATATTAGTTTCAGAAGGGCATGCAAAAGAATATTTTGGAGGTAAGAGATGATTGACTTGACTACATGCAAAGAGTGCGGCAAATCATTTAGCACAAACAGAGGCCTTCATTTGCACATTAAAAAAGCTCACAACATTTCTCTAAAAAAATACTACACAAAACATTATCCCAGAAAAAGCTTGCTGCTCAAAAAAAATATACCTTTTAAAAACTTTAAGCAGTATATGAGCTCTGATTTTTTGAACAGAAAAGAATTATTACTTTGGTGCGAGCAAGAAAAAAAAGACACAACTTCAGTATATATAAAAAAACTCTTAGTTGATAGAAAAGAAGAAAAGAAAATAAAATATGCTCTAAGCGAAATAGAATTAGAACTGTGCGATTTTCCAACTATAGATTGTTATAAAAATATTTTCGGAAGCTACTCCGATCTATGCAAAGAAATAGGTTTAGAAAACTGTCTAAATAAAAACATCCCTTCCGATTTTTTTAATTTTGAAGATAATCCACATCTCAACCCAGAAGAGATGAAAATTTTTGTTGATACTAGAGAGCAAAAGCCTATAAATTTTATAAACTCAGAACTAATGAAGTTAGACTTTGGAGATTACACGGCAGCCTCTCCATATTATGATTATACATATATAGACCGTAAGAGCGAAGGTGACTTGAAGTCAACATTGTCTGGTAATAATTATGAAAGGTTTAGGAGAGAGCTTGATAGGGCTAGAAAGTTTAATTCATATATTTTTGTTTTAGTGGAAAGCGATATTGACAAAATAAAAAAGAATAACATCTTCTCGCCTCATAAATCAAAACTCCCTTACATATGGCATAATTTAAAATCAATATCTCAAGACTACAAAGATTGTTGCCAGTTTGTTTTTGCTGGAAATAGAAATGGGTTGAAAAAAATAATCCCTCAAATATTATTATATGGAAAAAAGTTGTGGGATGTAGACATGCAGTATTTTATAAATAAAAAAATATATGAAAACAGAAAAAATAATATGGTCCCTTGATTTAATGTTAAACTTTCATAATTGCAAGAAGTTGCAGCTAGAGGAATCTTTTTTAAAAAAAATCGGCCAAACTTTAGGCGAAAAAATAGACCCAAAAAGCGAGATAGTTGGAGTGGTTAGTGAATTTGGTAAGCACGACGAAAACATGAGCGGCTTCAGGCTAGTTCATGAGACTCAAAACTGTTTAATCACTGGGCATTTTTTATCAAATAATAAAAATTGCTTTATTAATATTCACTCCTGTAGAGGCTATAGACCAAGTGAGGCTATGGATTTAGCAATTAAGGAATTAGATCCTGAGAACTATTCTTGCCAGAAAGTTTTTAGAGAATAGTAATATGGCTTGGGATAAAGGTTCTCAGAAAAGAAAAGATAAAGAAGATTTTAATGATTTTTTATCTAGCATTGATGGGTATATAGAAGATGAAGAAGAGGCTAAAATCCTCCTTTATAAATTTTTGAGAGAAAATATAACATTTTCAACTAGCTTATTATCAGGGGTTGATCTTTTTCCTTTTCAGCACATGGCTATCAAGGCCATGTTTGAAACCGACTACACACTTGGGGTTTGGTCCAGAGGTATGTCTAAATCTTTTACAACTGGAATATACGCCTTTCTTGATGCAATATTAAATCAAGGAGTTGAGATAGGAATATTATCTAAATCTTTTAGACAGTCTAAAATGATATTCAAAAAGATTGAAGATATTGCCGCTAAACCCGAAGCAAGATTATTAGCTCAATGCATTACACATAAATCAAAAAACAATGATGAATGGCTGATGGAAATTGGCAGATCTAGAATAAGAGCTTTGCCTCTTGGGGACGGTTCTAAACTGAGAGGTTTTAGATTCCATAGGATTATAATAGATGAGTTCTTACTTATGCCAGAAAGAATTTATAACGAAGTTATAGTTCCATTTCTTTCGGTTGTGGAAAACCCAGTAGAAAGAGAGAAAATGCATCAAGCTGAAACTACCCTTATAGAACAGGGAAAAATGAAGGAGGAAGAAAGATACAAATGGCCCAACAATAAGCTTATAGCGCTATCTTCTGCATCTTATAAATTTGAATATTTATACAAGTTGTATGAACAATTTGAATTTCTAATAAACGGAAAAATAGAAGAGGAAGGAGATGCAACCAGGTGCATAATGCAGTTCAGTTATGATTGTGCCCCTAAAAAGCTCTACGATGAAAATTTGATCCTACAATCAAAAGCCACAATGAGCCAGTCTCAATTTGATCGAGAGTTTGGAGCTATATTCACAGATGATAGTTCTGGTTACTTTAAAACTTCAAGAATGGCCCAATGTACGACTCCAGATGGAGAATCTCCCTCTGTTGAGGTTGCTGGAGACTCATCTTCTAAATATATACTTTCTTTTGATCCGAGCTGGGCCGAATCTGAAAGTTCTGATAATTTCGCAATGCATATTATTAAGATAAACGATGATACGATGCAGGGAACTGTTGTTCATGGTTATGCTCTTTCTGGAACCAACCTCAAACATCATATAAAATACTTTCACTATCTTTTAAAAAGTTTTAATATAGTTGCTATCGTAGGTGACTATAATGGCGGAGTCCAGTTCGTAAATGCTTGCAACGAAAGCTCTTTATTTAAAGATTCAAAAATAAAGATAAAAACCCTAACAAGCGATTTTGAAAAGCCAGAAAACTATCAAGACGATCTTAAGAATGCGAAGGCTGAATATGATTTAAATGAAAGAAGGTATTGTATATTAAGAAAGCCTACTAGCAACTGGATAAGAAATGCAAACGAATTACTGCAAGCTAACTTTGATCATAAAAGAATATGGTTTGCCTCAAGAGCAATGGACGATTCTTACCACGAACAAATAAAGAAAAAAATACCCATCGATTCTATAAAATATTTAAATACTTCAGATTCAGAAGTTACAAATAGTAGTGGTGCAAAAATGATCGATTTTGTAGAACATCAACATGACATGATTAACTTAACAAAATCAGAGTGCGCATTAATACAGATAAAAACAACAGCACAAGGAACACAAACATTTGATTTGCCAGACACATTGAAAAGGACGACAGGTCCAAATAAAGCCCGTAAAGATAGCTATTCTTCCCTTGTTTTAGGCAATTGGATGGTAAAGATATATTATGACTTCCAAAACTACAAAGCTTCTTCTCAGGCAATAAGCTCTTTTACCCCTATGTTCATAAAATGAACCCATATGAGATAGAACTTAAAAAGATTTACTCTAAGAATATAAACTTCAAAAAAAAACTTTTATTCATACACGTTCCCAAATGTGGGGGTAATTTTGTTAAAAGAGTTGTAGGCGGGTTTTCTGGAGACTCTCATTCGAAATGCTCTGATTTTCCAGATAAAATTTTAAGCTCTTTTTTTTGCTTTTCATTTGTAAGGAACCCTTGGTCTAGAGTTGTTAGTGCATACAATTATCTACTCAAAGGAGGTAATAACAGCGAATACGATTTGAAATCTAGGGAGAACTATTTAATGAAGTATTCTTCTTTTGATAGTTTCGTAAAAGAAGGCGGTCTTGAAAGAGCTAATTTAATGCAATTGCATTTTTTAGATCAATCTTATTTTTTAGATCGTGATATCGACTATGTCGGCAAAATAGAAAACTTAAAAAAAGACTCACTACTTCTGTCTAATATTTTTGGAGACAATCCAAATTTAAGAAGTTTTGATGTGAGCGTATATTCTAAATATAAAAGTTTTTATAATGTTAAAACTGTTGACATAGTGTCGAAAATCTACAGTGTAGACATAGATAAATACAATTACGATTTTATCTAAAAAAATAATTCTGATTTTCTGTAGGGGTATCTCTCTAGATCCCTCATCCTTTCTAATTCCCCCCATCTGTCAAGATATTGAGTTCTGTGCAATTTATCTTCCCATTTATAATTTTTTTTATTTTTGCAAGAGGATAAGGCTAATATAAAAAGCAATACTATTGAAATTCTCATATCTTTAATTTATAGTGTACAGTAAGAACTGTCAAGCAAAATGAAAATAAAAAAACTTAAATCTAACAAGCACTACAGAGTGAACGACTTATTCTTTGGCTGGGGTATAAGGTGGCGGAAAGACAGGTCCGAAATTTTGAATAACCCAAAGTATAAGGATACAATACTCTTTGAATATTTATCAAAAAAAGAGCAAGAGTTGGATTATTCACTTTTTAAAAATATTTTAAGAAAGCATGCTGAAGAAAAAAAATATAAAACCCCAGATCATGACGAGTTAGTAATACAACTTCGATTAGGAGACATAATGGACTCGCTGGACTATGAATTCGCCAAAAAGAAATCTATATATTTTTATTCAGATTTTTTTTCTCATATAGATATTTCAGAGCTTTCTATTAATAAAGTAACAGCTGTGACCGCTCTGCACTTTGGGGATAATGAAATTAATGGTAAGTATTCCTACAGCGAGAAAGCTGTAGAGGATAGTTTTAAAATAGTAAAAAGCTTATCTAATCAATGTGAGGAAAAGGGGTATGATTTAAATATTTATTCACATGAAAATATAGATCAAGACTTATGCTATTTAGCTCATAGCAAACATTTCGTAAAAGGCATAACTCCCCTCGGAGACTTAATTGTCAAATGCTTGCCTTGGGACAGTATAATATACGAGCCTTTTTTTTAGAACTTATAGTCAAATTTTTCGATAACCTCTTTTTGTCTAGTAGCTACAAGATCTCTAATCTCATCAGTATAATATTCTTGATAGGCTTTTTTCGGCCTATTTGTATTATACTGAATATGAGGAAGTCCAATCCTTGGCATGTCTAACCTCGCACAAAGTTTGGTCCAATCTTTTTTCAGATTCTCAAATTGTAATATGAAATTCATTTTTTCTAGATTTTTATATGGCATTCTTCTTTGAATAGCAAAATCTTCAAACTTCATGTCTGAACCATTGATCTTAATCCAATGGTAATACCAGGAAACGAGTCTGTCCCAGGGATTCCTTACAATAGTAAACTTAAAATACTTATTAGGTAGTTCTCCTCGCTCTCTAATTAGATCATACATATCATCCAATGAGAGATGCCCTTTGCCAGTTTCCCTGAGCTCCGATCTAAGTTCAGGCAAAGCCTTTTTAATTGCATTTTTGACTGAAGTTCCAGCGCACTTGCCGTGGTGCTGGAATAAGAATTTTTTAGTATAACTAATCATTTTTATTGAATATGTAAAATCTTATTATAAATCAATAAAACTGTTTTTAAAGTTTTTTTAGTTATTTTTTATTGTATCCGCTTTTTGTTTTATAACCGCTTTTAGACTTCATTTTTGGATCTTCGTGAGTATAACCCATTTTCTTCATACGGAGATGATCCTCTTTGGTTTTAGCGTCATATGCTTTTCCATCTTTGTCGTACATTTTATGAGGTTTAAATTCTTCTTCAGCCTTAGACTCTTCTTTTTTCTTTTGAGCTTGTTTTATTTGCTTTTCTGTTGGAGCTCCTTTGTCACCTTTTTTCCTCATCTTTTCTCCAGATCCATCTTTGATTCTTTGTCTTTTTCTATGGATATTTTCCCAGAGCCCCTGTTTGGCTTCTGAGCTTTCTTTAGCGTCTTTTTTTTCCGAATCTTTTTTGTCTACGCTTTTAGTGTCCTTACCTTGTTTTTTTAAGATTTTCTTTTGGACTTCAGGTGGGAGTTTTTTTTGTTTTTCAGTAAGTTCTGCTTCGGACTCATCTAAATCTTTCAACAGCTCCTCTTCTGAGCCTTTAGTTACATTTGTGACACTTTTCTTGCTCCACATTTTGCAAGACCAATATCTTGCTTTTGTTTTTGGTCCAGGATTTTCACAGTTATGCCTAGCTCTGAAAGACTTTCTTCTTTCTGGGCTGTCTCTTTTAATCTCCATGTTTGGATCTCCAAAGTTAACTTTAATTATGTTTCCTTTTTCGTTCTTAACATAAACAGAAAATTTCTTAGGCCCACCTGATGTTCTAAATGGTTTATTTAATGTTTTACCTTTATTCTTCTCTTCTGCCCAAGCTTCTTGAGGGATTTCTTCTTGGTTTCCCTCTTCTTCAGAGAGGGCTGCTTTAATTTCATCTGTTAAATCAATTTCTAGTTTTTTGTATTTCATTGCAATTAGACTATGTTGTACATTACACTGTTTTTTTAAATTTTTTATTTTTTTTTAATTTCCTATTTTTTTTAAAAAAAGTTTAAAATCCTCAGGGTCTATTTTGGTCGTCATATTTGTTGATCCTTTAGAAAATGGAATGAAATAATAATCACAAAACTGATCTATTATGTTACAGTAAAGCCTATTGTAATTTTTAACATAAGGCTTGACTCCATGAACACCTTTACTCATTTCCCCAGACACAAACTCTGCCACTTTGCATTTATTTCTGGGATCAAGAAATATTAAGTTTGACAACGCTCCGCCATGAGGCCCAACTACTATTTTTGCATCATGAAAAAGACTCATCTGCTCAATTATCTTTAAGTTTCTTGTTCCACTCGCATTCTTACAGTTAAAATAAACAAAATCTAGACCTTTTTCTTTGCAGTATTTTTCTGATAATAATATCAATTCGCCTTCATTTAAATCGTCCACCCTTCTATTATTAAATGCTCCCCCTCCAGAATTCCTGGTGCAATATATGAATTTTTTTTGATTTTTTGATTCTTTTATTTTTGTTTTACTTTTGTATTTTTCTACAAAACCTTTGAACTGAATTAAGTTTTTAACATCTCTAGCTTTTATGCAGTAGTTTTCTGTTCTAACATTTTTAGCTTGAAAACTCGTATGAGTTTTTAATATTATTGTTTTTTTTAGGACTAAATTTAATTCCAAATAAAATTTTTCTAAAAAGTTTGTATTTGGTATGATTATTAAATCATAATGACTTTTAAGTTCTAAATTAAATATTAGAGGTAGAGTATCTAGCATATTATGACAATAAGATTTGTCATAAGGCATGTTCAATATTAATACTGAATTATATTTTGGTACATCAGGACCTTGCCACTTCAACTTACTGTACTCCTCATCCCAATATTCTGTAACAAAAAGCCTTTGCCTTCTGTCTATGCTTTGGTTTACCACGCCGTAGTATCTGTATCTATCGTCGTTATCATATTCCCTAAAATCTTTTATTTCCTGGTGTGGGGGAGGAGGGTATAATATAGATGTATATTCTTTTGGGTTATGGCTTACTATCTCTTGCATATTTGAGAAATTGTCTTAAATGCTTCAAATCTATCAAAGTCTTGCTTTGTCCTGACCCCTCCGAAAAAGGTATCAAATAGTAATTCATGATCTCTTCAGGGTGAAAAGATAATAATTTACTGTAATTTTTACCAAAAAGCTTAGACCTTTTTCCTTGGCATGGTATTTTGCCACTGCTAAATTCTGCAATGTAACAATCGTTAGATTCTAAGCATCCAATTATATTCACCATTGCTCCACCATGAGGCCCAACTACTATTTTTGCCTTGCTGAATAAAGTCATTTGCTCAAGGAAAGAGAGTCTCTCCTGCTTTTCTATATCTTTCCATCCTGTAAACAAAACAAAATCTAAATCATTTACTCTTGCATGAGCTTTAAGTATTGATATTATCCTTGTCTCGCATTTTTCTTCAATTTGCCTCCCGTGGAGGGCTCCCCCCCCTACATTCCTAGTGCAGTATATTAATTTTTTTCGATGCTCTCCTCTTAGTTTTATCGTTTCGTAATCGATTTTTTCTTTAAATTTTATTATGTCTTCCTTTCTTCTTGTGTGAGCATTATGATGATGATAAAGAATCACTTTTCTTGCTTTTATATAATTATCTTTTGCTCCTGATACGAATTTTACTTTTTTAAATTTTATATTTAAACCTTTGATCATCTTTATTACAGAAGGTTCTGATTTAACTAAAACTAATTCACAATCTTCCATCTCATCCATTCCCATTAATACGGGTATTGTGTCTATTATGTTATGACAATAAACTCCATAAGAAAAAAAGCTTACAATTTTGATGCAATCAAATTCCCCGAAATTTCTAACCCTTTTTAATGCTCCTTTTGATAACCTTTCTAATTTTCTCGTAGCCCTCCCTATTCCCACCGTGCCCTCCTTAATGCGTCCGCTTGCAGTATCTTGAGCCGACAGTAATGTCAACCACTCTTTGTTTGCAAAACTTAGCGTGCCTTCCAGTCTTGATCTATCAAATTTAGCTTCAGAGTAAACACTTCCAAGTGCATCGACTTCTTCTTGGTCTTGGCTTATGATTTCTAATTTGCCCATAACCTTATGGTATTTTTTTTCTTTTAAAAATCTATTTAAAATTAAGTTAAGGTTTGTAGTTTATGTATAACCAAATTGAAATTACCATAATCAATTTTATCTATAAGAATATTCGCTTCACTTGGTCTTATAGTTATCCCTATTTCAGTTTTGGGGTTGACGAAATCAATCACATAATCCCATGCCGACATATTCTTAAGCCATTTATAGTAATAATCCCTTTCTTCCTTGGGACACTCTAGGACCGTCTCTTTGTTTAAAAAAAAATTTGAATACAATGTTATATCCCTAAACAGGCAGACCTCACTAGGTGGAGCAGATAATTCTGCATCTATTATTACCATAATAATGGTTACACTTAAAACCCTTCACTTTTTAAGTTTTTTAGGGCTTTCGTCCTGTCATTTTTGTTCCGTCTTCGCCGCCGCTATAAATTTATATCGAGCTTTTTAAAATTTTTTTTTTTCGTTATTATATGTTATATATGGCAATTCTAAAATAGGCTCACTGCAATAACAAAATGCGTGGAATTATAATAAAAATGTCAAGTTTAGCCTATAAATACAAATATGAAGGAAAAATATGTTGAAAGTAAATTTAAAAGAAATATTATATCATAATATTATATCATAATGAGATCTATTCAAACTAAATTCATCTACATATCCATCCCTAAGACAGGATCTGTTTCTATTAAAAAAACATTTCAATTATTCAGGGGTCAACTTATAAACGGCACAAGTGCCAGTCAAAAAACAGCACTCCAAGCAAAAAAAATATTTTCTGATGAAGAGTGGACGGAATACTTTAAGTTTACAGTCGTAAGAAATCCTTGGGAAAGAATCTGGAGTAATTTTTGTATGCGAGTGCAAAGATTAGAAACTTTTCTTGACCCTCACAGAAGAGAGCAATTTTTTAATAAAACTCAAAAGTCGATGAGGGCGGAGGGAAAACCAGAAGATCATTTTCTCGATTGGCGAATACAGACAGAGAGAAATATGGAGAATATCGCGGGCTTTTTTGATAATTGGGGGTCATATGAAGCAGCTTTCAAAAAAATCGTTTACGATCATGAACCTCAATCTGATTATTATACAGATGAATACGGAAGTGTTATTTTAGATTATTTGATGGATTTTGATAGCTTTGAGAAAGATTTTTCTTATGTTTGTGGTAAATTAAACATTGATGCTCAATCAAAGTTAAGACATGATAATGATTTTAATTATAATTCTTTAGGTCTTGATTATTATAAATTTTATACTCAAGAATTGATTGATATGGTTTCAGCTAAAGACCATCAAACTATAAAAATTAAGAATTATACTTTTAAGTAATACATTTATGTATATACCTGATTCGAAGATATTATTTCTTCATGCACAGAAATGTGCTGGAGGATCAATAAAGATGTTACTCAAAAAACATTGCCCAGATTATATCATACCAAAAAGTTCTGCTCATTGGAATGCATATGAATGGAAAAGAGAAATAGGGAATGATTTTGATTCTTATTTTAAAATAGGTTCGGTTCGTAATCCTTGGGACAGAGCCGTATCTTATTATTATCATGCAAAAACTCACCACAAGGAATTAAAACAATTAAATTTTAAAGATTTTGTTTTATCTGGTAAAATTTCAAGCCCTATAGTTTCCTTATATTGCAAATTTCATTTTTGTTCGACATGTATTATAGACCACTTTGTTAGACAAGAACATGTGGAAAAAGACATGAAAGTTATATGCGATAAACTTGGAGTGAAAAGTCCAAAAATAGAAAATAGAACTCTTGAATCTATTAGGCCTAATAGAGAATATCAACATATGTATGATGACATGCTTATTGATGCTGTAGCATCTTGCTCCCAATGGGAGATAGATAAATTCGGGTATACATTCGATTAATAAATCGCGCGTTATCTAAATTTATCGTCCTTGTATTTTTTTTGTTTTTGTTTTTGTACTACTCTTGTTCTTTTTTGTTAGTTTTTGTTTAATAGGGGGGGGTATTGGGGCCCAGCCCCAACATATATATTGAAATTCAGTTTTTTGTGTTCGATACTGAAAATAGGGCCCCCGCGCGCATCTCGTAAAGTCGGATCGGTCAATTTTTTGGTAAAATGGGGGGGGTAGAAATCAAGGCAAAAAAAAAGCTCTCCTTTCGGAGAGCTTGAGGTTTTTATGATCTAATTGAATTGACTAGCTAATAAGCAAGCAACTCCGATCAAGACAATGAGCATCATACTGAAAGAACCTCTTGGATTGCCTTGCGAACCTTTCTTGAAAAGGTTTGATCTCCTTGAGCGCGGAAAGCATTTTCCTCTCTTGAGGTTTGCTTGGTTTCTCTCACAACTCGATCATGAGTTTGATATGCTGTAAAAGCATTGAGTACGTCCCAAGCGCTTTCCCCAAAAGCTCCCAAGCGCTCATTGTGGAATTGACTAGCAACTTGATCTCTCACGTTTTCAGCTCTCTTGCTCTCTCCCTTGAAAACAAGCTCATTGATACGATTGAACTGCTCTTGATTGACTTCAACGTTGCTCAAGGTTGCAATGTCGCTCTCAAGGTTTTGAATTACTTGTTTGACTCCCGTTGCTTGCTCAAGAGCATATCTCATGAGCTGACGTTGGTTGCGAGTATGCTTTACCTTAGCAATCGCATTGTCGCTCTCCCAAGAGGCGCAACCATTGTCGCACCATACTCTCAAAATCTCAATCGCAATGGTTGTCGCAATCGAACCATCAAAAGAGGTTTTGGCGACAATTCTTTTGTTTAGAATATCTCCTTTTCTCCTTTGGCTTGAGGTTGGTACTTCAAAGTTACCAAGAGAGCCTTGGATGAAAAGCTGACGTCCATTGTGAAGAAAGCCCGCTTTCTCATAAGAAAAGCTCAATTCATCCTTGAGGCAATCGAGGAAAGCAAAAGCCTCAAGAGGTTGCAAGAGATCATAGGTTGAACTTACGATTGTCAAAGGCTCGTCTCGATCATCCTTGATAAGTTTGAAGCCTTGGCAGACGTGATCAAGAGAGCGAGTTGAATACTCTCCAACATTGAGTTGCTCAAGTATGCCATTGACGTCGGCTTGCTCGCTTACGTCATGCAGTTTAAACTCTCTCATTGAGGTTTCTACTGCATTGGCAATGCTCTCAACTTGAGAGGTTTCTACTTCTGTTTTTCCGTTGTTGTTGTTAATGATGTACATGGTACTTTTTCCTTTTTTTTGGGTTAGTTGTTAGTTACGAGATCGAAAAGGCTTATGATCAAATAAACAAGGCTCGCAAAGAACCAAATGTTTGAGTCTAGGTTGAACACTAAACAAGTTGAGGCAAAACCTACGTGGTAAAGGTCGTGAAGTTTGGAAGTCAATTTCTTAATCATATAAACAAAGAATAAACTAATTGTTTTAAAACGTCAAGAGCATAGCAACTTTTTCTTTGTCTAGTTTAAAAAGAGTTCAAATTGATTGAAAGAAAGCAACCTTTCAAGAGCAAGAAAGAGCAAGGCAAACCAAGTCAAACAAGGCAATCCAAGGAGAGCCTAGGAAAGCGAGCAAACCCCAAGCAATAGCCAAGCCTAGGCAAGCTCCCAAAACAAAAGCGAGGACGTTGGTTTTTCTTTTGTATAGTTTAAAGTAAGTATGAATCATTCTTTCTCTCTCTTTCTATTTCCTTCTATTTAGTTTATTTCCTATTTTGTTCTATTTGTTTTCTTTTCTATTTGTAGGCATAAAAAAAGCCCCCCTTTCGGGGGGCGCTAACATTAACCAAGGAAAACCTTTTTACTTATCCTTAAAGAAAGAATGTTTTCAATCGCAACGTCTCGCAAGATGATTTTCTTTGTCAATTCTCTTTGGGTGGAAGACGTGCTTTTCTTAGGTAAGAATTCTTGTACTTGTTCTTTTGTCAATTCTTCCCCTTGTTCTGTATAGTATTCTACACTTTGAACGTTTTCCGCTTTGTATTCTAAATAATGTTTTCCTTTATGTTCTACTAAAGGAGTATTAGGCAATCTTACCCCCCAACGGCGCGGCTTAATGTCAAAGTCAATTTCCTTACCTTCTCTTTTTGCTTGGTTGTTTAAAGAATTCTTGTAATGAAAACCAATGTTTGCTAATAGCTTTGTTTTCTTTAGAATCTTTCCGTAAGGGTTGTTTGTTTTCTTTGC